TGATAAGTTTGGCACAGACTTGTTAGGAGAGTGCGACCGTGTGGTCGTTTCAACTAATCGTACAGTCCTCGTTGGGGGAGTAGGTACGCCAGAGGACATAAATATCCGAGTAGAGTCAATCAAACATCTATTAGAGGACACTTCGAACGCTTATGACATTGAAAAGTATCGTGAGCGAATTTCAAAGCTGACAGGTGGTGCTGCTGTCGTATATGTAGGTGCGGACAGCGAAGTAGAGATGAAGGAACGGAAAGACCGTGTGGACGACGCTATTGCCGCAACACGGGCAGCGTTGGAAGAGGGATATGTTCCTGGCGGTGGTACTGTACAGCTACGAGCAGCCGAACATCTGAGAACTGATGAGGCGGTTGAGAACGAGCACCCTGACTTCCTAATTGGCTGGAATGTCGTAATGGAAGCATTGCTGGCTCCGTTCTATCAACTTTGTGAAAATGCTGGCGTAAATGCCGTCAAAATGGAGGTTGAACTTCTTAACCAATCAACCGCTTGGTGGATGGGTTATAATCCTGTATCTGAGAAAATTGAAGATATGTTTGAAGCTGGTATCATTGACCCAGCCAAAGTATCACGTGTGTCTCTTGAAAATTCAGTGTCGGTTGCTATTCAGTTTCTGAATACTTCCTGCGCTATGTCCGCAAACGATGAACCAAATAATAAATAAATGCTATGAGTCAGAAGCAAATCCGAAGAGGGGATATTGTCCGCATCCGCCATAATAACAGCGGTCATCAATTTAAAGAGAACACGTTGGGAGTCGTTCTCGAGGTTTACCCTAAAAGAGTAGAGTATCCCGACAGGTTCAAAGTGGCAACCCGCACGGAGTGGTGGTACGTTGATATAAAAGACATCACGTTATTCTCCCGTAACAAGAATGAGGATGACGATTATTAATCATAAATAAGAGACGATTATGTTTTTTGAAGTAAGAACAAAGCGGTTGACCGTCACCGAGCGCAATGCGTATAAGACCGTCAAGGAATTGTGGCTGTTTGAGGTTGAAACTTATACCGAAGCCGAAGCCAGAGTGACTGAGTTCATGAACAAACAATTCAAGGGAGAGGACTTCTCAATTCCTAAGATTCAACCGTCAAAGATACAACGTGTTGAAAAGACAGAAGGATGCAACCCTGAAGACCCGTTCTACAAAGTTAAGATTGAACTCTTGAGCGAGAATGACAAGGGTAAAGTCGTGAAAGAACCGTTCTTCATTTTGGTTCGTGCTGAAAGTCCTGAAGCAGCGATTACCGTTGCTGATGAGGTAGGTGATGAGGAGTCTCCGAGTCATGAAGTTGTTAAGACCGAAAAGACAAAGTTTACTGGCGTGGTTGTAATGGAGAAGAAGCCGAAAACGGCTGTCGCCAAGAAACCTGCTGAGGCAGCTCCTAAAAAGGAAGCCGATAAACCAAAGGAAGAAGCGAAAGCTCCAGCCAAAGGAAAGAAGAAGTAACAGTAAGTTGAACAGGAGTGGCTGGCGTAAAGAACCAGCCACTTTCATATACAGGAATCATGGCAGAAAAGAAGAAACCCGTTCCGAAGCGACTTATCACAGAACAGGACATAGAGCGTATCATGAGGACGGCTCCTGATTACATCAACGAGTCGACTGATGAAGTGAAAGACCTGTACGTTGCTGCCGAGTGGGCAAAGGAAGAGCGAGACCTTTCTCCTAAACGATATTTCGACCTCGTTCTTAACGAGGGTACAGATGAGGAGAAGATAATCAATATAGACTTCCAACAGACGGTGAATGTGGGGGCAGTAGTGAAGACACACGGTGGTGACATTACGGCTGTGCGTTCAGCTAATGCAAAGCGTCTTCAGTATCTTCAATTAGACCGTGCCTACAATCGTGCTGTTCTGGAGCTGAATAAGGCTATGGGAGTTCGTTCCCGAAAGCCTCGTAACATTGTAGATTATACAGGAACCATCATGGAGCTGTTTGGGAAGTTTTACACCGTAACGGACGTCTCGAAAGTGATGGCGAAGGAATACAAGATTAAGGTTCCTGAGGATGAACTGAAGAAGTTCTACGTTGAGAACCGAGACTTGATTACCCGTCGTCGAGCCGAGTACGTGTTACAGAACAAAGACTTCAGAATAGCAACCGAAACAGGTCGTTTGGAAGTGCTAAACCAAATGCTCGTAGAAGTTGAGATAAAGAATAGAGCAGCAGGGGGAAGCAACGTCGATTACTGTAACCTTATACTCCGCATCATTGAACAGGCTCGAAAAGAAGTCAAGGGGAACGAAATAAAGATGACCGTTGATGGTCGTATTGACATCAACGCTACTCTTCACGCTGAGACGAACATCATGTCTGTGATGAAACAGATGTCAATCAATGCGTTGGTAGTTGGCTTGACGGCTGCGAAAGCAGGACTGAACCCGACTGTGTTGATAGCCCAGTTGGCTTCAAGTTGGTATTCGAAATTCAATGGATTCAACGGTAACTTGATGGACGGTGAACAGGTTCAGCTCCCGTCAGCACTTATCAAGCAGTACGACTGGGATAAGATAGAGCGAGCCTCTAAACAGTTCGTGACCGAGTTCACTCCTATTACGGAAATCTTAGATGAGGAGGATGATAAGGCTCAAGAACAGGCAGAGGGCAACCGTACATCAATGCTGATGAGGCTTAAATCAATGAAGGCAGCAAAGGCACAGGAAGACGCCAAGGCGAACGCTTTCACTCCTGATGATACAAGTGTTGAGGAACTCAAGGATAATGGCGTTATACTCGCACCAGAGCCTGTGGAAGAGGATGAACCGAAAGGGGAGTTCGAAATTGACTATAACCTTAACAAGCATTACAAGCAAAAGAAAGGTATGAGAGTCAAGGGAGCCATAGGTGAGTCTATTGCTCGTCATAAGGCTCAAAAAGAAGAGGGTGAGGTAAATATAAACAAAGCTGAGGCAGAAGCCGCAGCGAGACGCGAAAGACGGAAAGCACGTCGAGAGGCAAAGAAGAAAGGTAACAATCCCGACAAGGAATAAATAATTTCGTTGAACAATTTAATTCAAAAGATTATGCAAAAAGATTTCATGACAATCACCCCAGACTCTGGGGGGGGGGTCACAGGAAGTGACCGTTGCGGTTCCAGCAAACACTGGTAATGCTCGTTCCTCTACAATAACCATTCAGGGAGGGGGTATCACTCGAACCATTAATGTAGCTCAAAGCGCAGGAAGAAGAAGTGTTACTGAGTTGCAATATAATTTTGACAGCTTTGCTGGGACAAGTAAAGGGTGGATAACTCCTTCTGGGACTATTGAGGCAAATTTCGCAAACCAATTCGTCACACCAAAATTTCGTTTGCGAAAAGCTGTTTATGAAGGAGATACTCTGATATCAGAAGATTTCAGCAAAGATGGAAATACACGGGTGACAGTTACTCCTACGAATACTTCGTATTATGATGTCACTAATACCAGCCAATATGGGACTCGGGTTCAGTTTGTAAAGAAATCTGGAGCACCGTCTTCAGTTTCTTGTTATTACGATATAAAGGTTGAATATATGGGAGCAGGTGGTTCCGCAACTGGAACTTTTCATTTGTATAATTAAAAAGAAAGGGGAGCTGATGAGGCTCCCCTGTTTTGTAGGTTGTAAGCGGTTACTCTCCCTCGGGAGTAACATTGTAGGAACGATTCATCCACGCTTCCTTTTCCATGCTTTCAATCATGTCCTCAAGGAAGTTCAGAGTGGCGAGGTCGTTCTGAGGGATTTGTTTGTGAATGTCACGAATTGAACGTATCATCCTATCCCAGTCGTCACGAATGATTTTCCACATATCAATTGCCTGAGGAACTCTTTCATCCATCTTAAACTCCTGAATGTGGTTGTTCTGTAACATAGCTTCCATAGAACCCAGCGGACGTTTACCGAGCGCACGGATACGTTCAGCAACATCATCAACACGTTCAATTTCAGCTTCATAAAGTTTCAGCATCCCTTCGTGATAGGAACCAAATGAGTCCCCTACGACGTTCCAGTGAAACTGCCATGTCTTCAGCAACAGTGTGAAGTGGTCGGCAAGCAAACCATTGAGCAATAGAGCACTACGTTCGAGCTCTTCTGCGGTTAAACCAGTCTTAATCATTGTCTTTAATATTAAAGAATTTATAAACAGTTATATAACGACTACAAAGGTAGTCAGAATATTTATCATTCGAAAACGAGGATGACCACCGGAAAAACGTATTATATATGTCGCGACGATATTTATTAATCATTAAAAATTAAGGAATCATGAAGAAAGATTTTCTTACCATTACCCCTGACAGTGGGGGGGGGGTACAACTAACATAACAGTTGCAGCCGACCAAAATCAAGGGGACGCACGTTCAGCCCAAATCACCATTTCGGGGGGGTATCGCAAGAACTGTTAGCGTCAGCCAATCCGGAGCGGTAATCACCTACGATTATACGTTCACCGTTTCCCCGACAAGTCTATCATTTGCCGCAACAGGCGAAACAAAATCCGTTCAAATTACTTCAACCAGACAGAAGTACATCAATGGCGCACCGTCTGGTTCTCCGGAAGCGGTTACTTATCAAAGAGCCAATTCAGGTGTGGGGATAGGAGGCTCCGGAGCCTCTATTTCATATTCAGCGAATACAGGCTCATCACCGAGAAGTGGAACTGTTACCTATACTCAGGACAGTTCAGGAAAACAAGTGGTGGTGAATGTTTCTCAGGCAGCGAAAGCAATCAACTTGATTCGAGCCGACCAGACTGATGAAGAATACGATGAAGATGAGAACACGTATTCAGTATCAATGTATGCTGAGAAGCCTGTCGCATCTACTTTGACAATCAAGGCAAAAATCTATCTGCCGAGTGGAACCAAGAATCCAGACAATGTAACGTTCACGATTCCACAGGGTTCAACGGATTCAGAAGTTTGGGACACAAGGGATGATAATACTTATACGATGGATGTCGTGATTGAAAGTGTTTCACCTACGGAAGACAGTTCTTACTCCTACGTTATTGAGAATAATTAACAGGGGTAAATAAAATCTTGGGGAATCCCGGAAGAAATTCCGGGATTTTCTTTGGATATAACAAAAGAATGACTAACTTTGCTGCGTCAATCAAATTAAAGTAGTCATGAAAACTCTGAAAGAATTAAAACAAGCTGCCGAGAATAAAGGTTTACGTCATGAAGTAAATAAGTGGGACCCAACTATATATCGTTGGGAAACAGATAAAGAACCCAATCCGGACTTCATGAAGATTGAAATAGGAATTGAGTACCGTCCTAACATTTGGGCATGGTTTGATGGTTATGTTGAGAAAGATGTTTCTGACGATGATTTAACCCTGTTCTTCCGGGAGACGTATAACTGTGTATGCGGTCGACAAAACAAATCCGTTAAAAGAGGTTGGAAAGTTGAGCGTCAATTATTTGGTAAAGCATAAACCAGAGGGAGCTTCGGCTCTCTCATTAAATAAGTTCGTATGAAAACAGAAATGAGAAAAAGAAACTTGTGGGAGCGTATAAAGCTGGCGTTCCGTCTATTGTTCAGTAACGATGGTCTCCTACCTGTATATCAGGAAGGGTTCGAAGATGGTAAATCGACCGTCTATGACGATTACAGGGTGGTGAAAGAAGAGCTCGCACCTTTCATCAAACAAATGACCGACACCCGTTGGCATGGAGATAGAGGAATTGTGGTTCCCGGAATGTTACCACACGAACTGTATCAAGTCCCAGTCGTGATGGGTATGGATGTCTTAGGAGATTGCATACAGGTAGCTGACAGTCCCTATCCACAGCCTGAGCACGCTGTGCAGATACTGACATTCCGCCAAGAAACAATTCAGAATGCCCTTGTGGTTGATGCACGAATGGGTCGTGAAATTGAACGTTGGAAATACGAGGCGGCAAAGGGACTGGCTCAGTTCCTTGCTGATAACGGGTACATCAAGTGGCAGCAAATTGCAACGACTGAACCGTACAAGCAAAAACTCGTATTTTATATCAATGGAGTGAAACGCTGTTGATGGCGTTATATAATAGCGGTAAATCTGCCGTTGGATTGCATTAAATATTGCGAGAGTTGAGCCGGACTGGGAAGTTCGGCTCGATTTATTTTGAAGAATTCCCGAGGAAACTCTTTGATATCTCAAAAGGAACCAGTACATTTGTTCAGTCAAATCAATAAAGTCATAGAATATGGAACTAAAAGAACAATCCGTCCCTGCTGGTATTCTGTTAAAGATACGGAAATTACAGGCTCTTGCCGAAAGAGGTGTTGGTGGTGAAGCCACAAACGCAAAAATCCTATTGTCTGCTCTTTGCGAGAAATATGGTATAGAGGAGTCTAAACTTGACGAAGAAGAGAAACAATGGTACGAGTTCGAGATGAGAACATCAGTTCAGAAACTATTCCTTCAACTGTACGTGTCAGTCTATGGAACCACCGAACGATACCTGAAAGAAGTACAGCTATGGAAGCGTGGTCGTAAGAAGATAGTGAAGTGCCTGTTCACCCGTGCTGAATATATTGAGTTCAGTCAGATGTGGGAATGGCATCGTAAGAACTACCTTGCTGAATGTAAACGCATGAGGGAACTGTTCCAGATAGCCTACTACGATAAATTCAAGATGTATGCTTCTGAGACCTGTGATGAGTATGAGACCCAACGAAAGAAGAAAGACAACGACCTCACGTTCGAGGATATATTAGCGATTAACATGATGGCAGCAGCCTGTAAGAACAAATCCTTCTACAAACAAATTGGAGAGGCAAATGACGACGAAGACGATGAATAAGGAATATCCCCGAAATAAATCGGGGAATCCTTTGATATATCAATCTAAGTATGTATATTTACACCCGTTAAATCAAATATAAGAAATCATGAGACCTAAATTATCATCAAAAGAGAAGGACTTCGGTCTGGTTCAAAGAGCCTTATGTGGAGACCAGGATGCCTTTACAACGATATTCAAGAAGTACAATGTTATCCTCACTATACAGATTGGTGAGATTATCAATGACAAAGATTTAACAGCCGACATCGTAATGGAAACATTCGAAAAGGCTTTCGAGCGGTTGGAACGCTTTCAACCAGACTATCAATTGAGTGCGTGGTTAGTCCGTATCGGTAGGAACTGTGCGATAGACTATTGTCGTAAGAAGAACCGAGTGAATATCGTCAGTATTGATGAGGGGTTCGACGATACCGAGGATGACCGACCTACGTTACAAGTAATAGACGACAGCCGTACACCTGAAGAATCCTTGTCGTTCAATCAGCGAATAGAATATGTAAAGAGTGTCATGCAGAAGATGCCGTCAACATCAAGACGGGTTATTCAGATGCGGTTCTTTGATGACTTCACCTACGAAGAAATGGCTGATGAACTGGGGTTCACTCTTCAACAGGTCAAGAACGCTATGCATAGAGCGAAGCGAGACCTCATTGAACTTATAGAGTTGCAGGCATACGATGACGTCCTTCATAAATAAAAGAGGAGTTCGTCATAACGCTATACAGGTATGAGAATGGCAAGTTATTTCAGGTCTCTTGTTAAGTCAGGGACATTGGACAGCAGTAAATCGTTTGCCTTGCTGCTGTCCGTAATTATAGGAGCCATCATTGGTTTAGTGGTGTGCTTCTGTCTTATTTGGGACGTCGTGACCAACGGGTACATCAAGACAAATTTAAACGAATTGGGAGTGTTCCTATTGTGTGCAGGTGGCTTCATGGTTGGTGGCGGGATAAACAAGGTATTTGGCGAAAAGTATTTTAAACATCAAAAACCAGAGAAGAATGAAAAAGAAGTTTAAAGCGAAAGTTTCAGGAATGTTTGACATCGTTCAGTTGAGCGATGATACATTCAGCGAAGTGGTAGAGAAGTTGAAAGCCAACGACTACCATATTGACCAACAGTTCACGAACCGTAAAGAGTGTTATGTCGAAGCCATAGGCGACAGCGGTACGAAGTCCGTATCTCGTGGGGATATGGTGTTCACGGACGAGACGGGAGAGTTATTTATAATGTCAGAGAAACGGTTCAATGCAACGTATGAAGAAGTGGAAGAAGATTCAAAAATCCCTAATCAGGAAATGGCGACAGACCCTGTGTGATTGGTTCGGTCATCAACCTGTAACGGTCATAGAAGAACGCTGGCGTGGTAAACAGAACATTCTGAACCGTAAAGGAGGGAAGCCTCGCAAGGGAGGACACTATGTTACGGGATATTATGAAAAGTGCGCGAGATGTGGTAAGAAATTGAGTAATTTTAAAAGATGTTGGTAATATGTTAAAGATGAAGTTTTGGTTCGAAGGGAACCAGTTACAGCCTGACTGCAACATTCACGGAGGCTGCAAGATAGGGAGTTCAGCCTGTCATGCCTGTCCTCACTGTGTACGGGTAAACAGCCGAGATAGAGAGGTTCTTTGCCTCGGGGACGGTACATCGTACAAGGAAGTGAAACTTGATGAGCTGAAAGTCGGGGACACGTTTAAGACAGTGAAGAACGTGTATGGGACTCTCTATACTGTCAGAGAAATTAAGAACGGGAAGATATTAGTGGATAGCGACGTTACGTCATTGTCAGTAATAAAGAACTTCGATACGGTGTTCTTGCTTCCTATAAGCGAATAACAGTAACAATCTGAATGAGGTGTCAGCACGTGTGGTAAAAGTTTCTTAGAACGACCGTATGACGCCTCATTTAAAAGATAGAAAGGAAAGTAGAATATGATTTACAAAGATTCAGCCGGAAAAGAAATTCATGAGGGCGATAGCCTGATGGATTTAACCCCAGGATTTGTTGGGGAAATCTCGGAAGTGTTTCTTGATGAGGACGAGGGTGAGTTGGCTGTTAATCAAGACGGCACGACCATCTACCTGTATGAAATAGATACAGAGGTGAACAGCCTGATTGTTAATGAAGAAACGATGAACATCGAACAGGAAGAAACAGGTGGTGAAGAGAAGTGTGCCGTGGTGGATACTACCACAGGAGTTGAGCCTTGGAACCTGTACCGCTATCAGGGAACACGTGAGGAGTGTCTTGCGTATATTCAGGAACATTCGAATGAACCTAATCTGGGGATAATACCATGATACATTTCGCTCAGCATAACGATATCATCATCGGTGTGGACTTTGGTTACGGTAACGACATTGCGGTAAAGACCACCGCAAAGGTTCACGAGGATGGTAGGCTTGAAATACTCAAGTCAGAACGAATAGGAAGAACCCGTGATATCTCAAAAGAGAACAGGGAAAGAATAATCCAGGAACTTAAAGACTTTAAAATGAAAGAAGAATGAAAAGAAATCTGTTTGTTTCCTACGAAAATTTTCGTGGTAGAACCTTAACTCAATTAGTTAGGGGATACGAGGGTCGAACCAACCCTGAACAGTTGAGGCGGTTTATGAATGATGAACTGTCGCTCGAAGTAGATAGTATCATTGGCTGGAGTATTTACGAAGACGATGATGAGGTAGTTCTGAGTCCTGATGAGGCTATCGATTTACATGAATGTATCAAGGAGCTTGAGGAAGCCGATATCAGATACAATGTAAATGGACAGTCAATTGAGAACGGTGCGATACGGCTGTCGTACAATATCTATCAGCAAAATATTTTGGTGAGTAAAGTATGGTTGAATAAGATAGAATCGAAGGAATTGGTCAATCTGATTCAACGACATTTTGATAATCAATAATAGAAATTATGGAAGCATTTAAAGAAAGAATGATTGCCGAGTATGTAGAGCTCGAAGAGAGAGCAAACAAGTTGGATGAGTTCATCCTCAAAAATCCTAAATTCGAAAGTCTCGATGGGGAGAAACAAACAACGATGATGAGCCAGTTGGCTGCGATGAAAGATTATCATCATTCGTTGAAACATCGTATGAAGATGGAGGGGATAACCCATGATGACGTGGTGAACTACAAACACCCGTATCAGTCGCTGTCCTTTGGTGAAGCATTACAGGCTCTTGAGGCTGGCAAGTGTGTCAGAAGAGAAAGTTGGATTGGGGATAAGTTTGTAACCAAGCAAATCGACAGCGACATCAACGCTGAGATAGTTCCTAAGATGCAGTCCCTACCTGATTCAGCCAAGGAGTTGATAGGAAGGACAGCCAACAAGAATATTCACTACCGGAATCAGTGCTTGCTGATTAAACAATTTCCCAGCAGTTCAGTGGCTACGAACTACGTGCCTGATTGGAATGATATGTTCGCAAAGGATTGGATGGTATTATGATTTGGTTGCTTATCATATTGTGCATACTACTGACAGCGGTGATAGTGCTGTCGGTGTGGGGATATACGTTGTTGAGCCAGCGGTTCAATTACGTGTTCAACAATCATGAGATATTATACTTGAAGATGTTGGAGACAGAAATCGTGACTGTCAGTATGTATCTTAAAATGCTTGAGACGGCTTATCATGAGGCTGTCAGGAATGAACAGTATGAGGTGGCTGGTGTGATTAATGACACGCTCAAGCACAATTCAAGAACGTTACGGGAGTTGCGAGAAGAGTGTGATGTGATACAGAGGAAGAGACAGTCGCCTCGATAGATTCAATGAACGGTTGTCGATAATCGACTTCGGGTTCTGCATAAATGTCAGAGGGATGTGATGAGTCAGTGGTGATGGCTTGTTACATCCCTCTGGACGTCTCGTACAGGGACGTCCACATAATCAATGGTATAACTCTGAGCCTCAATATGGTTAGCTCCTAATAGAGTGTATAAGGATTAGGAATCAGGTTGGTGATTAATTGTACCTACCAAATAGAAAAGTAGGGGTGATAATCACTGGTGGGTTAGACATACATATAATAGAGGTACAGGTATAGTCGTATGGGGTATGGGTGTGAGGTAGGATATTCGGAGTGTTACGGCTGGTTACAATGGTGGGGTTGGAGTGGGGCAATAGAGTCTCAGGGCATTTCGAATCCGGACTGCAACACTCTCCGACGCAGCAAATCCCCGGACTCAACCCGTGAAGCCTGTCGACGATGACTGTCCTTATACTGAACCCAGGAGTCTGCACGGCTGTCATTGCGAGGATATCGTATGCCTCACTATCCGTTATCACGAGAATGATGACTGAGAGCCTGTAACCGACTCGAAAACGTCCCTAAAAACTCTCCACCAAGACACGGATAAATCGTTGCATCTACTCCGGGAAATAGGGTACAGAAGTATAATGACTGTCGACAGGCTGTTTTCGATACCCTAACATGGTCACCCCACAGCGAGTTATGGGCGAAATGACTGTCCTCGAATGTTAAATCTTGAAGAAAATCTGAAGAAAGTTGGATAATTTCTTTGGAGACTCATCAGAATCCACTACCTTTGTATCATCAAAGTAAATCAAATGTCAAACAAATTAAAATTAAGGATATGAAAACAGCTCAAGACTTTCACGAAAATTACAATCAGTTCGACGCTCAAATCGAAAAGGAAATAATGAATCTCAACCGTATGCGTGAGGAAATGGCTATGTCAGGCGCAATCGCTCAACAACTTATCATCGACCTCGAACCTGTCTTAGCAAAGTTACATCTGACAATCGGTGAGTTCACAATGAACCGTCCTGACAAAGAGAAAGCCTCTAATCGTGGAACTCTTAATCTGACACTCCTGTCTGACGGAAAGTTCAAGTTCATCAAGTTCCGTGGCTATACTTCACGTGGCTCTGGAAAGAATGAAGACCGTCTGTTCGAAAAGGCTGATAAAATTTGTGAAAAGGTAATGGAGGCTCTTCAGAACCCTGAAAACGAACTTCGCTGTTCAGTCAATCAATACAGCCTCGAGACCCGTGACGATAAAGAAACAGGTCGTGTGCTCATGACGATTTCCTATAACTTCTGATAAAATCGAAGAAATCTTCAAGAAAATTCCGGATGGTTCATTGCTGAGTCATTCGGAATGACTATATTTGTATCAGTCAAATCAATAACATCAATAAGTCATGAGAACAGTAAAAGACATTCAGAAAGAAGTATTAGCAACGGCTCAAGTAACATTAGACGAACTGAGAGCCTCTATTGAAAAGTTCTGGGAACAGGGTTGGAGTACATACCAAGAGGCTCTGAGTCTGTATAAGTCATCAGAGTGGTACATTCACAATCATGAGTTGAGAGTCAAGGACTACGAAAGTATCAAGCGTCTTTATACGATGATAGCTGAGGGCACGACTCCTAACTGTATGGGCGAACTACCTGATGAGGCAAAGAAAGCCGACGCTCGTAAACGTCTCGAGGAAAATGAGGAAAGATACCCGAAGTCAATACAGACAGTTGAGAACACGGCTCTTCGTCGTCAGTATTACAGCCTGTGCGGGTACACTCATGAGGATGAGATAGTATGGGACAGAACCAAACCGACCTCCTATCGTAACCACCCGTCAATCAAAAAGAACGAGGAACTTCAGAAGTCAGGCATCCTGAACCTGTTCTTCTACTGCAAGACACGTAAAGAGTTCGAGGAAAAGTGTGAGTCAGAGGTGAAGTTCATCATCGCTGCTGCCACAGCCAAACTCATGGGTCAGGTGGAAAAGAAACTCGCTCCTATAAAGGATGAGATACAATCGTTCGACCTCATCTCTTTTCACGGTCAGCAAGGCAACTACGTGGGCGAGTGGGTAGTAATTACAGCCGGAAGTCGTTATCTCTTCAAAACGAGCTGTATCTTGGCTGGTGGCTATAACATACAATGCCTTCACGCTCGTTACATAGCTCATCTGAAACAGTTAAAGAAATAAATCTTGAGGATTCCCCGGAGTTTTCCGGGGATTTTCTTTGATATGTCGATAGAACCCACTACATTTGCTCAGTCATTAAAACTAACAGTCATGAGAATCAAAAGAACAACCCCGAAAGTATCAAGAGAAAGAGCGATAGAAATCGCCTCTAATCACAACTGCGTATCAATGGAGATAGCTCGTAACTATACGGACAGCGAGTTGAAAGAAGTCCTGAGAGTTCTTAAACTGAAAGCAAATTTCTAATCGGAGGACGCAGCTATGTTACAGAAAGGTTCATCAGAATACAAACAGGCTCAGTCAATAGCCAATGAGATTAAGAGTTTAGCGGATACAGACCGTTGGAATAACAACTCCTATTTCGACATCGCTTTCGAAAGCCTCGGGAAGTTCATCAGCCAGATACAGAAGATAGACGGCTTCGCTGCTAAGATAGCTGAGACAGTCGACAAGACGATGAACCCCTACGGGAAGAAAGTTGCGTTCATCAGCGAAAAGCAATCATGGATACTGGCTGTTGCAGCCGTTGAAAATAATATAACACTTTAAAAGACGAATAATCATGGAAAGAGTAATTTGGGCAGTCATGAACTTCTTCTGGGGACGCTTCGGAAGAAAGAATTTAGTAAAGAAATACAGGGTGTGGTGGCAGCGGTTCTGGATAGCCGTGTTCGTGTTCCTAATCCTGTGGGGATTGAAACTGTTCTTCGAATGGTGGGACGGTGTGGTAAGGTTTTTGAACTATGTAATATGGGGATGAATCCACAGGTGTGGCTCGCAGTAGACAGTGACGGAAAAGAGCACATCTTCGACAAGCCTGTAACAAGGTTCGACCCGTCAAAGAAGAATGAGTTCAAAGGAGCGATATCTATCAGCGAATTGACCTCTCCTCACCCTATATGGGTAGAGAAAGACGCCAAGGAACGTTCGATGACAGTACGTATCGAACTCCCGAAAGGCACTATTGAGAAAATAACAGGTCGTAAACTAACATGGGGAGACCCAGCAATACAATTATCATGACAGTTGGAGACATTATCAAAGTAACGGAGCTATCTACCGGAAACACGTATGAGGCTCGCATAGTAAGCGGTTCACCGTCGGCTGGACTGTATAGTGATGACCATGGGAACTCCTGGTGGGCAAGCGGTGTACAGTGGACACCCAACATCGGACCACATCAGACAGCTCCTAAGACGCACACCTGTGAAGTCATCAAATCGGCTGAACAGGTACGTCAGGAAAGACAGAAGGAACAACTCATGAAAGTTGCTCAGATGATATATGACGGAGTGAAGAGTGGCTCCTACTCCGTTGAGAATGTAGCCGAAGCAATAATGTATATAAGATGAGAACCCTAACAGTAAGAAAGGTCGGTGAGACCGAAAAGGCTGTTCAATACTGTGTGACGTTTTGGATAGTCGAACATCCCGGACACCCTGTATGCGGTGACGGGAAGGAGTTCTTCTTTAACAGGTGGCTCCCGAAACGAGTAGTTACTCCTATCGATGATACTCATATAGGTATCCCGAAGAAGTTCCTCGAGGAGACGCTGAAGATACTCGCTGACAAGCACCCGTTCCAGGAAGTGAGATATAATGCCCAGTTTTATCCGGAGCGGTTCAAATGGAGTGTAGAGACGATTTCAGAAAAATCTTGAAAATTTTTGAAGAATTTCCGGATAAACTCTTTGCTGATTCAATTGAAACCACTACATTTGTAACATCAAAATCAATAATAAGTCAAATCTTTAAAACAATTAGTCATGAAAACAAATGTAATTAACACCGCTTCTGAGAATGTAACTTCTTTCGTAATCAACGAAGATATGTTGAATGAAAAGAAAGCTATCAAGTACATCAGCAAACCTAACATGGTCGCTGCTATCAATGAAATCTGTGCTGCTATCAAGGGATTGAACAGTAAGTTCACTCCTCAGGAATACACCGAAGCCAACAGCAAGAAAGAACTCTTCGACGCTTATGGTCGCTTCTACATTATCTATACTGACCTCAAGGACATCGAGGTTGAGGCTCGTCACCGTGCTGAAGAAAAGGCTGAACGTGAGGAACGTGCTCGTCAGGCTGAAATCGCTAAGAATACAAAAGAACTTATCAAGCCAGCTCAGCCTGTAAAGAGCGAAGAGGAGCTCAAAGAAGCCTCTAAAGCCAATAAGAAGGCAAAGGCTGACAAGGCTCCGAAAGCTGAAAAGAAAGCCTCTGTAGAGGGCGAAAAGAAGTCTACTCCTCGTATCGGTGACGCTAACGAACGTCTGACTAAATACTCTGAGGAACTGGCTGAGAAAGAAGCTCTGGTTGCTAATGCTGAGGAGTTCGCTAAACTGTCAAAGGAAGACGCAAAGGCTATCAAACATCGTATCGCCTCTCTGAAACGTAAAATCGAAAGAGCTAACAAGGCTCTTGGAACTAAATAAGCTGCTCATCATGAAAACAGTGCTGACAGTCGTAGTGCTCCTAATCCTCGGGGCACTACGTTTATTCGAATATAGACATCGAGACTATTAATCCATAAATCAGAACATCATGAGTAAATTATTAGGCACAGAAGACGGTTACGAAATTCACTTGGGACAGAAGAACCCATCCTGTTACCCGTGTTGCTGGGAAGGGTCTGTCTCTGCTTGTCGCAGCGACCTTTGTATGAAGTATCGAGACAAGTATATCAGAGAGAATGGAAAACTCCCGCAGGGAGAAAGTATTTATCTTAGACAGGCGAAGAAGTAATGGAAGATGATTCCCTATATGGTAAGAACCGTGAGGGCAAAGTGGCTCTCTGTGAGACCTGTGCCTATGACGGTTACTGTCGAGACAAAATACGATATTACAGATGTAGAAACTATATAAAGATAAGAGACGATTATGAGCCGACTAAAACAAATCCTACTGGCGACCGCAATGATGGCTGCGGCAGCAAGTGATGACCGTGTGTACAAACAGAGTAATGAATCAGGAGGGATGCGCTTCAATCCTAATTACAGACCCAAGCCTATTCACAGGGAGCTGAGGGAATTTACTGTTAAAGGACAGAAAATCATGGCATACTCCCGGAAAGATGCCGTTACAAAGTTGAGACATCAAAAGAAATAAGTCATGGAACAACTATCAGACAATCGGAAGAAGATACGTGAAGCGTTTCGCTCCGGACAGATTAATGCGATATGTGGGTATCCGGGAATTGGTAAGACATGCCTGACTCACCAGCACCCACAGTTCATTGACGGGTTCTTCTCGAAACAGTATTATCTCGACAAGAAGAACGGTATCGTCAACCCTGACTTCCCAGACAATTATAGACGCTTCTGTGTTGAGGCTGTGCTGTTCGGGAAGATAGTCGTGTGTGCTATGCACCCGAAGGCACGTGAAGTGTTTGAAAGCCTCGGAATGTCGTATCTGATGATTTACCCGAACCCTAATGAACGGGAAAGATACTTCAACATCTACGACACCCGACCTGATGAACGTGAGTGGATTGAACTTAACAAGTCGACATGGGACACGAAGATATAGTCCCTGAAAGACGCAAAAATTCCTACGAATTGTCATAAGGATGAAATCCCCACAGGTATGAACCTCACGGAGTATCTCGAATGGTTAGGTATCTTCGAGGAAGCTGAATATCTTCCTAACATTATTCAGGTTCTTGATTCCCTGCCTATGAAGCCGGAGACTCCGTGGTACGACGCTCAAACAGCTTGTGAAACAGCTATCAGGCAGCAGTTCAGGGGGGGGGGATGTCTGTGCCGTTCTGGGACAACTTCTGTGATTCCCCAGCGTTCTACGCAACGGCTCGCCCAGATGCAGTGAAAGAGTATTATAAGAAAGTAATTAAGAATCAGTGGTATGAAGTCAAAATGGTATGAATATACGTGTGATGTCTGTGGTGCGGTTTGCCACACCCGAGGAGCCTCCAATTGGGAAATACGTTCATACGGTTGGATAGTATCAGGCGGAAAACACTACTGCTCAAAAGAATGTTATAATGAAGACAAAAGAAGAGATAAAGAACAGCCTGAAAGTGAATGAGAACTATCAGGTGAACAGTATCATCGACCAGATAACGGAAGGTCTGAACAGCCGTGTTCAGCAAGGTTACAAATCGTTCGAGTATGTATTTCGGACGGGGAACTATGAAACAGCCAAGGAGATGTCAAAGCACGTTGCTGCGAGACTTAATGCCATGGGGTTCTACGCTCGGTTCGGTTGGAGGGAAACGACACCCAACGGAAACGAAAGACCGATAGTGGTCGTCATGCTTGAACGTCCTCCTCGTGTACCTGTGTGGAAGACGGGAACGTTTTGGCTCTTTACTATTTTGGGAGCTGTACTACTTTCGCTGATTGTGGGTCTAATAATTTCGAAGCCATGAAGACAGAGGAGCAAATAGAAGCGCACAGGCGATTATGCGAACACTTCGATGATACATTACTGGGAGATGGTAGAACGTGTTGCACAGCCGACTTGCGTGCCCTGCCTACGTGGCAAGACCCCTGTGGTGATGGTACGGTGTACCCGTGTGAAAACGAATGTCCGTATATGAAACAATTTATAAATGAAGATAAAGATGAAAGCATTGAAACCAATCATTGAAACAGTGGAGCCTGACAAGTATGGGCGAACCGTAAAAGTAGGAATTCAGGATGGGTCTTACTCGACTTTCTTACAGGTGATGTCTATTGAAGAGGTTGAACAGTTCCGAGACGAACTCACGAAGTTCCTGTCAGGAGCCAAACAGCCAGGATGCTTCTACATTCCGGAAGTGTCTTTGAACGAAATGCGTGAACAGGTGAAAGTCGGAGATACTGTTAAGGTACGGTTCGAAGAGTTCGGTATGCCTGACAAGCACGTTCCTGGACGTGTGGTTCATCCGAAACGGGTGTACAAATATGTCTTGGTGAAGGAAAGACGAGGCAATCACCTGAAAGGGGAAGTCTATGGAGAGGGCGAAGTAAGGTTCAACGTGGAACAAATCATTCAGGTCTATGAAAGTAAATAAGCGAGCATTGATGATACGGCTCGTGAACCGTATCACTGACGAGAGAAACTATTGGAGAGCTAAATGTGAGGCTCTCCACAGTCATCAACCGTTCATCGAGAATGAAAGGTACGAACGACGTCGGCACAAGATAACCCGTATAAGCCGACCCCAGTAGCCTGTTTCGGAAAAATTTGAGGAAAATATCGGGAAACTCTTTGGAATGTCAATTAATGCCACTATATTTGTTCCGTCAAACAATTTAAATCATTTGGTTATGGGACATAAACGAGTTTTCAACATCATCACAAGTCAGTGCATAAACGGTCAATGGGGTATCGCTGACGTTGCGTTCTCAATCACTTCTAAACAGAAGGCACAGGAACAAATGGATACTATCCGTCGACTCACTGAAAGAGGCGAATGGTTTGTAGGTAGTGGTCATCACTACATTATCAAGTCCGATGACATCAACCCTATTGATGGTCAGCCTCGCTTCCTGAGGGATATCATGATACAGTGCGTTGAAACAGGGGTTCTCATCCTCTACAGAATGATAGAGTCTCCGCTGAATAGTATGTATATCTCTAAATAACTTCCCGATATGGACATCAGAAATAATAAGCCAGTGACCGTTACGTTCAGTGACGGCACTGTTAAACAAATCATCTTCTCCTCGTTTAACGTCTCGCCAGAGGGAGCGGTATCACTTCAGGGACACTTATCTGACCTTGCTACTGAACAGGTCGTAGAGACGCCAATAGAGGCTCTTGCTGAGCCAACACTGCCTGAGGATAGACCGTACCTGCGCTCGTACCTGTTTAAATCAGGACTCATCCGCTTTCTACATGAAGGACGTATGCAAACGGCTGCGATAACTCACTGCACCGATAAGGCTTGGAGAGTTCTCAATAAGGAGCTGGGAGTGGCTTGGTTGCCGAAGAATGTTATACGCTGGAGTGAAATCGCTCAGCAGTTCTGCGTGGTCGATGAACGGTATCAACTGAACTTCACGTTTGATGTGAAAAAGGGTATGGATGAATATCCGTCTATCTTCGACCCTGAAGACTTGGTTATTTATGAACTCGATTAATATAGAAAGATTATGATGGTAAACATGAACGGTCTGTCTAACCAGACTTGGCGAAACTTTGTGAAGTCATTGGAAGAGTTCGACCAGCCTGTTAAGTCAGCTGGCGACTATATCCTGAAGTTACAGGAAGTCTTCACTCCTGGGCACACTCGTCAGATACACGTACTTCCGAGACTCGGACAGGGTTCACTTGGGGAGGCTCAACGATATCTGAATGTCTCTGATGAATACTGTTGGGAGATAATCGTTTCGGACGACAGCCGTTTCGGTCGCCATGTAGCTGTATGCTCCTACTATACTGAACCAGCTTTCGAAGTAATGAGCCGGACACTTGGCTGGAGTGATGAACACAAAGAACAGTATAGACGCTCAACCGACTTCGAGAAGGGGAAGAAACTTCAGCAGCAGTTTGCCTACGTTGTTCTTGAAACAATCTGGGGAGTAAAAGGTCAAAACATTTAGAGATTATGATAGGTCAAGAAGTGTACATTTGCAGCAATAACTTTGCTAAGAACTATAAGACGACATGGCAGGAGACCGATACCTGTGTGGCAGTCTTGGAAGAAAGGCTTGAACGGTTCCTGAAAAGTCAGGGAATCAGCTTCGCTGGGAACTTCCGTTGGATTCCTAAGACATTCAACGAGGAACTTCCTAAGAAGCACAAGAAGAAACCAATCGTGGAATTTTAAGGAGGAAACAATCATGAGACGATGTCGAAAATGTTCATGTAGGAACGAGGCTGCTTGTCGTGCCTGTCGTAGCTATTACAGGGGAAGAGTGAAGACTCAGATTATGCTGGCGTTCTTCCTACTATTGGGAGCGATGTGTGCGGGAGTAGTGATGGCGTTCATTGTGATTGGGTTCTTCCTACTATTATAAACTAAAATTTGAAATTATGCTTGAAACAGAAGAAATCTATCCAGGAGGGTATCCTCCAAAGAAGAACAACCTGTGGAAGAAGATTGAAGACAAGATGGAACAGGTACGAGCCGACGTGTTCAAAGAGAAGCCGATACACTGGTTCTCAATACTCTGGTGGGGACTCGTGTTCCTATGTGCTTTTATTGTAATGAAATCCTGCAGCGACCCCGAAGCCGTACCGTCTGGAGGCTGTTATGCAGTAGAGGAAACGATACCCGAGGTGGGTGATTCAATTCCTGAAACATTCTTTGATGAAGTGTACGACTATATCTTCAAGTTGAGGCTTGACCATCCGGACATTGTGATGGCTCAATGCATAGAAGAATCCGGTACGTTCACTTCGAAACTGTTCAGGGAAGGACATAACTGTCTGGGGATGAAAGTCCCCAGCACCCGTCCAACGCTTGCAGTAGGAACCATGATGGGTCATGCCCGATTTAACTCCTGGCACGACTGCATTACTGATTACGCTATATGGCAGAGTACATTCTGCCGACGGTTTACAAGAGACGAATATTTCGCCTATTTAGACCGCTTATACGCTGAGAAGAAAGGTTATAGCGACAGACTCAAGAATATCATTAAATCGAGAGGACTGTAATCAATAACCGGAGAAATCACGTAACATTATCAAACATTAAATAATTTCGAAAATGATTGCATCAGATTTAACAACAAACAGCTCGAACCCAGTTGAACGAGCGTTGGAAGAGTTCCGTAAACAGGTTCTCGAACCGTATGGGATGAAGTTCTTAATCGTGGGGTCTCTTGCCCTGTATAAGTTAGGAATGGAAGTTGATGAACCTCACGACATTGACATTGAGGTCATCTGTACACCTGAACAGGAGAAGAATATCTTCAAGCTCCTATCAGACTCTCAGGCAAACAATATGTATCTCATGAAAGATAAAGAGGATTATCTTTCGAACGCTGAACGGCTCATGGACAAAGTGACATGGAAGCATAAGCCGTACATCTTCAAGTGGGGAGACCGCTTAATCAATGTATGGGTGGTGACAGAATTCAGCCACACCTACATTCAGCTCTCGAATGGTATCTGTTATTCACAGGTGATGTCCGTGATTCGAAAGAAGATAGCGTATCAGCGCAATAAAGACAGAGCATTTCTTGTCAATCTTGCCTATCGCTTCCTTGGAATGTGTGGGGCAAATAGCAAGAGAACGTCCGCTGTATTCACTCCCGACAGGTGAGAATCCTAATGATTACATGGATGACAGAAAACCGATTGACGAAAACCGACGTTATATAAACACGTTTGAAAATTGAAACATTTATTTATCCATTAAAATTAAAACAAAATGAGAAAGTCAGAATTCGTGGCAAAAGTTGCCGAAGTAGCTGGTATGACCCAGAGAGATACCGAAAAAGTAATCGACGCTCTTACTCCGGTAATCGTTGAAACTTGCGTAGAAAAAGGCGATGAAATCAGCCTTCCGTTCGGTAAATTCAAACAGAAAGTTAATCCGGCAAAAACGGGTGTAAATCCGCTGACACAGAAACCGATGAACGTGCCTGAGTCTCACACACTGGCGTTCAAGGCTTCCAAAACTGTGAAAACAGTGATTGAACCCAAGAAAGGCAAGAAGAAATAACTCGAGAAGAGCACTTTTTGTTCATAAGGTGAGGAAGGAGTTGGGCTGTAATGGTTCAGCTCCTTCTGATTTATAGGAGCCACTGGCGGTCGCTCTACGAGATTTACCCCTGTTGGCTGGTACAAATTACTCGTTTTATAATTATAATCGCTTAAATCGTCTAAAATGAACCAAAGAATGGAATACGACTCGACAGTTACCCTATCAGGGTTCTGTGAGCACATAACAAGTAAGACTCAATCCGAAGTGTACAGGCTGGCAGGCACAGCCGGACTCAAAATTCAGGATGGAAAGGCTCGCAGAAGAGAACGCAGAGCCGAATTGAGGAGAAATCGGAAGAAATAATCAAGAAATTCCCGAGGAACTCATTGGATATTCGAAAAGTCAGCGTATATTTGCTCAGTCAAATCAAACAAGTGTACGTCATGAAAGGTCATAGATACTACGAAAATTTAGATTTTAGTAAGCCAGTAGGAACTCATCGCTGGGTTGATAACATCAAATCACGTCGGGAGCTGGCAAAGGTTGCTCTGGTAGCGATAGCTCGTATCAATCAAGCCGAACAGGGAACAATCACTTGCCCGTATGAACTTGCTTCCTCATCTATGAAAGACGGACGTACACTTATCCAAACTATCTACGAGGATGGTTATGTTATGTATAATGACGGATGGTTCATCGTCGAGTGCGATGAGGATGGCTGTCTCTACGTTGATGTAACAGGTACAGCCGTCAGGGAATGTCCGGAGTATGATAACATGGAATATATCATGGACGCAGCCTGTAAGGAAGCCCATGAAGAGTGTATAGCTGCTTTGAATGAAGAATAATTAAGACAGAATATATGGCAAAGAAATTTATCCCAGCAGGAATTGAAGTACAGCGTCATCTTGACGCTTTCGTACACGTGGGCTTCATATCACGGGTGTTCAAGAATGCAGGTATTGACCCACACCAAACGAAAGGAAAAGAACACAGAGTTTACTCAAAAGACGGGAAGACATATTGGTTGCTCTTTGATGTGCTCTGTCATGGCTTCCTAACAGAGTTCAACATTAATGGACGGTATCTTCGAGCGGTTCTCGAAAGACCATCCTTGAACCTGTACATTCTTGATATGAGATTTCCCTATAAGATTACGGACGAGCTCGAAAAGGGTAATCTGACAGGGGAAGAAACCTATCGTGAGTTGATAGAACGCTTCACCATCAAGTGGTGGGACGGAGCTGAGTTCTCGAAACTCCTGCATAACAATCAAGTGAAATTTAATGACTTATAAGGTATGGAAACAAAAACAAGACATCTGATTATGAAGCTGGCTGAACAGTACGAGAAGCCGGAATTCGTAGCTGACGACCCTGTACAGTTCCCTCGGAAGTTTGGTTACAAATGTTCTCAGGAGATAGTGGGGTTCATTGCTGCGTGGTTAGCGTATGGAAACCGAAAGGCAATCCTCTCAACCTGTGAGAGCCTGTTCGCTGACATGGAACGATATACTCCCTATATGTATATCAAGAATATGGTCTGGAGGAAGTACGTTGGTTCAGAAGAAACCATGTACCGCTTCTTCAAGTGGGGCGACTTCGCTGAACTATGTAAGGCACTCAAGAAAATATACGATGAAAACGAGGACATGGAAGAGGCTGTATCCAAAGCGTATTGTCGTTCCGGCTGCGCCACAGATTATCTCTATGCGCTGGCAACCCTGTTTCCTGGAGTGAAAGGTATCCCCCAGGACACGAAGTCGGCTTGCAAGCGTCTAAATATGTTCTTGCGCTGGATGGTGAGAAAGAACAGTCCTGTCGATTTAGGAATCTGGAGCTTAATCCCTCCATCATGGTTGATGATTCCGCTTGATACCCACGTCGCAAACGTTGGGCGTCAATTGGGTCTCATAACGGGCAAAGGCGATAGCATGAATACAGTGCTTGAGCTCACTACTAACTGTCGCGAAGTCTATCCGTTAGACCCGTGTAAATGTGACTTCGCTCTGTTTGGGTACGGTGTAAACAATAAAGGAAAGAAAGATGAATAAATTTGAAAGAAAACTCAAGGAAGCGACAGCCCAAACGACGGCTTCGCTACTCGCCAAGTTAAGAGCTTGGAAGAAAGACTGGAAGAACTACTCCCTAATGGGAAGCGGTTGTTTCGTGAACATTACGACGTTGGGTGGCAACCACGGATTCGAAGCCTACCTTGACGGGGAAGCCTTTGACAAGTTCGTTCGCCCTGCTATCAAAGAAGCTATGGAAATGACTCTTCAAAAGAAGAAGGAATATCTCGACTATGAAGGCAAGTCAATCGAGACTGAATTGAAGGAAGATTTCAAACCTACAAAGAAAAATCGTCATGAAGAAACTCCTGCGTAAACTGTTCTTTTGGTTGTTCAAAGAGGACTTCGAAAGAATGAACAAATTAGAATCGGATTTAAAGGGATTAATCCACAGGCAAAAGTGCGCGACTCAGGAAGCTGAGGTTCGTGCTGAACGTATCCGGCAACTGATGGGGAACATTGATGTTTCAGTCGATGTTCATCATCGTTCAGGCTCATGGGCGGTTGTATCCTTACAGGGTGCGAAGACCGACTATATTAAATTCATCGACCTCGGGAGTCGAGACTTGATGGAAATCGCTCGTTTTCTACGACAGTACGATAGAGCGAACGTGAAAATAGACGCCAGTCCTTTCGACAGGCAGCAGATGATAAACGAAGAAATTTATAGATTATGAAACAGTTAGCAATTATTCCAATCTTCCTGCTCCTATTTACAGGCTGTGGGAAACGTATCAATCAGGATACGCTCGTAGAACTTTCAGTGAAGTCTATGATAGAATTTTCAGAACGTATGGCTGGTCGCTCCTCTCAAAATCTTGAGAGCTCTATCCTGAACCTGTCTCAAGCATCAGGACTTGAACCCCGAACATCAGAACTCGGTGGGGTAATACTGTATTGTGCGGACGCTCATCTTGATGATGGTACGAACTACTCGATTACAGGTTACGACCGCAAGGAGGGTGCTGCGGTTCTCATAACGATTACAAACAGCGAGGACAGTACAATCCCCCAGAAGATGTGTGAACGTATCCGCTCGTTCGCACTTGAGAGAGGCTTGGTTCTTTCCTACATGACGGGTGCTGATAAGATTAGAGGCGGTTATTTTATTGTCGAGGACATGAAAGACGGTCTTCTATTAATCATTGGAGAAGAAAGGAGATACTGATGGAAGGAAAACGCATTGGAATAGTCGTTGGAGGAGCCGGAGCTATTCCGGAGGCAGCTATAAGAATGGCTCAGGAACACGATGTTGAACTGGTCAGAGTAGAGGACATTAAGCAGGAAGAGTACGAGCCGACCCGTATCCCTGAACAGGTGTACACCATTCATGCTCGACCTGACATTCCTGACATCACCCTATACGACCTACCCCGAATGGGTAAAGGTGGCTCGAAACACGGTCGTAATGAAGAAAGAATCCGGAAAGACAGGAAGAAAAACAAGGTAAAGAAAACCCATCGACGGAGAAAATAACGTATAATAAAACGTCACGTGACGATAACCTGTTACACGGTTGCGCAGCCGTGTGGCGCATTATTCACAATTAAATTCATATCAAAATGAAGAAAGATTTCTTAAACATTTCCCCAGACTCTGGGGGGGGGGTCGACCCAAGTAACTGTAACGGCTGACCCAAATTTTTCAGGAGTTGAACGCAAAACAACTCTTAACTTCTCATCCACAGGGGGGGGGTCTGGTAAAGGCTGTTGATGCTGTTCAGGCTGGAGTTCCTTTTATTTCTCAGGTTGGAATAATTTCTCAAGAAGGAAATACTGGACAAATTGAAATCAGTACTTCCTCTATAAGTTTTGAAACACCAATTACGCAAAATGGGAAAATACATTTTGGAACCTTAAATAAGGTAAAGTTTCCAATTTTATGTAGCTTTTCATCGAACGATGTGTATAATCCAGCAGTAGATGGTACGCTTAATGTAGATATTTTGGTTATCAAATCTGGAAATCTAACAAGTATTACTTCCTACTCCCCGCAAAAAGTAGCAGGAGCCGGAAATGAATATTTCATGGAAATAGATTTGGGTGCGTACTCATCTCAAATAAATGGAGCGACCCATTTAGTATTTCGATTTAAGTTGAGAAAATCTGTATCCGACAACACTATTATTTCGGTTCATTCTTTCTTGATTCAATAAATAATCAACATTCTCAAAGATTTCCCGGAAGAAATTCCGGGATTTTCTTTGCAGTCTCATGAGAATCCATTACCTTTGTTGCGTAAATCAATTAAAAACAGTAAAGTCATGAAAGCAATAATCGAAGAACAATTAAAGAACATCACTCCTGAAGTAGCGGTTCTTTTCGCAGAAATCCTCAACTGTATCACCTCCTCTCGTAATGAAGCTGAACTCCGTAGGGAGATGGAACTCATCAAGATACGCCATTATCAATTCAGTGACCTGTTCACATACGGCTTCGGGTCTCACCACCTGTGGGTTAATCAAGCTAATAGAAGAAATAGATTAATATTCGTGGAGTTCTAATCGAACTCCTCGGATTTCACGTATATTTATCAGTAACATTTAAAAAACAAGATTATGGACATTACAAAGAAGAAAGTTATCTTCATCGACTGGGACGAAAAGAACGACGATGCTAAGAAACCTGCATCGAACCTGTGTGACACTATTGAGAATATTCGTGCGACATTGAAACCTGACTTAAAGGAAGCTCTCAAGAATGCAAAAGAGGAAGAATAAATTAGGTTGGTTCATGAGGTGGTGGTACAGCCACCTCATCTTTCCTGCCCAGTACGTATCTTTCAAGGATGCTGAGGAAGAGGAACTGTTCTGGAACATCGTGACGTGGTATCATTTCTTCAACCACTATAAAGATTTCGTATGTAAAATCCAATGGTATATCAGCAAAGATATCGTGGCTTACATCTACATCAGAAACTTGGAAGATTGGTCTACAAAAGCTGTTTACTTCAACGATAAGCCGTGCGAACTTATACAGGTAACAGATGACCTCACTCCCTACAAACAAGTAGATGGGAATATTTACGAGATTACTGGTGACAGTCCAGTCGAATAGCGTTATTTCATTGTAATTTAAAATCGAAAGTTATGTTCATATTCATTAAATCATGGGTTCTCCCTGAAGATACAGTGGCTTCGAATCAGAAGCCAGAACTCGTGGAGGTTCAGAAAGCCTACCGAGTTGAGAACATTAAAGAGGTTAGTGAGGTTCACGCTCTGACAGCTTCCAAGGGGAAGTTTCGCTTCTCTATCTTATTAGTTACAGGCGAAAGGCTGTTCTCGTCCCTGTACGGCTCGAAAGAGGAAGCTGAAATGGCACAGGTCTCAGCCATCACAACTCTCAATGCTATTGAGTTGTATTTCGAACGGTTCAAGCACGTACCGGAACATCATGCAACTCCTGTTATGTTTCAAGTTCCTGACATGAAACAGAAGAAACTCGTTCCCGGAAAGATATCGATGTTCGATACTCCGGTTTATTCAATCCAAATTTAACAACAATCTAAATTCATTTCCGATTATGAAAGTAGTTTATAACTTTATTTATGCCGACCCAGACGGCAAACCTCAGGAGTTTCAAATGCCTGTGAATGTTACCGAGGAAACCGATGCCAATTTGATGTACGACCTTTGTTTGTCGTATCTTAAGATTGGTCATGTAGGAGGCACACCTCTTCACGCTGTTTCAACATCTAAACAGTATCCGAACTATTGCTTCACCTCAACCGCTTGCGATGATGAATGTCAAGCATGCCGTTCGAAGAAACTGTCAGGTGCACAGCCGTATCAACCCCAGTCTCTTGACGGGAAGAAGATTTACATTTACGAAGGCAAGTTCGCAAAGGTAGGTCAGTTCAGCAACCGCATCATTCAAAAATCCTACTTGTTACCCGCACCCGCATTGCTCACGGACAATCTGATTCAGGACTTCAAGAAAGCCATGAATGCAGAACCAGACGGTATGGGCTGGGAACTGTTAGGAGTTACATTGGTTCACGAACTCAATCCGCAGGGGATGACTGATAAGGAGATTGAAAAGTATGTCAAGACTCCTGAGGGCAACCTGTTCACACCGGAGGAAAAGGCTTCTGAAGAAAAGATGATTTGGGCACGCACAAGTGACGAGAATGAAGACCGTACAGCGTGGATTCCGGCTTTGGTTCGTGGCAAACAGGTTCTGAGCGCAATCGGTGAACTGGATAACCCCGACAACCCTGAAGACACTCGCGACTTCGATGACTGTCCTATTCCGGGATATCGTGTGGTAAAAGAGTCCGACCCGACTTCTGACCTGTGTATGGCTCGCATCGCTGTGTTGGTTACTCCGGTAAATTCTGGCGATACAAAACGGAAATCGTTCATGTATATCAATGAGTTCCCAATTCAGAAAGGTCTTACCGACAAGGAGGCTGAACGTTATCTAATGAAGATGACTCAGAACTTCATGTTTGGCTCCTACGACATGGAACCTATTTATTGGGAATATCTGTCTTATCTGAACGGTGCTGAAAACCACCAGCCAAAAGAATACATGAAGGAACTCAATTCAGACGATATGGAAGTTCCTCACTTCCTCGTGACCTATACAGTTACGGAGAACGAAAAGGAACAGCGTATTCGTGAGCATTCTTGCGTGGTAATCGCTTCCGCACCTGTAACATCACCTATCATGATGATTCCGTCGGCTGCTGATGTTCATCAGCGTCTTCAGAAATATATCAAGGGTAAAGTTACCATTGAGAATATCAAATACTTTGAGGACGTGGTATCAAGCCTTGCGGTCGTGCTTTAAGCCTCCAAGCAACAATCAAAGGTGTGCTCCGGATAATTTGTTCGGGGCACGCTTTTAACCTCTTAAATCGGCTATAATTGACGTCAAAATAGCGCAAATAATTTCGTTGAATTTAAAACTTAAAAATCATGAAGAAAGATTTTCTTACAATCACTCCCGATTCGGGGGGGTACGGCTGAAGTAAGCGTATCTGCTGACCCTAATCCAACATTTGCTTCTCGTTCAACTTCATTAAACTTCTCCGCTGGGGGGGTATCAGTAAATCATTGAATGTCTCCCAGTTAGGAGTTCCGTTTGTCTTTAACAATTTTGTCAAACTTACCAATTCACAAGAAGCTGACCTACAAAATTCGAACTGTAAATTTGTAGGTGGAGTCTTGACTTTCCCGAACTTAATCTTCCCTATACAGACAGTTTCTTCTACAGAGTTCCCTGATACTATCGGAATAACAACATCTATTCCAAAAGAATTATCTGGGAAAAGTGAAGATTCAAAGACTGTTCAGATAACACGGGTTCCGATATCCGGAACCAATACTATCGGTATTGACATAACATCTTTAAGTCTTGTCATTCAATTATTCAGGGATGATTTGAATACTTACATTGTTGATGTTATCGATGAGCTAACTGAAGACCAACTGAGCCGAACTTTCATTCAACTCGAATATAATGGTGCGGTCATTGTAAAGTCTCTCATTTATTAAAAATTGAGAAATCTTGAGATATCCCGGAAGAAATTCCGGGATTTTCTTTGCAGTCTCATTTCTTTCCATTATCTTTGTACTGTCAAATTTAAACATCGATAGTCATGAAACATCAACTAACATTCAAAAGTGGTTCTTCCTATCAGAGTTCTTGGGAAGTAACAAATCGTACATTGTGTGCTATGGAAAGTCAAGTCGAAGAATTGAAATCTTTACTTGATGAATTGTATGAAGCGAGGGAAGATATCCCAATAGCCTGTACGTCCGAAAAGGACTCAGCAGACTATCAAATACGTCTCTTAAAGGAATCAACTGATAACCTAAATAAGTTTATATCCATACATCGGGAAGCTCTCAATAAGAGCATCGTTCAAGCCTGTGAATATTACGGTCAGACCGCTCCTGAATGGTTTACTTCTAAATAATTACGACTATGACAAAGATAAAATTCACATCGAAAAGAGGCGAAAAGCCTTCAAAACTTCAGCGTGCTGGAGGAGAACAAAGACATTCAATGATTTTCTACAAAGGTGAGTCAATTATGTCTGTAACAGGAAACTCATCACTGTGCCTGTACTGTACGCCAAAGAATATCTGTTTAAGACTCAAAAATTGTGTCGACCACAGAGCAGCCGTAAATTGGGTCAAAGAACATGCTCAAGAACTGTGGGAGAAATATCCGTTTACTGAAAAACTTAAAGAAGAGGAGGAAAAATCATGATAGCACCTATCGTCATCAACCGTACAACGGTAAAGGGTGGAGCTGGTATGCCCACATCAGAATATGCACAGCTTGTTTACAAGGGAGAGGAAATAGGCTTCATCAATGAACAGGGGGTGTTCCTCAAGATGTACGACCCTAAAATCACGACAGGAGTATTTCAGAACATCGGGGTCTTTGAAGGAAAGACCGTTGGTCAAAAGTGTCAGATGTTCGAAAAGCACTGGGACGCTATCTACGACCGTTATACAACGGTGGTGAGAGGAAAGTAATTTTCACGACTATATTGATTTAATTGATTATTGACAGGGAATGGCTGGGTATTGCACTCAGCCATTCTTGTTGAAACCCGTGAAGGAGTCTCCCTGTCGCAAGCTGCCGCAGCCAAAATTACTGTTTCCCCGACTTCGGTGTTCTACCAAATGACTTCGCCAAATACAGGTCAATCGTATGCCACCACTATTACTGTTTCGAACTGTCCTACGCAACCAACTATATCAATATCTATGGATTCTGGTAAATCAGGTGGTCTTGAAGTAATTTTGGGCGACGCAGCATACACCACACCTGTTTCAGCTGGTTCAAACACTTGGACGTTCAAGATTTACCCCACTCGTTGGCAAACTGTGGTTATGAACCCAAGTGGTCCTTCTATGGTTCCTGGCGATTATTGTCAGGGAACTTGCACAGTGAGATTAGCTGTTGGAAACACGGCTTCAGTTGCTATTCGAGGAAATATTGATACTGGAGTCATACCATGATATAATCAGGGGAGTCCGGATTCCGGACTCCCTCTTATTATCCAAGTGTACAAACTTGGTCACTGTTTTGTAGTGTAAAGGTATAGACTTGACTCATAGTCCAACCTGAAGAATTTTGAACTCTGACATAGAACTTCTCCCCAGGATTAATACGCTGAGTAACGCCAGGATTCGATGAATCATTCACTTTAAGATATCCTTGCCATTGAACTGGGTCAAGATTTATTCCCATTCCAGATAAAGCATCAAAATTTCCCGGAGGTGCCGAAGGAATGTTTGCCGTATTAAACAGAAATGCAGCAGCAAAAGCAATGTTAGACTCAAAGGAAATTTCATACGTTGGGATTGGTTTTGCAGCTTGCGACAGGGAGACTCCTTGGCTCTATTTTATATGAATAAGGAGGGATTCTGGCGGGAGTCAGTGAATTTCCCGATACTTCCCGCCAGCTCCTAATTTTATGGAAGACTGACTGTTTGATTATTTTCTTCCAATGTGAAAGATGTTGTTCTTGAATTATTCCAGTTTTGAGCAATTCCTGTTAGTGCTCGAATTGTTACTCTGGTTCCTGCTGGAACATAAGTAGTTTTTCCGGCACTTCCCACATCACCTGTTTGAAGACCTTTTCGTTTGAACCAAATTCTTGGGGAAACATTCCCATTTGGACCACTAACTTCAGCTGGGTATTGAAATGGGCTTCCCACAGGGGTCGAACTTGTATTAAACAAATAATAAGAAGTTCTTTCACTTCCTCTAGTAAATGTAATCGTATAGGAGGTTGAATCTTCTGCCTGACTTAATGAAACAGAAGCCGTCTTTCCACTTGTCCCCTGCACATAGGAAACAGAGCCAGTTCTTGAATCACCAGAGTTTACTCCAGCCGTAATAGTTGTTCCATTCGTGTTCTTGCTGAACCCTGTTCCGCTAATCGAAGCCGTCCATGCAACATTTTCCTGGGTCGATGTCTCGACTCCGTTTACTTTTGAAGGAAGTGAATAAAGGAAGATTCTGGCGTAAAATCAATCGATTGCCGGAGAAAGAACGTTTTACATATAAAAAGAATGAAGACATGAAGAAAGAAGAAAAACGAAACAAACAGTTGCTCGACATTCTTGAAAAGGATTTTGAAGAACTCTCCGCAGGAGAACTTCAGGTTCTCCGCAATGAAACGAGAAAACTGTACGGAATTGAAGGGAAGATTGAAGTCAGCATGATTCTTAATTCCTACCTGAATATGAAACGCAAGTACATTCACGAGCTCGAACAGGTACTCGTCACTGTGAAACAGACTGTTAGGGACTTCGGAGTTTTCGGTGGCGGAAAACAGGTCGTATCCCCCAGGATACAGGTTCCCACGTTTGACGGTCTTAACGGAGCTTCTAAGGGAATGTTCTATATTGATGGATACACTTATCTCCCCGTCCTAACTGTATCGTATTTTGACGACCATACAGAGGTTATATGCCTATCTCCGGAAGGCTCATTCTGCAGGATATCGACAAAGGATTTTGATTTCGAGATATAAACCGCTAAATTTGCGGTGAATTTAATTCATTTAGTTATAACTAATTTTAAAAATTATGCAGAAAGATTTCATTACAGCTACTCCGGACTCCGGAGGAAGTGGTAGCACAACCGTGACTGCCGCAGCGTCTGCTAACCAGACAGAATCCGCACGCAGTGTGAACCTGTCCGTGGCTGGCGGAGGAATGACACGTACTGTTGCAGCGAGTCAGGCTGCTGGAGTCGTGACTTGGAACTACTACTTTTCTGTCACCCCGACTTCCTTGAGTTTCGTTGCGGGTGGTGAAAGTAAATCGGTAACGGTGACATCGTACCGGAAGAAAGTTATAAACGGAGTCGAGACATCGACCCAGGAAAATGTGAACTATACTGTGTCCGTAACAGGTACGGGATTCTCTGGTAGTGGTACAACCGTCACCGCTGCTGCGAACTCTGCGACGTCGACGAGAACGGGAACTGCCACCTATACTCAAGCCACGAGTGGTAAGAGCCAAGGAGTCTCCCTGTCGCAAGCTGCCGCAGTAAATCCATGGGCAATTTCTGGAACAATCATTAATATTACTGGATATGGTTCAGGAAGAAGCACTATTTCTGTATCAGCACCTATAAGTTGCTCGTGGACAATTGAATTCGATGATAATGATTTCAGTCTTAATGCTTTTCCACCATCAGGAATTGGTCCAGAAAGTTCAGTCACTATTAATGCTATTAATGATTCAGGTCAAACAGGTATTCACAATATAACTGCTTCCCTAAAGAACGGCTCAAGTGTTGTTGATACTTCAACGATTCGAGTCAGAATAACATCTCAAGGATGATTATGAAGGAAAGGAGCTGGGATATCCCAGCTCCCAATTCACATTATGGTGTGATAGTTTGGTTTTCAGCTTTCAGAGTAAAAGTCGAAAAGTGAATAGGGTCGAAACTGTTTGAATTATTTTGCTGAATGCGTACCGTAATAGTATCACCAGCCTTTGCTTTGACAGTTTCCGTTTTGCTTCCTGTTTTACAAACTGTCAATCCATTTGTATTATCCCACATGATTGAGGCATTTTCATACCCAGAACCCATAGAGGAATAATCGTTTGGACCATACAAAGGTGTACCAGATGAATTAAATAGATAAGCGGTTGCTCCTGTATAATCACGGAACTGAATCGTTAGAGTATAGCTGGGAACGGCAGCTTGCGACAGGGAGACTCCTTCTTGATTTTCGAAGAAAACAAAGAGCACTCCTGAAAGAAGTGCTCCTCGCAAATAGTAGTGAAATGATTAACCCAGTAGAGTCCAGGCTTCCCGTACTTTGTTGAACTTTCCGTATGGAAGAGTAACATAACCACCTCGACCAAAACCTGTTCCCCAGGAGTTCTTGATGATTAAGCCTGTTTCATCGTAACCAACGACAGCCACAGCATGACCACCCATGAACTCATCACCGTTCCAAAAGTCGTCATTATACGAAAATACATTCATTGCTATAAGTGCTGCGCCATTGACAAGAACGCTCTTTTTGAGAGCGTCAAGAGACGTCACACGAGCGAATAAATCAATACGAGATTCCTGTTTGAGAATTTCGAAAGCCTCACGAGGCATCATGCCGTCAATAGTCTTGTCAGCACGGTTGTCGTAAATGTATTCGAAGCCGATAGTTGATTCACGACCTTTCGACTTGCAATAGAAGTTGAACATCTCCGCAACAGTACAGGAAACGCAGCTTCCCTTGTTTCCTTGGTCATAGACACGCAGTTGTTCTTTCAGTTCATAGCTCTTCGGAAGTTCAATCTTCGGAGCTGCATAAATGGCGTCATTCGGATTGACGCCACTCTCAATAAATCCAAGTCCCTTTGTAATCATTCTTTCCTAAATTTAAAGATTACGTTTTCTTTCCCAGCCGTTTCGGTAACAGAAAAGATAAATAAAGTGTCTTTCTTCTTTTCAGTCAAGACGTAAACAGTTGTCATCACGGAGTCGCTCCCGATGAAGTACGTTTTGCCCCACGAGTCTAAATTCGTAGGAACGCTCAAGCCGTGAACGGTGTTCAGGCTGTCAATCACTGAAAGAGGCTGTGGGGTTACTCGTTCAAAGAACACAGTCTTTCGAGTCGTCCCACAGCCTACAATCAGCAATGTCAAGAATAGGAATACAAGTTTCTTCATCATCCGCCTACATTGAACCAGTTCCCCAACAAGAAACATAACCAAATCAGAAGTCCACCTATCAGGGGTGGTAAACCACCGTTAAGAATAGCCTGTCCAACAGGAAGATTATTCTTCATGTTTTGATGGGCAGACAGACCAATCACCAAGAATGACACCGGAATCAGGCAAGTGATACCCATCCCAAGTGAAATTCCAAAGAACGCAGCCACCATCATTCCGATGATAACATACAAGTAATGAAAAGTTTTCATTTGAAACATTGTGAATGAATTTTAAGTTAAATCGAACTCTTTGCACACTTCCCCCATTTCCTCTTGAGTCAATGGTCGAACTTTTATAATATTGTACCTATCGAGGTCTTCTTTTAAAATAGGGAAAGGCAACCGAGTGTTCCCCGTGGGGGTGATAAAGCATTTCTCAGCATCGTCACGATAGAAGAGGACGTCAGGTTTATCTGACTCAACGAAGATTTCATCTGTATAAGCATACATGACATCTTCCCACTCTTCTTCAAAGCCAATCTTGCCCACTCGGTTCAGCCCAGTCCCAGTATCTACTTTTGGAAGGAGAAAGTCATCAACACTTTCGGCTGGCTTTTCCGGCTTATATTTAGGACGCTTCTCGAATGTTACTTCATCGAGCTCTCCTTCCAAACGGTCTATCTCTTCTAACAGTTCCTTTTCCCTATGAGCATAGTCCGTCAGTTCCTTTCTCTGTTCACGATTTTCACGCTCAAGAAAGAGGATACGCTTATTCAGACGGTCATTCTCCGCTTGAATATTCAGAACCGATAATGTATCTTCTTTGCCCATAGATTATTTCTCTTTGTCAATTATAGTGAATACCACAGTATCAAAACGTTTTCGACCAACTCCTTTCTTTCTGTCGTTTGACACGAACTTGTATTCAAAAGAAAGACGGCAATCTTTACTGTTTAACTCTCTTCTTATAGGTTCGAGCACTTGTACACGTAAATCCTTGGGGGTGTATTTAGGGCAGCATAGACGTCTCTCAAGCTCCTCTACACCGAGCGAAAACTCTTTCTTAGAGTACCATTGACTCAACATTAAAAAGAGGCGCATAGAGTAGGAAGAAGAGAGCATCATCATTGACGGCTTGTCAAACGATAAGAACCCCTGCCGTTTCCCGAACTCAAGAATCCATCGAACACTGAAATGGGACAGATAGATAGAAAACAGGTTATCTTCATTCCATTCCATTCGATGAATAAAGTAGAAGACAGTTCGTGTGGCTTTACCGTTTTTCATCCAATCCCATGTAATGGGAATATCGAACATCTTCTTAATTTCATTGAGAACTCGTATTCCGTTTCGGTTCTTGTCGATGTCAGAAAGTTTCATTGTGATTTCAACTTCATGGTCATCATTAAAGATACCGTACTTTTCGAGATTTTCAAACTTTGTATTCGCCCAATCAATATCTTCCTTTAATAAAGGTTGGAGCTGGTCGGCAACTAAACACAAACAGCGCATTTGCCAACATGAGTAGTCGGGAGTGTCCTCGCTGACTCTTTTCGAACATTGTATTACATCTTTTCTCATAATCTTTTGATTTTATACTGTAATAACGGGAAATCATAAAATAAGGTTTACTCCTATCTTTTGCCCCTTAAATAAGGGTTAGAAATCTACTCGTGTATGTTTTTACAGCGTACAGACGTATGTATTTCGAGCGTATAAACCCCCTTTTATTAGCGTACAGACCCCCTTAAATGCGCTTTAGACCCCCTTTTATTGAGCGTATAAACCCCCCTTTTTGTTTCGGAAAATTATGGCTCGAAAACCCCGATAGACATCCGTAGGACAAGAGAGCCTCGCGTGCGGGAGTAAATATGAGTATTATTGAAATAGTTAGAAATAGAGAAAAGAAATAGAGTCCCGAACGGAAATTTATAGATGTCATTTCGACCTCGAAACACTCCTCACTGGCGTTCGGTGTTTTGACAGGCTTCGCCATCTTCGATGAGCTTCGCCCTGAGAGGCTGCTGTCGCAGCCTTTATTCGTTAGGAGATACAGGAAATGAGAAAAACCTTTTCCAGTCGACACCGTTATAATGGTACAGTTCGGTTCTCGAGCTGTCTGTTTTATGACTTGATTTACATTTGATTTGACAAAAAGATTTTGATTTAGTCTGCATTTCTACTTTTTGGTGTTTAGGTTACTACTAAGGAAGTGTCTGGGGCATAAGGAGGGCGAGAGTCCTCCTTCTTTGCCCGTTTTTATTTTAAGGACAGTTGAACTCTCTCCTACCATATTCAAAATTTTTGAATACTTTTGCTCACAAAGAAAATTTTAAACAAAGGAAGATTATGGAAAATAAAAACAAGAAAGTTTCTTTGGCGATGTTCGAGGAAACTGCCGCTAACAACGGTTATGAAGTGTTCACTCCTGAGGAAGTATCAAGTTACTACAAAGAAGGACTCATGAAGAGTCGTAGTGGCGAATTAAGCGACCAAGAAAAAGAGGCTTTTGTCGCTGATGTAATGTATCTTCAAAAGGCTGTTTGCTCAGACGAACAGAACAAAGATGTCCTCCGCTATTATCGTAAGAAACAAGTTGCTTGGGAACAGGCTGCGGATGGGACAATCATGAAAGGCTTGGAAGGAGTATATCTTGACACCCCTGAAAACCGTCGCTTGAACCGTGTTGGTCAAGCCTACTCTCCTACTGCTGACTTCCTGAAGTCTTTGACAGGCGATGAGTCAAAGGACAACATCGTAAAATCACTGGGTTCAGGTGTGTATGCTGATACTCCGGACAATCAACGTCTGGGTCGTGTCGGGAAACCGTATGTCAACCAAATCCCTAATGAATAATGGAAACGTTGCTCGAAAAATCGTTGAATAAGCATGACTTCCCAGAAAAGGAAAGACAGGCTTTGGCAAAGGAAGGCGAAGCCATGAAGGATGGCTCATTTCCTATTCGTAACGGGCAGGACTTAAAGGATGCTATACGCAGTGTCGGCAGGGCAAAAGACCCTGCTGCTGCGAAGCGTTGGATTAAGAAGCGTGCCAAGGAACTTGGGAAAGAATCGCTCCTACCTAAAGACTGGGAATAATTCAAGAGTTTTCTTCGGGAAACTCTTTGATGATTCAAGATTTCGTAATATATTTGCGGTATCAAATTAAATGGTTGAAAAGAATATGGTTACATTGACAGAAAGAACAATAATGAAAGCTCGTTCGGGTGTTTATTCGGACACCTCTGAGAACCGTCGCAAACATCGTGTCGGGCAGAAGTATGGTGCTGAGAAACAGCCTGAGAACAGTAAGAAAGACGATAAAGGTTTTGAAGAAACAATGGAAGAATTTTCTGAAATGTTCTACAATGGTGAATCGTCTGAGAAACTTAGAAAGTATCTTGATTCTCGATTAGGAGAAGGAACTTATGATAGAATTTCAAAAGAAACTTCAAGTCGTAGGTTCGAAGAATCTTCTGAAAGAAAGGACTATTTTATGGGTCGGGTTGAAGATGCTTTTTTAAATAAAAATTCGAAGCCTACTGACCCTGCGAAAGAACTCGAGGCTGTAAACAAGGTTATCGCTGCTATCAACGAGGGGAAACTGAATCTTCCGGCTGCGGAAGTGGTGAAACTTTCGGAGAAGAAACAAAAACTTGAGGCTGCGAAGAAACAGGCTGAAAAGATTAATGCTGGTGTTAAGGCGAATGAAGAGAAGAAAAACGCAGAGGAAGCTAAAGAAACCAGCAAGAAGATAAACGAAGCTCAAAAGAAGGAATCTGAAAAGAAAGAAAAGCCAGCCGATGAACTTGCTTCTGCTCGTGAGGAACTTCAACGGCATAAGGATAAGAAAGATTCTTGGGTTGCTAAGTACGGGAAGAACAGTTACGAAACCCGTCTTCAACAAATTAAAGATAATGTTGAACGGCTTAAGAATAAGGAACGCTCTGAAAAGGAAAAGAGGGTTGATGAGAAGAATAGCAAGAAAGCTGCTGAGATGAAAGAAAAGGTGAAGTCGGACAAGGCTTCTGACCCTATTTATCAGATTCAGCAAAAGAAGAAAGAAGCCGCAAAGAAGTACGATGACAAGCGTGAGGAGGCTCGACAAAAGTTTGACAAGGAGTCAGATGAAATTCGAAGTCAGATTGATAAACTGTACGAAAGTGACCATCCGGATGCTGCTAAAAAGCGTAAAGAGTTGTGGAATTCTTTAAAGGAGAAGACAAACAAATATGATGAAGAGACTACGAAGCTGAAGAATGAATATGAGGTAGAGTATCAAAAACTGGATGAAGCAGAAGATAAACTGTACGACCAACGTTCTAAAGAAGAAACTTCAGAAAACGAACAGACAGATTCATACACCCGTATCAAGTTTGAGGACGTTCCTAACAGTGGGAAAATCAATTTGAAGAAATACCTGTCCGAAAAGGTTCGAAAGGGGGTTGATGAGAAGTGGTCAAGCATTAAGAAGATTCCTACGGAAAACCTCAAGAAGATGGAGAAGGGTCTTGTGAATGATTTAAACAAGAACTTTGAAGCCATCAAGAAGTCTCAAAGAGCGGAGTTGCTTTATTCTATAATGAAAGTTAGAGGTGAATTGGAAAGCCGTGGTAAGGAGACTTAAAAGAAGGAATAAGGATATCATGCTTTAATCTCGGTATTTTTATTTGTAAATTTGTATCGTTAAATAATTGGTAAGAATTAAAACATAAAAGGAAATGAAGAAATATGTTTATTCGAAAGGTGCGGAAGCTGTAACGGTTGAGACCGATGGTCTTGGAACCATTAACAACTTCATGATAACAGGACTGATTGGAAAGAATTACTCCGGTCTTGTTTCGGCTGGCTTGAATTTCAAGATGGGCGACGAAGTGACTATTCCTACTATGCTGAACATGGCGAAGACCTGTGAATGTAAAGTAGAGTGCTACGAAGGCAATGAACTTATCATTGATGAGTCGGCTGACTTTACTTCTGGCGTGCCGAAAGAGGTAGGTACAATCTTTGGATTGCAGTTGGGTGTTGCTTACAACGAGGCAACCTATTACAGTGTGGTTCCGAAGTCGTACACTGACCAATATGACTATGCCGCTTCAAAGGGTTCTTTGCCTTGGCTGGTTGCGAAGTTCAAAAAGATTGCTGCCGATGCCGATGCTCAGGATGATTCTGAATATCAGGTACAGATATTTGCTGACGACCGTCAGCTTGAGTTCCGTGGAAACTCTGCCGACTTGGGTACGTTGAGCGAAGACAAGAAAACCCTGACCGCAAAGGCTTCCAATTCACTGATGTTTGAAATTGTGAAGGACTTGGGTATCACCCGTCCGGCAATGGTTACTTGGTTCACTATTCGTTTCATCTACGGAGGCAGAACCTACGAGGCAAAAACATTCGTCACTCCTGGAACTATTTAATCATGGGAAAAGGAAGAAACCGTTCATCAAAAAACAGGAGTTCAGTGGGAGCCAATAATGCGGCTCCCATAGACGGTCTTGATGGACTGTCTCTTCAGGAACTCCAAGTGATGGCTCAGGCTGCTCCGATAGCTTTGCGCAACAGGCTTCAGAAGTCCCTAACTTCGGAGTCTTTTGAGGAAGTAATGAAGGCACAAGCGTTTATTGCCGAACAGCAAAAGAACGGTCGGAGAGCTCCACAGCCGGAAATTAAATCAATCCTTTGGAATCCTTCTGAAATCGGCTTTAACGGAAAAGGCTATCGAGACCCGAACAACGGTATCTCGTTTGGCACGCTCAATCGTATGGGCGAAATCTTTATCGTTAAGGCTATCATCAACACTCGTATTGAACAGGTTCAGAACTTCTTGAAGTACAGTCTTGATGACCAGAAGCCAGGATACCAGATACGCTATAAGAAGAGTCCAGGCTCGGAAGGCTCTGAGGACAAGGAACTGAATGCAAAGGACAAGAAGATTGTCGACTACATTGTCAAGTTTCTCGAAGAGGGTGGTGAGAATGACAAATGGGAATGCGAGGATAACTTTCAAGAGTTTACTCGTAAAGTGTTGAGGGATTCCCTCGTGCTTGACCAAATGACGTTCGAGCTCGTCCGTGCGAGAAACATGAACCTCAAGAAGTATCGTGCCGTGGACGCTGCGCTTATTAGACAGCTTGACACGAATGACCCACGATATGCACAGATGTTTGAGAATTTCCGCTGGCATGGCTATCTACCAAGATATGCTATGGTATGGGACGGTCAGATTATCAGACACCCTGTAACGAATGAGTATGTAGTTTTCTATCCGTGGGAGCTGGGATATGGCGTACGAAACAAGACGACCAACGTGTTGCGTAATGGCTATGGCTGTTCGGAGCTGGAAACGCTGATTGAAATTGTTACGTGGATTTTGTGGGGAATGCAGTACAATGGTAACTTCTTCAAACAAGGTAGCCAGCCGAAAGGCTTTATCAATGTGAAGAACGGAAACATCGACCAAGGAACTCTGAACGAATTTCGTCAGGACTGGAAACAAACGATGAGCACCGTGTACAACTCTCACAAGATTCCTGTGATACAGGGTATAGACCTTGAGTGGATTGATTTACAGCAAACGAACCGTGACATGGAGTTCACTGAATGGATTAAGTTCCTATTGGTGATTGCCTGTGCTGTGTACCGTATGGACCCATCGGAACTCGGCTTTCAGTTTCAGGACGCTGCCCGTATCTTCGGTCAAGAAGGACAGAAGGAACGTCTCGACCATTCTCGCCAAAAAGGTTTGACTCCGTTGCTGGTGTTCTATCAGAATGTGCTGAATAAGTATATTATCAGCGAGATTGATGACCGCTTGGAGCTTGTCTTTACAGGTATAGAGATAGAGGACGAGGCTGCTCAGGTTGAACTTGACAAGAAGAAATCTGAGGCTGGGTTTGTATCTCTTGAGGATATGTTTGAGAAGTATTCCGGAAGGAAGTTCAATCCCGAAAAGGATACTATCCTTAACACGGTGTATCAGTCGGCTCAAAGTAACAAGATGATGGGAGGGGAAGGAATGAACCAAATCGTCGATGATGAAGAGGGTAAAGATTCTCCTAAGACGGCTCAGGAGGCTATCGACCAAATGTTGGTTGAGAAGTCTATGGACAACCCTATTCTTGGAAAGGCTCTTGAATTTATTGACTCACAATTAGGAATAAGAAAATGAAACAGCCTGTATCCCCCAGAATCCAACATCACGTTGACCCGATGAGATATCCAAAGGTTCAAAAGCAGTATGAGAATCAGTCGAAGAATGCTTTCAACGCTGTACGGCTGTTTGGTGATGTTGTTCAAACAATGGTTGACATTCAAAAGGAAAAGAGATAATGTTATTTTCGGAGGCAGAAATAAAGAAAATTTTGGACAACGTCGACCTCATGGTGGTCAAGATGGTTGCACAGGTGTTGGGGAAAGACTTCCTAACGAAGGAAGACCTGGACTTGCTCAAGCGTAAAGGGGTTGACTTGATTAAACTGATTCCTAAATTCCCTTCCCATTATCAGGCTTTTTTGTTTGGTCGTGTTTCGGCTGCTGTTGGGACGAATGCAACGGCTCAGATGAGTTACTCCGAGTTTACTGCGTTTCTTTCTAAAATGGGCTTATTTGAGCCCACAGCGAGGGAAATGGCGTTCTATAAGGTTGCAGCCAACAAGACCTATACTCATATCAAGGGATTTTCAGAGCGCATCAAGAATGATGTTCGTGCTTCAATTTCGGCAGAGGAACTCAGCTACTTACAGGCTCAAGAGGCAGCAAAGGCTGATGCCGTTCTGAAGAAGGAACTGTTGGACGGCACATTCGAGAAACGTTCAGTCAAGAAGATAACATCTAACTTGGCGAATCAAATGAATGATTGGAACCGTGATTGGGGACGTATTGTTGAGACGGAAAGTCAAGACATATACAATCTTGGTCGGGCGGAAATCATCATGGAAGAAGACCTTGACCCGTTGGTTTACTTCGATGTCTTTCCTGGAGCGTGCCGCCATTGCATACGGCTGTACTTAAAAGGGGGTATCGGAAGTGAACCAAAGGTTTTTCACTTGTCAGAACTTATGGCGAACGGTACGAATTATGGTGTGAAGTCTAAGGACTGGAAAGCCACGATACACCCTGTTCACCCGTTCTGTCGGTGTGATTTAAGGTATCTCCCCAAAGGATATGTTTGGAATCCTGATACGAGACAGTTTGAGCCTCCTAAGAATTATCAACGCAAAGTTGAGCGGAAGAGCCGAGCAAAGATAACTATTGGAAACAAAGAATATTCAGTTTAAAACGAAAAGATATGAATTTAAAGAAGTTTTTTGGTATTCAGACAGCTCAAGAGAAAATTGAGGATTACCGGAATCTGAAATCGGAGCTCGGGAAACTTGACCTGCTTGGGCAAGAACTGTCCGATAAATTTTCAATTCAGAAGTCAGTAATTGACGGAGTTGATGGTTTGCCGGAACAGAAGAAATCCGAAGTGTTCGAGAAATATAGAGGATTCTTAAAAGAACATCAGAAGGAAGTTACATCAGCCGTAAATCAGAGGAACAAAATTCTGAAGTCGTTGGAGGCTTATCGTAATGACCCAGAGGTTGGAGAAGCCTGTAAAGACATTGACGCTCTTGATAATGCCGAGTTGGCGTATCGGGAAGGGAAGATGACTAAACAGGTATATTTCGACATTGTGAAGTCAATTACAGGGGAGCCAACCAAATACGCTGATGTGGTTGCTTTGGACAAGTCCGGTAGAGTTCTCATATTACACCGAGTAGAGGAGTTCTGTCCTACTGGTAAGGTTTGTATCCCTGGAGGTCACGTCGACCCAGGAGAGGACTTTGAGACCGCTGCATTACGTGAACTGAAAGAGGAAACAAATCTCGACCCCCTTGCGGATAGAGGAATTGTGTATCTTGGGGAGCATAAGAGTGCGGATGCCCACATCAAATATTATCAGGTGTATGTCGACAGTGACCAGCCTGTAACAGTTGATGCGAGCGAACATTGTTTTGCTGAGTTCATTGACCTTGGGGAAATACCTTTGAAGCCGTTCATCTTTGACCAAGGACGTATCGTTCTTGACCTGATGATGAAACCGCAGCAAATTGACGCTGCCCAACCATTGTTGAAAGCTCTTGAGGACGGACGCATTACTCCGGAGGCTTTTGTTCCAGGATTCACTTCAATCCTGAAAAAGGCTATGGACATCGAAGCCGTGAAACCGCTTGAACCTGAATCAATGGACGGAGACAAGCGGAAATTGGCTGTTCCAGTTCGTGACCCGATGAAGTGTGTTGAAACCATTCTTAAAGGTATCAGCGGAATGCAGGAAGTAACTGTTGGGGAGAACGGACATCTGAAGTTCTTGAAGCCTCTAATTATTCATGATACAAGGTATAAGGAAGACCCAGCGACCAACCGCTTGACTGAATGTGAAATTGTGTTTACAGGCGACGACTCGGATATGTTACGTCTTCTCGAGGAAATGAAATATTCCTTGATGGTGGGACCGATGAAAGTCCGGACACCTCATGAAGAATTTATGGCAGCGAATGAAAGAGGAACCGATTATGTTGGTGACCCGATATTTGTAACTTTCTGAAATGATTTGTAATTTTGTCTCAGAATTTTAAAAACGGATTCAATGAAGAAGCAAACCCCAAATGATTTCAACTTCTGGCTTCCTCTCGACATTATGAAGTCTGAGGAAGCTATGCAGTATCCTCGTGGTGATGAACGTCGCTACGAGAACATGGTCTTTGAGGGTATCGCAAGTGATGACAGCAAGGATTATCAGGGTGACTCTATGGAGCCAAATGGCTTCGAGATTCAATACTTTCTGAAACACGGCTTATTCAATCTTGACCACCTAACAGTTCGAGCAAAAGAGCTGAAGAGTAGGTTTTGGATTGGTGAACCGCTTGACGGGAAGATAGTTGATAATAAGTTTTGGGTGAAAGGGAAACTGTGGAGCGAGTCTCCCGAGGCGAGAGCCTTTTGGGACAAGTGTATTGAAATGCGTGAAAGCGGTTCAACCCGAAAGCCTGGAATGTCTATTGAGGGCAAAGCACTCGAGCGAGACCCGAAAAATGAAAAGCATATCACGAAAGCAATTATCAATAACATTGCTCTGACGTTCACACCTGTGAATTTCAATTCGTATATCGATTTTGTAAAGGGGATTCAAATGCAAGATTTTATTCCTACGGGTGAAATTTTGAAGAGTCACCTACGAAAGAGTATCATGTTCGAACAGGTAGTTGGAAACAAGAGGATAATTATTGACTCAAAATTCCGCATTGTTCAAGAAGACATTTGACGACTCATTTTAGGGAAAAGAAATTTTGTAATATTTTTAAACCGAAAAATTCAAAAGATTATGGTACAATTAACAGATGAACAGAAAAATGACGACCTCGTTAAGTCCCTGCTTGGTAGTGGGTTCTCAGAAGAGGTGATTGCTGGTTGGATTGATTCCGGCTCAATCAAATTGGAGAAGTCGGTTCAGAGTGGTCCGGATGACCATGGTGAAGGCGACGGAGACGGTGAACACGAGAAGAAGGAAAAAGACAAGGACAAAGAAAAAGACAAGAAAGACCCTGATGACAAGGATGGTGACAAGAAAGACCCAGACGATGTTGAAAAGGGTTGCGGTGCGGACAAGGGTAAAGACAAAGACGACATCGCCAAGTCAATTTCTACGGACATCATGAAGAGCATCGAAGACAACTTGCTTGGCAAGGTTACTCAGTCTCAGGATGAGTTCATGAAATCTCTTCCCGGAGTAATCGAACAGGCTTTGACTCCTGTCGTTGACAAGATTGAAAAATCTTTGGACGGTATGCGTCAAGCGATTATTGCTTTTGGCGATACGGCTCCTTCATTTAAGACCGCTGGTCTGAATAAGGCTGTTATCGAAAAGAGTCTCGAAATGGGTGGTGGAGCGAAAGATGAGGATGACAAAACCATCCTGAGCGTATCTCGTGACCGTGCGGTTGTTCGTGAATTGATTACTAAATCAATCGACGAGGAAACCGACCCCGAAATTCAGAAGTCTTTGCGTGACAATACAACTGCCTATTTGCTCGACCCTGTATGTGGGGCAATCGGTCAAGACGCAGCCTTGTATATGTATAACAAGAAGAACATTCGTCTCGTGAAATAATTTCGTTATCGAATTATAACTTTAAAAATAAATAGGAAATGGATTTATTCAATTACACTGGAACGGAAAACGCCAATCCGTTGGAAAGTATGTCTTCAGATGAAATCTTGAAGGCGATGGAGGCGGGTCTGTTGACTGGTATGCAGTACAACGACCAATTGAATAACGGTGGTGGTTTGAAACCTGAATCTTTGGATTCTGTGCTGAAGAACCTCGAGAACCGTTTGGACCAGTTGGTATTCTGGAACGAACTGAACCGTCAGAAAATTGACAATACTGTTCACCAGTACAATCAGCTCTACAAATATGGTCAGGAAGTAGGTATCTTCAATCAGGAAGGCGAAACTCCTACTGAGACTGACTCTGTTTACCGTCGTAAGTCAATCACCGTGAAATTCACTGGTGTGACTGGTCAGGTGACTCATCCGGGTATGATTGTCAAGACTGTCGTTGGTAGCCTGTACACAAAGGAAGTTGAAAACAAGACTATCTTGCTTCAGACTATCTTGGACAAAAAGGTAATCGACGCCAACTCGGCAAAAGTTCCTGAAGAGTTCGACGGTGTATTTGCTCAGCACATCGCTGGTATCAATGATATCACAGGTGGTCTTCTGGGTAAAACATCTGAACAGGTGTTGGACGCTTACTTCGGTGACGTTGCTGTGCTGAACGCAAACGGTTCTGTACTGAACGACGCTTTGGTTGAGGACGCTGCTCAGGCAGTTGTAAACGACCGAAACGGTATCATCGACCGTATCGTTTCTTCTCCTATCGTTTTCAACAACTACGTGAAACTCTTCCACGAGTCAAAACGTGTTGTAGTAGGTATGGCTGGTGGCGTCGTTGGTGCGACTATGGGTCAGTCGGTAAACGACATCACTACTCAATTCGGTAAAGTGAACATCAAGGCAGACAAGTTCTTCGACTTCGCGAAACCGATTAAGTTGGGCGGTGGTAAGACTTCTGACAAAGCTCCTAATGCTCCTATCAAGGACGCAACAACTCCGGTTGCTGTGGCTGTTGATGCTAAGGGAGTATTCGGCTCTGTTCACGCTGGTAACTACTTCTATGCTGTTACAGCAAAGAACCGTTACGGAGAGTCTGAACCTGTATTGCTGAACGACACTGAACAGGCTGTTGGTGCTACTCAGTCAGTGACTCTGAAGTTCAAAGGTGCGCAGTCTTCTGCTTATCCTGAAACTTGCTACGTTATCTATCGTACTGAGAAAGACCCTGTTGATAAGGGTACTGCAGACTTCTATCCTATCTTCGAAGTTAGCACAACTGAGTTGGCTGCTGGATGGGACGGTGCTGCTCCGGGAGAGGTTCACGACCGCAACCGTTGGATTGCCGGAACCAAATCTGCTCTTGTTTACTTCAACGGAAGTGAAATGATTGAGTATCTGGAACTGGGTGGTACAATGAAACTGGATTACGCTATTGTTGGTCCGAGACGTTCGTTCTCTGTCCTGAACTACGGAACTCCGGTTGAGTATATGCCAGGAAAGATTGCTCGTATCATCAACATTGGTAAGATTGGTTTGCCGACTACCTAAAAAGACGACCGAGTAACGTTATAATGATGGGGATGGGGTGGTAAGTCCTATCCCCATTAATTTTATAAACAAATTAAAGAAACGATTATGAAACTTTTTAACAGAAAAGCAGGAAACAAGGTAATCAACATCAATGGCACGAACGTGAAGTTCGTTAATTGTGTTGCAGAGGTCGAGGACGAGTTCGGTAAGGAAGCTCTGAAGTTAGGTTTGCCCAACCTGTATGAACACGGCAAACAGCCTGTATTCGAAACTCCTAAGGAAGTTCAGATGAAGTCTGATTTCAATGACCGTGAAGAGTGGTACAAAAAGGAACTGGCTCGTTTGACTAATATCAATACTTCTCAGAAGAAGAAGATTGAAGAGCTCGAGCAAGAGGTTGTAAACTGGAAAGGTGAATACGAGAAAGAGCATGAGGCTCGTTTAAAGCTCGCTGAGGGAATTGTTTCCGCACCCGAGACAGTTACACCCCCAGCACCTGAAACTCCCGCAGCAGACCCCGCAGCGACCACAGGCGACGAAAATCCTTCAGAGGGTGATGGCGGTGAAACTTTGACTCCGGAACAGGAGGAAGAGGCTCTTCGTAAAGAACTTTCTGGAATGAAGAAAGATGAATTGATAGCTTTCGGAACCGAGAGTGGCTTTGACATGGCTGCTATTGCTGAGAAAACGAAAGCTGAAATCATCGAATTTTTGGTAGCATCCTCTAAAGAGTAATTAAGATGGGACAGCTTGTTTTGACAATGAAATATAGAAAGAACACGGGGATGATGTTTAATCCTACGGAGATTTTTTCTTTGTACCTGTACGGGATAACTATACAGGGTGGTGACGGGACTTCATTCAGCTCTGAGAGCATGAGGTTCTACATTCAGGCAGCTCAAAAAGAGGTGGAGAATTTCTTCAACCTTAAACTGATGCGCCAGTTCATTGACCAAGAGAAGCTGACATTCTACCGAGCCGACTATTGGCAGGAATTTCCTATTCTGTTCACGAACTATCCCGTCAACAAGCCAATTTCGTTGACGGGACGGTTCAACAATCTTGAGCAAATCTCCTATCCGACACAATGGCTTACAACTCACCAGAACAGTTACGGTCTTTATAAAAGACGTGTATCAATTGTTCCGACGGGTTCGGCTGTTGCTACTGCGAATGCGGAAGTGATATTAAGCGGTTTGACTACTCAATTGGGTAGTCAGCATTTTAGATTGATTCCGGATTACTGGGATTTCCAGTACATTACAGGGTTCGACCTCGACCACATGCCTATGGACTTAATTAACCTGACTGGAAAGTTAGCGACGTTCGGACCATTAGGTATTGCAGGAGACTTGATTCTTGGTGCTGGTATCGCTGCCCAGTCTATCGGTGTGGACGGATTGAGCCAATCAATTAGTTCAACATCATCAGCAACCAACGCAGGGTATGGGGCACGATTGGTTCAGTATGAACGTGAAATTAAGGAGACAGTGAAGCGAATAAAGTTAATTTATGATGAAATAAAATTCGTGGTATGCTAAGAGGTGGGAAATTGTATATTATCTGGAATGACATAAACGATAAAGTATATGTGGGAATAACTTCAAGAAGACTTTCGAGAAGATTTCATGAACACGTATATGCGTCGTTGAATCACAAAGATAAGTTTCAATTTCATTCAGCGATTAGAAAATATGGCGAAGAACATTTTCACATGGAATGCTTGCTTGACGATGTTCCTATTGAAAGATTACCTTTGTTTGAGAAAGCCTGTATTGAACACTTTGATTCGTATAAAAACGGGTACAATTCAACTCCAGGTGGCGACGGCACAGGTAAAGAAGTGACAGAAGAGTTTAGGCAGAAAATGTCGAAAATTCACAAAGGGAAAACTCCGTGGAATAAAGGGGTTCCGATGCCGGAATATATCAAGGAGAAGTTACTTGCTGCTCATGTTGGTAAGAAACATTCTGAGGAAACTCGTAGGAAGATGTCAGAAGCCAGAAAAGGTCGAAAGCCTTTTCTTGGAAGAAAGCATTCTGCGGAAACACGGTTAAAGATGAGTCGCTCACAGAATGAGCGTTTTAATAATGAAAGGAGATACGTATAATGGCAGGACAAAGACCTATATCAGAGGCACCCGAACAGTCCCTATATGGGCAACCGCAGGTGAGCTTTCGCCCAAATGACTTCAATTCAGTTATTTGGGCACACGGCTATGATATAATCTGTGAAAAGGCTATTCGCTGCCCATGTCAGGGAAGTTCAGGAGCTGCTCTTCCTGATTGTCAGAACTGTCACGGCTTTGGATATTTCTTCGTGAATCCTCGTAGGACGAAAGCTCTTGTAACAGGTTTGAACCGGAATACTCAATACGTTCAATGGGCTCCCGAATTGATGGGTACGGCTGCGATAACTGTTCGTGATGAGGATAAAGACTTCCTCTCCTACTTTGACAGAGTAACCGTTGAGGACGAATATGCTTCGTTTACGGAAATGTTGGTTGCGAGGTTGATGATAGGTGACGAGGTTGCTGTTTTTCTATCATACGCACCAATAGAGGGTGGTATCGAGGCAGTGTACATCTTTAAGGATTCAACATCACCGTTGGTGAAGTTAGACCCATCGACGTATGAGGTTGTTCCGGAGAACCCGTATTGCCTACGATTTGCTCCTGGAAATGTCGAACCCGATATGGGAGTTTCCGTGCTGTACAAACATCGAGTGGAGTATCATATCATTGATATGCCTCACGAGATACGTGCTTCGTTAGGAAAAGACAAGAAGAGTGGGCAGCTACAAATCCTCAAGATGCCCATACAGGGTGTGGGGAGAAGGACTCATCTTATTGATATGCAGCGACCGAATTATGATGGTAGTGGTATAATCTATAACGACGATAATAATGATTCCGATACACGTTGATTTGAGCGAAATTGTAGCGGAGTTTGCTTTGACAGGCGACCAAGCTCAGGCACTCGGTGGTGAAATTATCAACCGAGTTGTGACAGAGTATGTAAACAAGTGGGAGAACCTTGTCAATAAAGAGCTGAAGAAGACTCGGAAACTGTATAAGCAAGCAATGTATGTCGACCGAGTGAGTGCAACAGAAGTTGTGTTTGGTTTACAGCCTGGACAGGACGGTTTGGCTTTGGCTCTTGAAGAGGGTAAAGCTCCGTTCGACGAGAAGCCAGGATTCGCCAATTCTTCGAAGAAGAAAACTTCTTTGAGTGGAGGTTGGTACTTGACAATTCCTTTCCGCTATGCTACTCCTGACGCTGTTGCTGAATCCACAATTTTTCAAAATGCCTTGCCGAAAGAAATCTACGACATTGCAAAAGGTAACGGTGGACAGCCTGTAAAGAAGTCTCAACTCCCAGCGCAGTACGCTCAATTGGGTCGTCGTAAGGAAATACAAACAGCGAACGGAGCTATACCAGAGTACACTCATAAATCACCTCAATACCAAGGACTCGTGAGAATTGATGTTTCATCTACGGATAAAGAGAATCGAGGGGGATACTTTACATTTCGCAGGGTCAGCAATAACAGTGACCCATTGAGTTGGATTCATCCTGGATTTGAACCTCGGAAGTTCATGGACAGAGCTCTTGACGAGGCACAGGTGTTTGAGGTAGCTGACATGGCGATTGATGAATTTTTAAATCAATTATAGAGATGATACTAATTGCAAGAATAAAACAGATAGTCGATGGGTTGATAGCATACATTCAGTATGATTACGAAAGTGTGCCGGAGACCCAGACTTTCTTATACCATATGTTCTACGGGACTCGGGATGGGCAGTTTGACTTCTACGAACAGGCGAAGGCACTCTTCTTGAGGAAGAATACTAATCCTCGGAAGATACAAGTGAAGATGGAGTATCCTAAGGATAAGAGCCATATGCCTTGTATAATTGTAAGAGAGCCAGGACGTTCAACCGATAAGCCAGCTCCGTTGGGAGGGTACGGTGCTTCCGTACTTGATTCCTTTGGAGTTCCTGAATATGAACGTGAGGGGTTCCGACAGCCAGCTCTTTCAAGAATTGACTTGATGTGCTTCAGTGACAATATGCTTGAATCAATCTTGATTGGTGAGGTATTGTATGCGCTGTTGATAGGTGCAAGAAATACATTCGAGGAAGAGTTTGCATACTTCGATTTCAGCACGAATGAATTGATAGCGGAGAACAGCCTGTTTCCGCAACCGATATTGATAAAGAACGTGTCAATAGAAGTTGAGGACATAGGAGATTATGCTTCAATTATTAGACCTGAAATTGTGCGGAGATTTGTGATAGAGGATGCGATACCTGTTGGGTCAGACCCAAGTTGGAATCCGCCTCCTATCGACAAATATTTTGAATTTTCCAACCCGTATGTGTGGCTCGACCAACTCACTAACAATGGAGAAAATACTATCTATTCGAATACAGATTGGGTTCTTCAGACAGGGAATGAACTGTTCCAGTTCAAGTCGGGATACGTGTGGTTGGATGAAATGAACAATCAGGGAGAACAGGATATAGAAGCGAAGACCCCCTGGAGGCTTGAGTAGGGAATTCGCTCTAATATTACTATCTTTGTTGGTGAGAAAAATTTTGTTTAACGTTTAAAATAGTGAATTTATGGCAAAAGCAGCATGGCTGACCGTCGCTCCCGCTTCGGGAAATGGTAATGCGACAGTTCAGAACACAGGTACAGTTCACACTGGTCGTGAACAACGTACTACCACAGTGACTGGTGTGGCGGTGGGTGTATCTCCGAATAAGACGTACACCGTAATCCAGAAGGGAAAGACAGAGTTTGTTTCGTTTAACGACGGAGCTGAAACAACTGTTGGAAAAGCAGGTGGAACCCTGACAATCACAGGTAAATCCAACTCTTCGAAATTGAATTTCGAACTTGTCGACTTGAAAACTCGTGCGGTCGTTAAGGGTGGTTTGGAATTGACTCTTCCGAGCAAATACACCGCTGGTGGGGTTGAGACCACTAACAATGTAGCTATCACTGGCGACCCTGGAGCGTCTCAGGAGTTCGAGTTCAGTATTACTTTCACAGGTATCGCAGCCAATACATCGGTTGATGAATTGACCGCTGCCATGAAAGTTACAACCGCTGGAGGGCAGTCTCAGCAAATTCAAATCAAGCAATCTGCTGGTGACCCGACGTTTGCATTCGGTAACGATACAATCACTCTGGAAGCAAGCGGTGCAGCCGTATCTCAGACAATCACTTCTAATACTTCTTGGGAACTTTCCTAATCTATTAGAATATGGGAAAACGGTTGAAAAAGGCAAAGAAAGTGGCACAGCCGACATTAATGTCGGCTGTTGTCCCGCTTGCTGTTGAAACGAATGAGGGGTTCGACAGAACGATGACCGTTACAGGTAAAATCACCGAAGGAACAATCCCTTTGGAATCATCGTTTACAATCACTCAATTGGGTCTCCGTGAACCGTTCATTCCTGCTGATAGTGATGAGGGGTTCCAGGATTCAACTGGAAGCGATTTTGGTGTGTTAAAAGAATAAACCAATAATAAATAAGATTATGGCGTATAAATCGAAATTCACAGGAGCAAAAGTTGATGAGTTGCTTACTTTGGTACAGACTCAGCAACAAGACCCGTCTACCATTCTTAATGGGTTGACGGAGAAGAATATTCTTGATAAGCTGACTGGGGATGGTATTATGAGCAAATTGACGGGACAGCAAATCGTTGATAAAATCAATACCGTTTCTGGAAATATTGTTTTCAAGAAGTTTGTGGACTGTCAGGCAAGTGCCGGAAAAACTACTTAATTATGGCAAATAATCCGTATGCGACATCAAAACAGGCAGCGGACACCGTTGGGATAACTCCCGACGTGATAGGTGTTCCTGCTAACAATTACGTCCGCAAGAAAGAACTTGTTGCGACAGGAAAGTTTGACGCTGATGCGTTGGCTTCCTACGGCAATAACGATTATGTAATGTTGAAGGACATTGCACAGGGTACATTCCAAGTTGCTCTGTCAATCAATTCAGATGTTACGAGTCGTGGTACGGTTCAGTTGAACGGTGGTGCTGCTGGTGCTACTGCGTCTGCGGAAGTAAGTGCTGGAAGTCAGGTGACAGCAAAATGTAATCTGACGAAGAGTGGTGACGTATTCGATGGATGGTATAAGGGAGCCACCAAGGTGAGTTCGAGTGCGACATATACGTTCACAGCCACTGAAGCCGTGAGCCTTGTCGCCAAGATATTCTATCTTGATGTCACACCTACATCTTTGGACTACGATGCCGCTGGTGGAAGTAAGACATTCCAAGTTTCAACAAATGTGAACTGGACTGTCAGTTAAAAACAATTTAAAAACAAATTAGGGTATGGCGAAAGATTCTTGGTTGACCGTTAATCCAATGACCGGAGAGGGTGACGCTACTCTGACCAATTCAGGCACGATACATAAAGGTCGCCTTGAACGTCAGACAGTTGTTACGGCTGTGGTCAAAGGAATTGAAGCGGCAAAATCTTACCAAGTTAAGCAAGAGCCAACTGCTGAATACATTACTTTGGACAAGACTTCATTTGAGGTAGGCGAAGGAGCTTCGACGATAACTGTTTCTGGAAAGAGCAACTCACCGAAGATTACTTTTGCTCTTGGTTCGGGGAATGATATCCCTATTGTTTTGCCTGCTAATTATACTGCGAATGGCTTATTGACGGTGAATGGGACATCAATTCCTGATGACCCAGGAGCCGTTGATGAGTTCATATTCAGTGCCCAGATTCCTATTCCAAAGAACACGGTTGGACAGCGTACAGGGAAGATAACTGTTACGGGTTCAATCGCTTCTGTCGTTGGGACGGTAACGGTTACTCAAGCAACTTCGACTTGGACTGTTACCTATTCGAAAGGAGATTATATCAATACGATTAATAAGACTTCTGAGAAGATTAATTGGGGAAATACCGCAACTGCGGTTGCAACACTGCTCGCGAACACGGCTCAATATTCTTATTCATTCTTAGGATGGTATGAGGGTGACACGAAGATTTCTTCGTCGTTGTCATTGAGCGTGGCAAATATAACAGCAAACAGAACATTCACAGCAATTGGTTCTCGAACGCTTAACAGGTATTCTCTTGCGTTTACCATTACCCCGACAGGTGCGGGAACGGTATCCGGAGGAGGAACTTATGATTATGGTTCGAGCATTAAATCAACTGCAACCCCTGCTACTGGGTACAACTTTACGAAATGGGTTGATGAAGAGGGGGTTGAATCAACGACGAACCCGTATCCTGGATGGGCTATCACTAAGAACCGCACGATTCAAGCTGTGTTCACGATTAAGAGTTATGCTATCAATTTGGCTGCTCAATTTCGTGTGGCTGAGTCGGGCGATTTTACATCCGGGACGACGGGTGGGATTGTTTCCGGAGGAGGAACTTTCAATCACGGAACATCAGTCACTGCAAAAGCAACTCCGGCTACTGGGTACAGTTTCGCTGGGTGGTATGAGGGTGATTCGAAAGTTTCGGATTCCGCTTCCTATACATTCACCGCAACAGGAGCTCGCAGCCTGACAGCACGGTTCCAGCGTCAATGGTTTACAGTAACATTCACTGCCGGAACAGGTGGTTCAGTATCACCAACAACGGCTCGAGTACAGTATGGTGGTGAAGCATCTTCAACTGCAACCGCTTCGACAGGATACACGTTCAGTGGATGGAGCGATGGAACCAAGACAGCTAAATTGACCGTCACGAATGTTACGGCAAATGCAACTTATGCTGCATCGTTCGGAATCAATACCTATGTCATCACGTATGCGAAGGGCACGGGAATTGCTTCGGTTACTCCAGCGAGTGAAACAGTTGAACACGGTGCGAATGCGAAGGGTTCTACTGCGGCATTGACGACAGGTTACAATTTCGATGGATGGTACAATGGTGATACTCGTGTTAGCACGGCTCTTACTTATGGACCGACCAACGTTACTGGAAACATGACGCTCACTGCCAAGGGAGTTTTACAAACATTTGCAATCACAGGAACGGCTCAATACCGTGATACGGATTCTACTGGCTCGTTTACGAGCGGAACGAATGGTGGTACGGTAACAGGCTCGGGAACATATAACTATGGCTCTAAAGCGACCTTAACGGCTGCTGCGAAGGCAGGTTATACATTCCAAGGTTGGTACGACGCTGGTGGTACACAAATCAGCACGTCCGCGACTTATGAGATAGCAAGTGTGACGGCTGCGGTAACAGTTTATGCTCGATTCCAAAAGAATTGGTTTACGGTAACTTATGTGAGAGGAACAGGTGTAAATGCTCTGACGAAGACGACTGAGCGAGTAGCGTATAATGGTTCAGTGACTTCAGATACTGCGGTTGCTTCTACTGGTTACAATACTCCGACTTGGACGAAGACTTCTGGAACAGGTACATTGACAGTTTCGGCTGGTAAGGCAACTCTATCAGCAATTCAGTCTAACTGTACATTGACAGCGTCTGCGACAATCAACGTCTATACAGTATCTTATACAAAGAATGCGAATATCGCTTCTATCAATAAGACGAGTGAATCCGTAAATTACGGCGGAACTGCGACCTGTACAGCGACTCTTCCTGCTAATACTGCCCAATATACATACACGTTTGCGGGATGGTACGAAGGAAGCACTCAGGTTGGTACGGCTCTTGCGTTGAGCGTTGCGAACATTACGGCTGCGAGAACTTTCGAAGCCAGAGGAACAGCCACAGTCAATAGATACACAATCACCGTGAACAATGGTTCTGGTGGAGGAACTTATGATTATGGAACAAAGGTTACTCTGACAGCTTCTACGATAGAAGGAAAGACGTTCTCTAAATGGTCTGATGGTGTTACAACCGCTTCTCGTGAGATTACTGTCACAGCGAATGCAAGCTATACGGCTGAATATACGACGAACACTTATACCGTGACTTATGTCAAGGGAACAGGTATCGCCACAATCAGCAAGGCTTCTGAAGTTGTAAGTTGGGGAGCTAATGCGACTGGCTGTACAGCCACAGTCACTACGGGTTACACGTTCGATGGTTGGTACAATGGTTCAACCAGAGTGTCTACGGCTGTAACGTATGCTCCAACAAACATTACTGGCGCATTGACACTTGAGGCAAGAGGAACTCGTACGACAAAATCGTACACGATTTCTGTTAGTCTTGACAGTTCGGCTGCGGGACGTGGTTCAGTATCTGGCGGTGGGTCTTATAACTATGGTGCTTCGGCAACGGTTGTATGTACCAAGACCAATAGTGCTGACGTGTTTGACGGATGGTACGAGGGCAGCACACGGGTGAGCACAAGTCTCTCCTATCAGTTCACGGTAACAGGTGCGAGAACACTGGTAGCGAAGATTCTGTATCTTGACGTCACTCCAACGAGCCTGTCTTATGGCGCAACGGGTGGTTCACAAACGTTCAAGATAACGACGAATACAAGCTGGAAAATTTCTTAATGAGTTTGGGCAGGAGCTCCGGCTCCTGTCCTTCCTCAAAAAGATTTGTGGTTATTGATGTTTTGGAAAATTTTTATACCTTTATTCCGAAATAAGTTAGTAAACTTTTAATAAAGATAATATGGCAACAAGCGTTTATTTCAATGGAAAATTGAGAACTCTGCCCGGAGTATATTCAACGATAACTTCCGGAGAGAGTAGTGCTTCCCGAAATTTGGACTATGGAACCGTGCTCTTGATTGACACGGGTGTTTATGGTGCTGGCTTCGGTGGAGGTTCAGGTGTTAATGGCACTGACAAGCAAGGAAAGGACGCTGTCTATGAGTTCGAGACATTATCAGATTTTCGTGACTTCGTGAAAGGCGGAATGTTCTGGAAATGCGCAGAGGCTCTGTTTACCCCCGACCCGTATAATGCGGATGCGGTGGGTATCAGTAAGTTACTGTATGCTCGTGCCTGTACGACAACTCCCGCAACTATGACGTTCACCCCGACTGGTGGTGGTTCGAAAGGTGGTACGCTGGTAGTGAAGACTATCGACGAAGGATTGAATGCAAATGGCGAGGTTGAGGGTGATTACCTGAAGACGGGTTATGCGTGGACAATTGAAGCTGGAACAGAAGACCCGAATGCGTTCATTCTGAAATTCTGGAGAGGAACCTTTACAGGTCTTTACAAAGACCCGATTACAGGGGTTGAGCTTTCCTACGATGAATTGACAGTTGAACAGGCTGACCCGTATCTGATTTGTCAGACTCCGGAATGTACTAATTTGGCTCAGGTTATTCAGTGGTGTCAAACCGATGAGAACTTTGGGTCGAGATTCATTCTTGATGATTCAAGTAAAATCACAGGCGATGGCTCAGTGGATGCTTCTGACATTGCTGACAATGAAGGATGGCAAGTAGCTACTGGAGCGACTGAACAGTATAAGCCGACTGACCTCGACGACCTGTTGGCTCAAATCACTGATGTTGAGTATAACATCGTATTCACAGACCAAATCGGTGCTTCGGGTGCTGGTGCTACGAATAACAAGGTTATCGCACACCGCAATACTCAGGCGAAGTTCGACAAATTTGTGTATGTCGGTGCGTACGACAGCAAGTTGAAGTTCAACGACTCGCTCGGTATGGCGAAACAGTTCAACAATGCATACGTGGTATGCGTTCATGGTGGTATCGGTACTGCAAGCGACATGGTAGCTTCTAAAGTACGTTGGTGGGGTGTATTCTACAACCTGTGTCAAGTAATCGGTCGTGTGAGTGGCAAACCACCTTACATTCCGGTAACTAACAAGACAATCGGTGGCGACAAACTTCAGCACATTCCTGACGAGAAGGAAATGGAAAAAGCTGTTAAGGCTGGTTTGGTTGTGGTATATCCGAATCCTTACTTGATGCGGTTCGTGGTTCTTCAGGGTGTCACAACTCTTCAGGATAACAAGACGCTCTTCAATAAGAAGGGATTATCCTTCTCTATTCAGTTCATGCGTGTCCTTGCGCAGTTGAACAAAGAGTGTGTGGTGAATGCTGAGATTGACCTGTTGGGCGACGAAAACGGTGTGAACCTGAATACTTTGTCAAAAGGAGCTCTTGAGACTTGGACAATCAATTTCTTGCAATCACGTGTTGCGACTGAAAATCAAGACAACTTGATTCAGCGGTTCCAGAACGTTGTTGCGACACGAATTGAGGACTATTACGATGTCACCTATGAGGTGGTGGTGAACAGTGAAATCACTAAGATTTTCTTCACCGGATTCTTGTTGAAAAACTAAAATTAAAAAGATATGGCAAGAGGAAGAGTTTTTACAGCACCGAAAGCGTTTATCAAAATAGATAACGAGGTTGCAGGATACGTCCGCAATCTGACATTCTCGGAAAACGTACAGCGTGCCAACGTTCAGGGGTTGGGAAGCCTGACTTATCAGGAAGCACCCCCTGTGGCGTACACTTGTCAATGGAGTGTATCACAATACTTCATTTCATTCAATACTCCGATTATGAAGAAGATGCTCAAGAAGTTCGGAAGCATAGCGGAGATAAAGAATAGCCTCGTATTGGGGGACATTGCTTTTGACATTACGGTGTATGCGAAAACGGTATCAAGCGAAGACGCAGCGACGAAACTTGTTACCGAAGTTGATAACACGGGTGAAACCATTGCTCGCTTGCAAGGCTGTTTACTGAATACTCAGTCATTCAGCATCCAGGAAGCTGGACTTGCAGGAACCGACATCAGTGGTATTTATCTTGAACCAATCAGCATGGCAGGATAATCCTGCCTTGCTTTAAATAAAAGAAGATTATGATAAAAGATGAAGTAACAATTGAAATCAAAGGGCATAGTTACCCTGTGAAGTTCCCTAATGTGGGTCAGTTCTACCAAATTGAGGCAATGAAGCAAAGCCTGTCCAGAGGATTCTATAACTCAATGGTGATGAGTCCTTCAGCAATGGCTCAACACGCTCTTGACATGATAGACATCGAGGCTGCGGTTGCTGTTTTATGTCCGAAAATAATTGAGGACTTGAAAGTGAAGAATTTTTCAGAACTTGACGTCAGGGACTATAAACTTATCCGCGATGAATACTTCAAGACGGTTGCTCCGTTCTTTAAAGAAATTACTGACCTCCTGAAAGGTGATGAAAGTGATGACGTAAAGAAGGAGGAGTAATATGAAACATTCCGAGCTGATACAGGGTATGGTCAGCTGGAACAACAGATTCCCGTTGGACAGGTGGTGGCGAATAAAGCATAATGTTTCATTTATGTCCCCTGCTCATCGGGAATCTTCTTTTTTATATCAGCTAATGGAATTTGAAGAAGACAAGCTGTATTTGAAAGAGTTTCAGACTGAACGTGAGAAAGATGAAGATAAGTATATTCCCGGAATTGGGGACATCTTTAAAGCTCCGACTACGATTGAGGACTTCTCTACTGAGGCTGAAAGAGAAATTGAAGAAATGCTTAAATTAGAACAAAATGGCGGAAGACAAGAGAATACGGGTATCGGCTGATGCGTCACCTCTTCAGGAGCTCCGGCAAAACGCTCAAGCCTTGTGGAACGACTTCAATAAGATGGAAAGTACGTTCAAGGACATCGCTGAGCAAACTGTTGGAGTCATCCAAAAGCAAATCGACCTGTTAAAGGAGCGAAACGCTCTCTCAGGGGGAATGCAGGGTGGCTTCTCTAATGATACCCCGACGGAAAGACGACCGAGCCTTATAGACCCTTACACTGGGCGTCCTTTAAGCGGTTCGGGTGGAGTTGTATCCCCAGGAACTTCTGGTCGTGCTTTGAATACTCAGCTTACTGAACGCCAACAAACGACTCTTGATAAGATACTGTCAGAAGTTGTCCGTATAGCGGACACAATGGAAAAGACCCAGAGGGATGACACTAATGGCGTGCTTCCTTCGGCTGGTGGGGGAGAACCCCCACAGGCTCCACCTCCGGCAACCCCTGAAGTTCCTACTCCTGGACAGGGTGGTGCTGGGATGTTTGGCAAAGGGTTCAAGCTCCCTACGAGTATGGGAGGATTGATGGGGATGCTCCCTTTTGGTGCGCTTATCATGGGGATTGGTACAATATTGGGTCAGCAAGCGAAGTATGAGGCTGCACAGTACGGTGCGGAAAACGAATTTCAACGTCGAAATAACAGGGGTAATCATTGGCTGCTGAATATGCTGACATTCGGTATATCGGGAGCCGAAGCTGAAAAGAAGGAAGTTGGACGTATGGCGGCAACCCAGAACGATAGAGCGTTGGGGGATTATTCTGCTTTACATAACATTTCCTATCGTGAAGCGTTGGGAAGTCAATTCGTTGATTCATTTGGTGATAATGTTGATTATGTTACGGGTGGGAACACTACGTATCATGATTATAAGATGGCTACTGACTGGTCATACAGACAGAAGCAATCACAACCGAAGAAAGAGGGTGAGCTTGACTTGTCAGGACTTGCCTTCCCTAAATCGCAGTCAGATGCAGAGGCTTGGAAAGAATGGGAATACGGTCAAAAGAAACAGCAATTAAGAAGTGCCGACAAGGCTGGTTTGGTAACTGATAAAGATGAACTTCCTACATGGGCTTCACGGACGTTGGGCTTGAATATGACAGACTATCTGTCTCAGGTTACAACTCTTCAAAAGGCTGGAGTCTATGAACGGAACACTTCTCTTCATGATGTGAACCAACTGTTAATGGCTGGAAAGATTCGAGGACTGTCTGAAGATGACGCTGCTTCTGTATTAGCGACAACACGGTTTGACCGTTCAGGTCGTACAGGAGCCAACGTTGTACAGGCTTTCGATACCAACTTACAGGGACTCGGAAAGAGTGACCAGTACATCGCTTCGACACTTGGAGAGTACCTACAATCGTTTAATCGTATGGGAGAGAATGTGCTTAACAGGACAGGTTCACTCAATACGGCTGGCATAGTACGTTCTATGACAAGCATACAGAATGCTACTGGGATGGAGGGTCGCCAATTAGAGCGTGTACAGAACTCTTTAATGGGAAACAATGTAAGTCAAGATGACGTCAGCCAAGCGTTGCTTTTGAGAACCGCAAGAGAGGTTGCTGGTCCCGATGCTCAATTATCAGATTTACAAGCGATGATTGAACAGATGCCGGAGAAGCCTGAACTTCAGCAACAGTTCTTTGAAAGAATACAGAAGATGACGGGTGGAGGTGAAATGGGTCGTCAGGTGATGAAACAAATCTTTCCTAATTTGTCAATGACTGATATTATTGACTTGGAAAAGGCAACCGGAAATGATGCGAAGAAAATCTTCCAGCGTGGTCGTTCAACGGGTGCTGAATATTCGGAGGCTGACGCTCGTAGTAAGGTTGGTGACATCGCTGCTTCTACTGCCGCAACACAGAATCGAAAGATTAAGGATGGATATGAAGAAATTCTTGGTGGAAAAGGTTCTATCGCTGCGGTTGTTAAAGCAATCAAAGATGAGGGTCCGATACCTGTTACAATCGTAGCTCCTTCACCAGGAAGTGCTGGTTCAGGTACAGGGCAACAGGGTGGATTCCCTGCCTTAAATTTGACAGATGAGCAACTTCAGAAAATCAGGGAAAATGTTTCTTCAGGGGTTCAGGATGGTGTTAAAAAATCAATGAATAACATAACAATTCAATCGGAATAACTATGGCAGAAGAAAAGAAAATACCTCCGTATTCAACCGATTGGTTCGAAGGAATCGAAGATAGTCGCGAACCAGCGACTATCCAAGATTTCCTTGATGATTTGAAGAAGCAAGGGTATCAAGAAGACTTGACCGTTGATGATTTCCTAAAATTTACCGATGGTCATTGGACGAATGCGGAGATAATCATAAACAGTTATTCTCCTCAAATGAAGGAGAAATATAAGAGCGAAATAGAGCAGAATAAGCCACCGTTGATAATGGTCGGAACATGGTACGCCATCCCGAATAAACAAATTACAGCGGAGCTGCAAGAGATATTTGCTTCTGACCTGTTCATGAGGCAGTATAGTAGCTTTTCAGCGTTTTGGTCAACGAAACAAAAAGAGCTCCTGAAAGACCCTGAATATGTGCCTTGGGACTCCCCAACGAACAATGGTGATTCGAGTAGTTCAAAGCCAATCAATGATTCCTACGCAGCAACGAAGCGTGCGGCATCGTTAGGTTCAGGCGATGAAAATAAAGAGTACCACGTTCAGATGAAAGCCTTAAATATCAAAGTTTGGGTTTATTCACGTGCCTTCAATAAAGTGTATGATATCAGTTCTTGGATAAGAACCTGTTCGACGAATAAAGATATATCAATGGGGACATTCTCTATGGAGCTCGTTCCAACTGATACGCTTACAATTCAGACGTTTGGCGAAGACTTTGCTAATCATTTTAATATCACAGATAAGCGAGGAAGTATTCATCGGGATTGGTTTTCGAAGTTCATTCAGAACAACGATATGATATTTATCCGCTTCGAAAAGTTGAAGAAGGAAAAGTATGAGGACATGGGGAAACGCCAGTCAAGCACTCACATCGTTGAACCGTCTGAATTGAATGACAAGTTGATATGGGATATGATGGGGTTGATAGATACCGTGTCAACGAATGTTGATTCCGAAAGTACAGATTACTCCGTATCAATATCAGGTCGGGACTTGATGAAGCTTCTTGTCGAGGATGGTTCCTACTTTATTCCTTTGAAATTTGTAGAGGGAAGTCCGGACAGGTGGTTCTATGGGGGAGACCCCGAATCATCGTGGTTCAAGCGTAACATGGTGGCAGGTTCTTATGACTATTATTTCGCTTATGAATTTCAGCAGATTGACATCGTGTCATCGTTTATCGTGAACCAGTTGTCAAACATTGGAATCGTTCCCAACAGCCTGTTTTCGCATTGTGCAAAGCGTCCTGATGCAAAGGGGGTATGGCAGATGATTACTCTGTGGGTGGACGGACAGCTATCAGACAGAAGAATTGTCGACCGTTCATTGACGAACCCCGAAGGAACGTTGCTTGATTTCTTTAACAAGATATGTCAGCAGCCATTCGTTGAATTTTGGGGAGATACATGGGGAAACGAATTCGACCTGATGATACGCCAGCCTCCGTTTACGAAGACGGCAATTCAGAACGTTGTCAATTCAAAAGAGTTTATAGGAATAGAACCGAAAGACCTGTTATCGTTTTCGCTTGAGTATGATAATCGTGCGTATGCTTGGTATCGAATTATGCCTCAGAACGCATTGACAGGTAGTTCACAGTTCTCCTCATTGGCGTTGGTTCCTATTATCTTCCTGAATGAGTATGTTGAGCGTTTCGGAAATAAACGGTGTATCACGAATGATATATATCTGTCTGAAAAGAGTTTGAAAGGAAAGGACGACGAAAAGAATATCAATACAATGTCCCAAGCGTTGTTGAATGATTTACTGTATGTGGTAGAGACGACCTCGTATCTCCCGTTCACTCGTAAAGGAACGATAACTATAAATGGGGACAGACGTATCAAGGTTGGTACTTTCGTTATATTAGAGAGCACGCAGGAGCTCTTCTACGTGACAGCGGTGAACAATACAATTACATTCACAAATGATGTGATTGACCGTGTTACTGTTCTGACAGTTGAGAGGGGGATGCTTCTTGAGTATATTACGAATGCTGCGAAGAATTATTTCAACATTGTTGATATTGATGGAATTCGGGCGGATATTCAGAAGCGAGACCCCAAGCATAAGGACGATGTGATAGCTCCGTCTTCTACGAAGTTTGGTGTGAATATTGATGTGTTTAACTTCTTCTTAGAAAGAGAAATGTTTAAAGATGGCAACGATTAGAGTCAAAAAGGTGGGGAAACAGGGAGTTTCCCCTGTTCGTAAGCAGGGAACGGTTCAGCAAACAACCGGATTTGGATACGTTCTAATCCCGGAAGGAGTCGACCGTGATAAGTTCGTTGACACCTGTTTTCGAACGAATAAGATATCAATCATCGATGATAGTGAAGGGAATGTCATTCACGAATGCTTCATTTCAAACGAGGCTCTTCAGAATATAACCTTTCCGAGAAAGGTTGGGGAGAAAGGAACTCCGGTGATGTGGATAGCACAATCGTACATGAACCAGCCGATGATTATCGGAACCTTTATTTCAACGAATGGTCGTATCCCTATGAGAAGTGATGAAGAGTTTTCAATTCTTCGTGAATGGGACAAGGGTTCTTTGAGCATTACAGGTAGCGCAAAGAGAGGAACATTGTTTATTTCTGTGAGAGGGCAACAGTTTGGAACTCTTAAGATAAATGCACTTGGGGACGAGAACGCTCTTCTTGAGGTGGGTTCAACGGGTACAGTGAAAGTTTCCGCTAACAAGAAAGTGGAAGTAGAGGCTTTCGAAGAACTCACCGCTAAACTGATAGACCCTGTCACCGAAAATGAGTCGGGAATAAGCATCAATAAGGAAGAAATGACCGTTTCTGCTACGTATGGTGAGGGGGACGATAAAAACTTCTCAAAAACGACTGTAACCGAGCAAGGGTTCGTGACCGAAACAAAAGTGGGAGAGACGCAGTATAATCATACCGTCAATGAGAATAAAGCTGAAACGACAATCTTTGATTGCACCCTACGTTTTGAGGACAAGAAAGCCACTCTGTCTCAGGGTGATGCGATGATTGAAATAAGCAATGGGAAGATGTCTATTATCAATGGGGGAACAGGGTTGAATGAACTCCTGACAAAGATTGTGGATGCTATCGCCACGCTAACAGTTTCAACGGCTGTTGGACCGAGCGGAACACCATTGCCTCCTACAATACAGAAGACAACTGAGTTGAGTAGTTTATTGAAACAATTCTTTAATAAATAGAGTTATGCCATTACAGAAAGAAGCACTCGCGCAATCAATACTTACATTGATGACGCAAATGAGAAAAGAAACTGAGATTGATGACAGTAAGTTCGCAAACGGTCTGGCGGATGCGATTGATACGTTTGTCAAGACGGGAGAGGTTCAACCTGGAATTACTGTTTCGACCACTGGTACTGCTGCTGCTCAGACAGGAGCAACGACAAGTGTGGGGAAAATTTTGTAGCGATTTACTATATTTGTAGAAAATTTAAAAGATATGTCTGCATTAGATACAGTTATGAACATGGCGAAGTCAATCGGGGGACAGGCTCTTGCGAGCTTGTATCCCAATGACTTTGAATGGTACATGGTTGCTTTGGAACTTGCGGATAGTAACGACAACACGATAGATTATCTGACATTTCCTATAATGCCGGATTCTATATCGAAGACAGAACCAACCCGAACTAATATCAAGAAGTCGATGGCAGGAGTAACAGTATTGTCGACTCCTTCCTATTCGCCTCAGGAAATTAACATTAAGGGAAGTTTCGGTCGACAGTTCAAGATACTAATCAATCCGAAGCCATCCGTGAGCATTGATGCGTCAAGCAAAAGCGTCAATGCAGGGAAATATCACCTGTTCGACATTACGAAGAAAAGCGGTTCAATTTCAGGACTTGCGTTTTCGAGTTTCAACATGAACGTCAAGACAGGTTATGGCGTGATGAAGATACTTCAGGCAATGATAAGTAAGAGCGTCGGTCTTGATGAAAGTGGGAGACCATTGAGGTTGTACTTCTATAACATGGCACTCGGGGAAAGTTACCTCGTTTCAATTCCGCCATCCGGAGTACAGTTTTCACAGGACTTGTCGAAGAATATGGTGTGGAACTATAATATGACGATGATTGCGTTGGCTCCGTTGGAAGCTGTGTCTAACAAGAATGATAAATCCTTGCTTGACAAGTTACTTCCTTCGATGATACAGACAGGAGTCAATGAAGTTGCGTCAGTGGTGACAGATGCTTTACAGCCTGTAACCGAAACAGTATTGGAGGGATGGTTATGAGAGACGCATTAGAGACATTTAAGAAACAAACAGGGTACGACATTCAATCGTATTTTGAGTCGTTTGCATTGTTTTGCAACTCCTACTATCCGCTGATAGTTGCTTATTATACAGGTCAGGACGATGTCAATATTGGAGACTCGTTTGGTAGGCTTGACACCCTGATGAAACAATCACAGGAGATTGAGCCGTTGTTCACTTTGAAGGCAACAGGTCTTTCGAGAATTGATTCTTGGGAGTTGCTTGATATGTTCACCGAATGCCAAACGAAACTATGGACGATAGACAATTCATCACGGTGGCTGCGTTCAGCTATTATTGGACGGTACGGAATGAATGTTGCTCTTCAGAGGGTTCTTAAGACTCGAGAAACGTTTGAGAATGTATCGTCACAGTTAGGCTCTAACAATCCTCAGGATGATTGGGTTGATATCGCTCGAAATAACGCAGTAGAGGAAGAGGACTACGATGCGAATACAGGTGGGGGAATGTTTAAGATTAATATCAGAACATCGGGGAATTTCAATATCCCGAATATTGTTGATAATCTTGATTCCGAAAAGATACTCGGCAAAGACATCGACAAGAACTTCCGGTTCGAGAACGATGACTTGGTGACACTTGAATACGAGGCTGCTATCGGACAGGCTTTGGACACAATCATTCATGCTTTGAAAGGTACAATTCCGGAGTTTCCGAATTATGGGCTTCCTAACGAGGCTATCGGTTCTTCTGTGAATGCGATACAGTATCCGTCCCTATTCAAACATTTGGTGAATATGTTCCAGAGGGATGCTCGGTGGGTATCAGTAAATCTTCTTGACCTGTACAGAAAGGAAGATGCTATCTTCATGAAGATACAGGCGAAGACAGTAACGAATAATTTTCTTGTAACAAATATTCAGATATGATAACGAAAGTAAATAATACCATTTCATTCCTGAAGAATCTTTGGGTTGAAACATTCTTAAACAAGACGGACAAGGTATCTGATATCACCGACAACTCCGTCTTGAATGCCGCTGCTTATGCGACGGCAAAGGTTGCGCAAAAGGCTATCAAGGACGTGGCGATAGTCGAAACACAAATCTTCCCTGAAACCGCTTCTGGGGATTATCTCGATAGAGCAGCGTCCCTGTTTGGTGTGTCGGCTCGTTATGGTGCGTTGGGTTCTTCTACGTATATACGAGTATATGCTGAGCCAGGAACAACGTACACGGCTGGAGTGAATACCTTTGTGAGCACAAATGGGGTTCGTTTCGCCATCGAAAACACTCTTACAGTTGGCGAGTCGGGGTATGGTTATGTAAAGGTTCGAAGCGAGGCAATAGGACGGTTTACGAATGTTGATGCGAACAGTATTACAACCGTAAACCCAATTCCGCAAGGGCACTACGAATGTACGAATGAATATTATGCAATTGGTGGGCGTGATACTGAAAGCGATGAGATGTTCAGGAGGAGAATCTTGAATCATCAAAACGTGTATGCGACAGCCACTATTGAGAAGCTGACACAAATCTTCCAGAACTTCGACAACCGTATCCTCAAGATTATGTTTGTAGGAATTATGGAAGACTCATTTATTCACATTCAGTTGGCGACTCAGAACGGTCAAGAGCTTTCCTACGCAGAGTTGAAAACCTTGCTTGATAAGGCTACTCCGTATTTTGGAATTGGCGATATGATAGTGTCCGGGAAGTTGATGGGTATCAAGCTCGAGAACGCTATTTGGTATGAAGTTGGTGGGGAAGCCGGAGTCGATTTCCGTTGTGAATTGGAAGCCGGATATGATACGGCTGTCGTGAGAAAGAATATACAGGTTGGAATGACGAAGTATCTTGACTTCCGCTTTTGGGAGGCTGGTCAACGAGTTGAGTGGGATAACCTGTTAGAGATAGTGAAGAATACAGAGGGGGTTCGTTATGTTGCTTCTGAATGGTTCAAGCCGTCAGTTGATGAGCCTGTATCAGATTTCATGCTTCCGAGAATCAAGAAATTCATAATGAGAGACTTGGAGGGAAACGTGATGTTTGATGAGTCAAACGAGTTCTCACCCGTGTTCTATCCCGCAAATTAGACTTGTTTCAAGAGAATTTTTGCTGTATTTTTACGCTGTTGAATATAAAAGATAAGATATATGGACAATTTAGAATTGAAACTTATTCGTCAGGAATTTTCCTCAACCGCAACGATAGGAGTATTATATTGCGATGGGTTGAGGATAGCTGACACTTTGGAAGATACCCAACGTAAACTTCCGGAGACCTGTCCTAATACTCCAAGGGGGATTGCTTGCAAGTGCCCTGAAAAGGTGTACGGAGAAACCTGTATTCCGGCAGGACGTTATAAAGTAATATATCGATATTCTCCTAAATTTGGGAAAGAATATCCTGCTTTGGAAGACGTGCCTCATTTCTTGGGGATACTTATCCATGCCGGAGCTAATGCTGGGCACACAGAAGGATGTATTCTCGTAGGAGATAGAGTTCCTGGAAGAGAGCGGTTACAGAATCAATTCAACGTATCCGAAAGGGTCAAGAAGATGGTTCGTGAAGCTATCAAAGCAGGGCGAGAAGTATGGATAACCATTGAATAAAAAGATTATGAAAAGAATTTTGAAAAAGGCTCTTATGCTGGTGGGGATAGTTCTTATGATTGCTGCGTGCAGTCGTAAGATTTATATCCCCGTTGAAAAGACGGTTACTGTAACGGAAACAGTTAGGGACACGGTCGTTCAGGTTCAAATTGAGAAGGAGTATGTCAAGAACATCACACCTGATACGACAAGCACGGTTGAAACAAAATATGCTCGTTCAACCGCAACATATCATGGGGAATCAGGTTTGCTTGAACATGATATTGAAAACAAACAGGATAGCATCCCTGTCAAAGTAGTGTATAAAGACAAGGAAGTTATCAAGGAAATTCCGGCTCCCTATCCTGTTGAGGTTGAGAAGAAAGTCGAGGTGCCAACCCGTATGCCGCTTCGCTGGTGGGAGAAGATATTCTTTTACGCTGGCATAGCAACAGTGGGTGGGGGAGTCTTTTGGCTATTGAGAAAATTCAAGAAATGAAATGGCAACGATAAAGTATAAAGAATTTCCAAGAGTCGGAAAGGGGTTCACGATTTATACTCAAGTGATTCCTCCAGCTGGGCTCATACCTGTATTGCGAGTAGCACGACAGGGTGAAGTCAATCTGTTCAGGTATTCAAAAGATGGGGGTGAATCGTTTACTGATTGGACAACTCTGACAAAAGAAACATTCAGTGAGCTGGGTCGGCTCACTGATAGTTTTGATTTGGTGCTTGAGTATGTGGTAGAGCCGTACAGCCTACCGAAGACAAGAGCGATGATTGACCCATACGACGAACCCCTGTCATCAACGATTTACGATAAGACGATTTTTAAGACGTTCTTTGACAGCAACGACCCACAGGTTCTGATATGGGCAATAAATGTCTTAGAGAAGCTGTTTGAGCCTGGAATAGTCCCATTGTACGTGAGCCGTAACAACGAGGACGACTACAATACATTCTTCCTAACGATTACCCACTACTTTGCGTTCATCGTAATTTATGCTCGCCAATTTAGACAGTTGGAGAACAGCGACCTCTTGATGAAGGAATTTATTGAGGGTTGGGGATTGGTGTACGAAAACATCGATACACTTGACCAGCGTCGTTACCTGTTCAATAATTGGATTCAAGAGTTCTACAAACGAGGAACGTATCAGATAGTTGATACAGGGGGAACGATACAGGGGGAACTGAGACGTCTGGTAGGCTACTCAAAGCCAAACGAGTTTATCTTCGCTGTATTGGCTCCGCAGAACGTGGGGTGGTGTTTAGGATGGTCTTCTCCTACTTGGTACGGTACGGAAACAGTCAATGCCGTTTCGAAAGGTTGGGATTATGGACCAGACTATGCAGGCGATACCTTTGCCGACTTGATACAGTTCAGGGAAGATGAGCTACAAATGAAAAGAACGGGTTCTCCTGTCGAAAATGAGATACAAACAAAGTATCCGTGGCAGATATACACTGGGGAAGACGTTCCGGCTGAGTTTTCTGAATCTTATACGGTTGGAGTCGGACCATTGAAGGACTATCCTATACTGGGTGATGTCAGAAGAAAGTTCGTTGATAACCTGTATGTTTTCCAGCCAACAGGCTCGGGAAGAGTAGGTATATCAACCGAAGCCGATACAAGCAAGGCGATGGAGGTCTATCCGGGACTTGATTATGAGATGACCGTTTGGGTGAAGTCGCTGAGTATGGGTGACCAAAACATTGAGTTTGGGGTGAACTGTTACGATGCTAATATGAATCTTATCAATCAGGTTCGAATCACTGATTGGCGTGAAACAAACAGTTTCTTCACTGGAGACCGTTATCAGAGTCCGTGTAAAGTTCCAGGAATCTACTATCGTTTGAGAGGAATCATCTATAACATTCTTGAGGAGAAAGATGAAAGTCTGTATTTGAATTTCGAAAATGGAAGACCGTTGAGGTTCATTGGCGATGTGAAGTATATGGCTCCATACATCGTACAGAATCGAGACTTGATTTCAGCCGACATTCAGATTGCGGGAATAGTGTTGAAACCGCTTGACCTCCCGTTCTCACAGGGATATCTGGGGCAGAAGAATGTGATAGCAATGTATGCCCAAATCAAATCGGCAAGAACGAAAGATGATATTGAAGAGTTCGTGAGACGGTATCTTGTTTCCTACAAGAATGTCGTATCGTACACTTGGTTGGATTGGGTGGTGAGAACTTCCTATTTCTTGACGTTCAATGTTAAGCGAGAACTTGACGGTGAACCAGTAGAGGGAGCGGTTATTACGTTGAGCAATGGCTTCCAATCACAGACAGACGCCAATGGTTATGTTCGTTTCGAAGTTCCTATGGATAATATGGTTTATTATACCGTATCCGCCAGAGGAGTATCAACGGATGGGAATATCATGATGTCTCAAGACCAAACAGTCAATGTCGTGATGAACTTGCCTATGAATGTAGATGTTGAGATAGTTGAGCCAGGATGGGGAACAGCGACCGTTGAGGGAAGCCGTTTACCGAGAACCGAGATAACTCTTACAGCGACACCGAGTCCGGGTTATACGTTCTTAAAATGGCGAATTATCACTGATTCTACAGAGGACACTCGAAACCCGACTCAATATTGGGTTGGAGACCACGACCTCGAGATACAGGCTATCTTCGAAAGAAACAGCGAATTAAGATTTACTCCGTCGGCTGTACAACTTCCGGCAACAGGTGGTATTCAGACAATCGTTGTTTCATCATCTAAGAAATGGGCACTTGACCCATTGCCTGAAGATTGGGCGAAAGTGACACCGTCATCAGGTGATGCCGGAGACACACCGATAAGAATTGAAATTGACCAACAAGGACAGTAATAAATTTTGATAATATGAGTAAGATAAACATTCACAGAGGTACGTTCCTCGAAAAGGAAGAGCTCACTCGGATGATGACATTCCTGAACGAGAAACCTGAAGTGTCGGCAATCTTTGCCGCTTCCCTCTCCTTCGGTTTGGTATCTCCTGGAGGAAAGGCAGGGTCAGCATTTAAGGTAACAGCGTCCACCACATTGGGAGCAATCAATATGGTGGGTGGTTACGTTATCGGTTCTGATTTGAAAGGATACCGAGTTGATAACCAGCTTGACTTCCCGATTCCTAACGACCAGAAGTATTACTGGCTGAAAGTCGGTCCCGATTCAAGAAATTACGAGAACGGATATGTTCAGGTAGATACGTTAGGAAACGTTTCGGGAACTGTTAATTTTCAAGGAATTGTTAGAGGGCAAAGCTCCGGAGTTCCTACTTGCGTTCGTTTCGTGAAGGATGATGGTTCCCAACCCCTGAACAATCAGGTCTATCAGATTGTGGACATCATCAATGCGAATAACATTGTTCTTTCGAGCGGTGTGGCGTTTCAGGCTGAAACTCAGCTTCGAGTTATCGTGCTGGGTAGCATACCGATGGGACGTCGTTTTACCGACGAACAGTTGGAAGGCTTATATACGTTTGACACGTATAAATTGACTCTCGTACCAGAGCCGTCAGAGGGCACTATGCCGCCAAAGGATGCTAACGAGTATTATATCGCACGTATCCGTAACAACGGTGGTTCGGTAACGATATTGGATGAAAGAACTCAATATTGGACGCTTGGTGGTTCAGGTGGTTCCGGTCAGACTTATACGATAACAATCAATCCGACTCCGGCTGATGCGAAAGTAATCATCGATGGTGTGGTTACAAACAGCGTGGAGGCGATTGACGGTCGTACTTTGATTTGGTCAGTATCTAAGCCAGGATATCTGACGAAGTCCGGCAACTATACTGTAACAGGAAAGAACGAAACTTTGAATATCGTTCTCGAGGAAGACCCCGACCCGATTCAAGACGTGAAGATTACTGTCAAGACGGCAAGCGGTGGAGTATCTCAGGGGGCTGTTTCAATTAACAATTCAGCGACGATAACGAAAGCCGAAGAGTCAATTTCCGTTCCTATGGGCACAACTGTACAGATATGCGCACAGGCTGTTCCTGGATACAAGTTTGCTGGCTGGCTGAAAGGTGGCGTGGCGTTCAACCAAACCGCAATTCAGGACGTTGTGGCTTCTGCTGATACTGTTTACACAGCTACGTTCGTAGAGGACACTCAGGCTGATTATTGGGACTTCGAAACTGCAACTTCAGACGGTGGCTCCGAACTGTTTACCGTACCGACTCAGGCTGGAACGGGTGAATATGAGGGTGTAATGGTTAAAGTCAAGGAGGATTGATATGCAACTGTACTATACGACAACAACTGGGGCAAATAATGAACAGCCGAATCCGGAACGTTCATTAGGAGGATTCAAATCCTCCACCCCTGTTTCAAACGATGACTTCAATAACTTGTTTGACGAAATATCGTTGATGACGATGAAGTCAGGAAGAGACGAATATCGTGCTATCGTTTTGAAGAATGAATTTCAGCAACCAGCTCGAAACATTACGATAAAGATAACACGTCCCGAGGATGTGATTTGTTCCTACAAATTGGCTATCGGAGAAATGAACGTCGTGAACAAATACAACCAGAAATCAATGGAAAATGTACTGTCCCCGAATAATAAACCATTCAGGGCAAAGTTCATTGATATGACGGAAGAGGCTGTCCTTGAGGTAGGGGATTTGAATCCTGGGGATGAGATAGGTTTGTGGTTCTGTCGACACGTCGATGTGGATGCCGCCAAACAGCAATATAATGACGTCTGTGAGCCAGACCCTAATGACCCGACCGGACGACGTTATAAACCTGTAACCCACCCCCAACAGGAGTCAATTGATGTGACGATAGATTGGGAGTGATGAAGAGGGGGTAAATCCCCCTCTTCCTAAATTAAAGACGATTATGCTGTATGATTATAACACTTCTCTAAAGATTGTCCTGCGGATATATGAATATCTTCAGGTGAGGGCAACAAAGGTCCAGCCGAGAACGATAAAGATGAATAAACCTTTACACCGTTCGACGGTTGTATCTTTTCTTGGTAGCCTTCCACCATCGGCAGGAGCGGATTTCATTTGGGATTTCTTATTGTTTCAATTTCACGTATATTCTTATCAGGAACACGAACTGAAACCTATGCCGAGTTGGTTTATGGGGAAAGAAGCGTGGAAACGTTGGAAGGAATATTCGGAGGAAGCGAAATGGCACGCAAAGGAGTGGGCAAGGGAAAAGGGGTTGAAGAATCCTGTGGCGTCTACGAATTATCAGCCTGTATCGGATGACGTGTTCAGACGGGAACGGCTGAGGATGTCAAGAATATCTGGTCCGAACTTTTGTGCTGCTAAATTTGGTGATAACCCGTATAATCCTGATGACGATATATGCTATTCATGTCCGTTCAAGAAAGACTGTGAAATGTTATTCGTAAAGGATAAGAGCGGGAAGAACCTATATCAAAAAGCGTCTGAAGCGGATAAAAGCGATGAGGAGCTGAAACAGCTAAACGGGACGCACGTTACATTAAGGGAAATATCAAGGATGACAGATTATGGCGAAGAATAACGAACCATTTCAGAACTGTAAAGAGTGCGGCAAATACCGTTACATCGTGAATAAGACGAAGTGCCTTTGTGACGACTGTAACTATAAGAGGCTCCACAAAGGGAAGTCCCGATTTGAGGTTCGTGCGGAAAGGAATAAGGCGAAGAAACCTAAACTCCGACCAGCAACGGGTGAATTGGCTCTCTTTAAGGAAATATGGGCGGAGCGTGCTCACGTGTGTACGCATTGTGGCGCAAAGCTCCCTGAGCCTCTAAAACCGATATATTTTAGCCATATCAAATCCAAAGGAGCATTTCCCGAGTTAAGGCTTGAGAAAACAAACATAGAACTCACGTGCCCAAAGTGTCATCAGGAGTATGAGTTTGGGACGAGAACATCGGTTTGTAAAGATGATATTTAATTAGTAAATTTGTAGCACAATGGATGAAAGAATAACAGGTATTCTCATGAGGCTTTGCTTACTGTTCGGGGCGAAGCGGTTGGCTGACCTCCTAATTGATGGGGGCAATAGCGAAACCGAAGAAAAGTTTATTGAATCTTTCAGCAAGTTCATTGAAAAACTTGAAAAGAAGTTCAATTCAAAATTGTTTGAATTTCATGACAGAACCCAACAGTCTGTCATCAAGTTTTATGTGATTCAGTGTCGTGCTGATATGACAATGGAGGGTGAGCCGACGATAGTGTTGAATGACTTTCCTTTGGGATTGAAAGGTGAGAAGAACCCTGTCTTGAACCTTGTATTGGTTTATGACGATGTTGAGGTTCGAGACCGAGATTTAGAAGACCTAAAGTTTATGATTTCATGATAGAAGGAGAAATATACTGTATAACGTGTTTGGCGACTGAAAAGAAGTATGTTGGTCAAACAATTTGTGGATATCGAAAACGGTATCGAGCTCACTGGGTAAAATCAGAAACTGGGCGCACAAAATTGTATGAAGATATGCGGAAATTTGGTAAGCATTTATTTGAGGTAAATCTTCTTGAAACAGTACATTCAGAAACAAAAGAGTCTTTAAAATCTGAACTTGATATCCGTGAAAAGTTTTGGATAGAAACTTTAAAAACTCGTGAAAGCGGATACAATTCAACTGATGGCGGAAGCGGATATCCGGGTGGACACTTTTCAGAGGAAACTCGAAAAAGAATGAGTGAGTTAAATACAGGGAAGAGGCTTCCAAAAGAAACTCGTGAAAAGATTTCAAAATCAGTTTCAGGAAAGAATCACCCCTTTTATGGGCGTCGACATTCTGACGAAACTCGTAGAAAGATTAGTGAGGCAAATAAGGGAAAGCCGTCTCCTAAACGAGGCAAGAAATTATCGGAGCTTCATAAGAAAGAATTATCAATTGCTCTCTCAAAGTATTGGGAGAATAAAAGGAAAATTAAATAAAAGACGATTATGGCAAAAAGTAATTTGAGGTACATCACGGTCAGTGATACCGAGACATCAGGTTTACCATCGAAAGGTGGAAAAGGAAAAGAGCCTGTATTAGCATTTCATGACATCTTGCTCATTGAAGTTGCGGCAGTTGTAATTGACATTTGGGACATGAAGATAGTCGAGGAGTTCGATGTTCTGATTAAGCCGTATGTCGACAAATATCAATGGTCGCCACAGGCAGAAGCCGTTCATGGGCTGTCGCAAGATAACCTGTTCAAGAATGGGGTTGATGTTAAAGAAGCATACAGGGGTTATGCCTCTATCCTGTCAAAATACAAGAATACAAAGGTTGGAGCCGTATTATGCGGACACAACTTTCAAGGCTTCGATATGCCGTTCATAGAGGAGATGTTCAAGTGGAATAAAGATGACGTCTATAACTATGTTCGTTGGGTTGAGGACACTCAGAAACTGGCGTATTACAGAGCCATTGAGCAAGAGAACTATAAACTCGGAACGTGCTGCCGACTTGAGGGGGTTGAATTGGTAGATGCCCACCGTGCGCTTATTGATACAAGAGCCAACGCTCTGTTGATGCTGAAGTACATTGAGCACATGAGAGGAACAGGTGGCTCGGCTGCTCCGACAATTTCATCGACAAGGAAAGAATCAAGATTCAGAGAAAAGTTCCAATTGGTATAAAGATATGATACATTTTAATGAAGATTTGAAACTATCATATAAACAGTTGGACACCGTCTTTTCTACTGCGTTCAACGTTATAGAGTCTTTACCACCTGTGGCTGTAAATCAGTTGATGAACGGCTATGGGGGTGATGTGGACGCACTCCTATCAGAAATCTTCATTCAGACAAATAATGTTCTTTCCCTAAATACTACTCTTGAGACTGAACGGCTTAACTACATTGACCAATTAGAGGAATCAATGGATGAGACATTAAAGGTTCAGTCGTACAACTATTTCAAAACGACTATGCTCCCTAACTTTCGCCAAGGTTGGAGAAATCTTGAGTGGGGGAACATGGTACAACTATATCCGAACAGTGCTTATCTTGCTGCTCGTTCTCACGGGAAGTGTTTCGCCAGAGGGACTCGTATCCTAATGGCGGACTTCTCCGTGAAGAACGTTGAAGACATTTATCCGGGAATGGAAGTCATGGGAATTGACTTTACTCCCCGAAAGGTATTGACTCGCCACATAGGTAGAGCACAGATGTTCAGGGTTGAGCAAGAGAACGGTATGCCCTATGCGGTGAACCGAGCTCACGTGATGTGTCTGTGGGATACGAAGAGGAAGAAATATGTTGAGATTGAAATGGGTCAATTTCTGAAGTATCCTGAAAAGAAACAGAAGCGGTTCCAAGGGTACAGGGTGTTCTCTTTTGATAAGCCTGTTTTAGAAAAGAGCAACATAGTAGTTTCACCGATAGGGGAAGAGTCTTATTATGGGTTTATGTGCGATGGTGACCACCTGTTTCAGTTAGAGGATGGAACCGTTGTTCACAACTCCTATGAGTTCTGTATGGCGTTTCCACTGTGGAGGCTGTATAGTTATAGACGACCAACGTTTATGAGACCTGACATTCCGGATAACAAGAATCGTCAGGAGACCTGTATAATCACCAATACGGAGAAGCTGGGTAAACAGCATATTGACAAGGTGGTTGAGGAAATTCGTGTGAATGAAGCGTTGGCAGCGAAGTTGAATCCTGGAGGAAAGGCTTCACTGGCAGCGACGAGTATAGAATGTGAGAATGGTACGAAGTTACACCTGCGTGGAAAGGACGGATTTATTCGTGGTCTTCACGTTGGGGCAGCGGTCAGCGATGACTTGCCTGACGAAAGTAGTATCTACTCACTGGAACAGCGTGAGAAGCTGAGAGACCTGTTTAAAGGTGCTATCACTCCTATCGTTGAGCCATATGGGTATAATCTCGTTGATGGTACACCGTATCAGCAGGAGGACTTATATGCCGAATTAAAGAAAGACCCAAAATTCAAGGTCTTTGAGTACCCTGCAATATTTCCGGACGGACGTCTGTTAGCTCCTGACCGTTTTACATGGAATAAGCTAATGGAGGAAAAACTGTCTCTGGGGACGATGGTATTCTCTCGTGAGTATCTTGTCGTACCTATTTCCGACGACAGTACGATATTCCCTTGGGAGATATTAAAGAGGAGTACAATCGGGATGGAAAACATCAGGTTGGTAGATAATATTGAGTCCTTCCCTATTAAGTTAGTACGGGTGGTGATTGGTTGTGACTTTGCCGTGTCAGGTAACGTTGGAGCCGATTATACCTGTTACACAGTTTGGGGGAAGGATATCCAAGGAAATTACTACCTGTTGCACATTTATCGTGAGAAAGGTTTATCCCATAACGAACAGATATCAAAGATTGATTTGCTGAACCGTGTGTTCAAGCCCAATGAGATAGTGGTTGAGAACAACGGCTTTCAAAGTATCTTGGCTGATATGTGCGTTCAAATGGGAATAAAGAATATCACGCCATTCACGACTACTTCCGGGAACAAAAAGGATTTGAGAACAGGATGGGCGTCGCTCGCAGCGTTATATGAGAGAGGAGCTATCAAGTGCCCGTATCATCCGGATACGAAGCAAAAAGTAGACCAGATGTTTGGGGAGTTCAATAGTGTTGCTTTCCGAAGCGACAAGGGAACTCTTGAGAGTATCAGTGGGCACGATGATACAGTATCTTCATCTTTCATGGCGATTAACAAGCTACGAGAGAGCACCGTTCTAATTAAAGTTGATGCAGTATAATTGAAATGAATATGGCAAAAAAGGTAGATGCAATACTCAGCCCGAATTTCGTAGAGGAAATGTTACGGCTGGCGTTTGCGAACAAACAGTTCGCTGCGTTGGTCGTAGATAACCTCGACTTGAGTAACTTCCCAAGAGAGTTGGGAGGCTGTAAAGCTATGCTGAAAGTTCTGTCCGACACGATGAAGAAGTCGGGTAACTTGGCAACGTTTGGTATGGTCGAAATGGCTTTTCCTTCTAACAAGGATGTTCTCAAGAAAATTGAAGATGTGAAAGCTATCAAGCTCCCTGAATATGACCCTATGGTCAGGCAACTTGAAACCTTTATTAGACGCCAGACATTCGTAGCTACTCAGCACGAGGTCGGGGATATGTATAATGAAGGAAAGCCGGAAGAGGCGATGCTTTTGCTGGAAAGAAGAATGGCGGAAATTAACGCTTTTTCTCTTGATAAATTTCGTGGGAAGTTTTCCCGTGTGTACAGGGATTTCTATCGTAACATAGGAACGGCACAAATGAAAGCCGAGGACGAAACTCGTCGGGCAAAGATACCGACAGGAATTTCAACGATAGACGAACTGACTGACGGTGGTATTCCCCGACAGGATACTGCATTGATTATTATGCGCTCCGGAGTTGGTAAATCAACCGCTCTGAAATACTTTTCGTGGTACAATACATCAATCGCCCATAATCACTGCCTTCACTTTCAGTTAGAGGGTGGTCGTGAAGAGTGTGTGGTAAAGTTTGACCAAATGCTCGCGAACACTACCTATTCAAAGATAATGAGGGGTGAAATCACCGATGAGACACGTTCACGAATATCAGCTCTCATCAAGAGGGCAGCAACCGTGAACTCCGATATTGACGTGTATGCTTCTGAAGAGATGATGGACATGACGATAGCGGATTTGGTACAGGCGATTGAGGACTATAAGAAAGAGTATGGTTACTATCCTGACTTGATATGTATCGACTCGCTTGACCTGTTACTGTCGGGGGAAAACAAGAAGATAGACTTCGACCCCAGCTTTCTCAAATACAGGTTACAGAAGTGTGCCCAACGGCTCAAGGATATTGCGAAGAAGTATGACTGTGCGGTGATAACAGCTACTCAAACAGGGGATGTCCCCTTCGAAGTGTGGAATGACCCAACACGAGTAATCACTCGTCAGAATACAGAGGGCGACCGTACACTTATCAAGCCATTCTCATTCGTGTTCACGGGTAACATAACTATCGAAGAAGGAAAGAAGAACATCGCTCGTATCTATTGTGATAAACTCCGTAACTATAAGAACAACGGAATTATCATTCGTATTCCTACCAATTACGAGAATGGCTTCTTCTACGATATTTCACGTTCAACAACTGAAGAGGCGGTTCTCGATATGTCAGCTCTTGACAAGTTGGAAAGCCGTCGTTCTAAGAAGGGAAACGGTGAGTCGGCTGTTGGGGAGCGAAAGGAGCGAGTAGAGATAGCTCCAGGAGTATTTGGTACAAAGGTAGTGGGCGAGGGGGAAAGTGTCCCGCAAGAGCCAAAAGAGACGTTAAATAAGAAGCAAACAAAACAGTCGTTAAAAGAATATTTATCGGCAAAGGGAGCTCAGGAGCCTGAAAAGAAACCTGTCCCCCGAAGAAAATAATTTCGTTATGAGGTACGATAAGGAACAAATAATATCGGATTTCAACCTGACTCCGTTCGGTTCACAGGGGTGGCTCACAAACAAGGACATGGAATGTCCGTTCTGCGGCAAGGCAGGGAAGTGGGGTATCATCTTCAACATGAACGGAGTCGCGACGTTCCACTGTTGGAAGTGTCCGAGAAAGGTGTCCGTCTATGAGTTCTTAAAGAAGCTCAACCGGACTGACCTTGCGAAACGCTCCTATACAGTTAAGCCGAATGAACTTGACACGTGTCCTAAGATTGGGGAAGACTTTCAAGGGGAAATGTCGAATTGGATGAAAGAGGGTGAAGAAGTGGCTGAACAGGAAGAGTTGAAACCTGTTCATTTGCCATTACGTCTGAAACCGTTGGAGGATGATGAGTATCTAAACAATCGTGGATTCCAGCCTGAGCATTATGCGGAGTTCGAACCGTCCTACACAAACACACCATTGGAGGCGAAGCTGAAGAACTTCATTATTTTCAAAATGAAGATTGATGGTGTGTGCGTGGCGTGGTGGGCACGAAGTAGGTATTCAAAAGAATGGCATAAAGAAAATCTTGAGGCATACAAGCGTCATGAAGCTGATTTGGTGCTACGTTACAGAAACTCGGAGAATAACTTTCAAGACCTGTTAGGGGGTTGTGATGAAATAATCAAGGGGAAGACTGAGACGGTGATAATCGTTGAGGGCATTTTCGATAAAGTGAACATTGACAACCTGTTAGGTCTTCAGCATTTAGATGATATCAAGTGTTGCTTTACGTTCGGGAACAATATCGGTCAAGGACAGATTAACATGATGCGTCGTAAAGGTGTTAAGACGGTTATCCTGTTATACGATTTTGGAACTATAAACGAGAGCAAAGACTCGGCATTAAAGATGCGGGAGCTATTCGACAGAGTGTATGTGACAGCGATAAGGAAGCCAGGAATAGACCCTGGAAATATTGATTTAGAATATCTTGAAGAAGTCTTGAGGGGTGCAGTTGACCCGATTAGCTTCTTTTATAATAAAGTCGAAATAAAATTATGAGAAGTATGGACAAAGTTAAAGAAGAAGCCTGTGCACACGGAAGGACAGAGAACAAACATCGTTCGTTCCTAACCAGCTTGCAGTTAGAGTATTTGACTCACAAACTGCGGTCGGTTATTTATCAGAATCAGACGTATGCAAGTGTTGCAGCGGATATAGCTGCTAAGAAACGTGCAAAGATTGAGGAGCTGAGTGCGAAGTTCCACGTTGATACAATATTCACTCCAGGATATAATGTATCAGAGTTTATTGAAAGGAATTTCTGGCAACCGTATGGCTTGCCTCTATTTCAGTACAAGGATGATGAACAGCGTCGAGTTCAAGGGAATTATGACAAATGGTATATTCTTTACAGAGGAACGCAAGTGATGTACAAAGATGAGGTTATGGAAGTAGTATGTAACAATCCGTCAACGGAGACTTTAAAACTTCGAGGCTCGAAAGGAGAATATTCCGTTAAATATATACAGATATCTTTAATCAACAATTTCAAATTTATTTAAAAGATGAAACTGAAAATCGTAAACAAGAGTGGGAATGCGCTTCCCGAGTACAAAACTCCTGACAGTTCAGGAATGGATTTAAGAGCTTATCTTCCGGAAGGCTCAATCGTGTTGAACCCTATGGAAAGAAAAGTCATTCCGACTGGGCTGTACATGGAAATCGAACCCGGACACGAAGGACAAGTTAGACCTCGCAGCGGTTGTGCCGTGAAACAAGGTTTGACCGTAATCAATGCTCCCGGAACAATCGATGCTGACTATCGTGGGGAAGTAGGTGTTCCGTTGATTAACCTGTCGACAGAACCACAAACAATCGAGAATGGTGACAGAATTGCCCAAATCGTCTTTGCTCCGTATGCAAAAGCCGAGGAAGTTGTCGAAGTTTCTTCAGTCGAAGAACTCACTGACACTGAGAGAGGTGCGGGTGGATTTGGTCATTCCGGCAAAAAATAATTTCGATTTTTCGGGGAGAAAATCAAACCTTTTCGAAAATTTCCAGTTATATTTGTAGCGAGATAAGTGATAAAACATCACAGAAAAACAATTTTAATAATTAAAAGTAAAAACGATTATGGCAAGTAATGCATTAGCACTTCGGATGAAGTACAGAAAGTTCGATGCTGAAAAGCTCGAAGAAATCATCAATGATGAAAACTCAAGTGAATTGGAAGTTAAGGTAGCTCAAGAGTTCCTTGACAAATTAGGTGGCGAAACCGCTCAAGAAGAGGAAGCTCCTAAGAAAGCTCCAGCCAAGAAAGTCGCTGAAAAGAAAGCTGACAAAAAGGCTGCTCCTAAGAAAGCTGCGAAAGAAGAGGCTGCTGAAGACCCCGACCCTGAAGACGGTTCACCCGAAGCTGCTATGAAGCGTCAGAACAAACGCAATTCAACTTATCAGTCTGAAGAACAACTGACTCCGGAAGAGGAGGCTCGTTTGGCTGAGGCTGAGGCTGAGTACGAAGAACGTCAGAAAAACCGCAAGACTCCGTCGAAGTCTGATAAAGGTATGAAGAAGGAAAAGGCAGCGAAAGCTGACAAGACTCCTCGTGAAACCAAACGTCAGAACTTGGAAGAGTCAGAAGAAATTCCGGGAATGAAAGTTGGCTCTCAGGTGAAACTGAAAGGCGAAGACGCTGTTGGTGAAATCACACGTCTGTACAAATCCGGTGATGGAAAAGAGAAGTGTATGGTGAAGTTCGGTGACGACAAGCCTATCAAGAAACGTGTTACAGCTCTTGAACTGGCTGAGGAAACCAAAGCTGCTCCCGCAAAGAAAACTCCAAAGAAGAAGTAATGGTAGACGGGGAATCCATAGTATTGGTGAAGGGAATTTCAGGGAGCGGTAAATCCACAAGGGTTTATCTCTTCCTGGAGTTCCTGGAATCATTAGGTATGAAACTCCGTCCGTATAAGTTTACAACTCTTGACGGAAAGGAAAAGGAAGTCGGAGTGTATTCTGAAGACTTTAACATGGTGTTCGTAGGGAAGTTCTACGAGAACGGTGGTATCAAGCGTTGGCAAGGTTACGACAGTATGACGTCGCGACTGTGCAAGGCTGAGGGACTGTCTCACTTCCTGAAGGAAACCTCAAAAGCAGGACATGGAGTATTGATTGACGGTGCGGGAACAACCGTATCGTGGCGACTACGTCCCTTGGATTTGTGTGGTGAGAGTGAATTCACTAACATTCTTCACGTTCGGTATGATTACCGAGATGACCAATGGGATGAATATTGTGCTCGTATAGCATACAGGTCTGGCGAGCCTCCTAAGGGGGATTGCATGTGGCGGAAGCACCGTACCTTTATGCACGATTACGAAAAGGCTGTAAGAGAAGGAAAAGAGGTGAATGAAGCTGGCGGCAATGTAGTGTTACACGACCAGCCGTATGATGCTCCCGTGTGGGACTTGGGGGTTCACATCTTGAACTTTTTCGAACTTCAGGATTTGTGTGACGATTTTGTAGCTTTTTGTGAGGCTTCAGATTATATTGAAAGAAACTCTTTTGAAACGTTTGAGAATGGCAAAAAAGGAAAGTAAATTCGTTCCCGTTCCTAACGATAATTTCAACCATTATTTGTATTGGATATGCGAAAGAATGAATATCTTTTGGAAGAAGTACAATGGACAGGTTGGACCATGGACAGACGATGAAATACTTCGGAACTTTAAGTTCACGAATGTATATCGATGTCTTGACCGTGTGAGTCAATACCTGTTGAGCCGTGTAATCTACAATGGTAAACAGTACGAACCCGAAGATATGTTCTTTCGCATATTGCTTTTCAAGCACTTCAATAAGAATGAGACGTGGGATTTACTCGAGAAGGAATTTGGGGATATCACCTATGAAACAGGCTTGGAGAATATTGCGAAGTTTCTTGACAAGGTTGTTGATGGCGGAGATACGATATATGGCAATGCCTATATCGTGAACTGCTTCTTCTATCAATATCCCGAATATAAACATATTACAGGGATGAGCAAGCATCGTGCTCACTTTCGTATCTTCGAAGATGAAATCTTTCAGAACGGACACTTGTATGACTTCTTAGAGGCGAAGACCTTTGAGGACTTGTATTGGGTATTCCGTAAGATGAAGATATATGGGGACTTCACGGCTCAGCAATATTGTATCGACCTGAATTATTCTCCGCTGTACAACTTCAGTGAGAACGATTTTGTAATCACTGGTCCAGGCTCTTTAAAGGGGATTGGATGGACATTTGACGGAGCGTCGGGGAAGCGTTATGATTATGTGGGAGTAATCAAATGGGTTCACGAAAATTTCGAAGAATTGATGGGTAACTTTTGCAGGGAAACAGGTATGAAGTGGAATCCGCTGCCTTGGGAGCCTGTACTTACTTTGACAAATCTACAGAATTGTTTCTGTGAGACAAGTAAGTTTGCCAAGGGATTAGGTGCGTCTTTCAACAAAGGAAGAAACGAGCGTATCAAACACACCTACGAAAAGAGCCCAAAGAGGATTGAGTTCGTGTTCCCTCCTAAATGGAATGCGGTTCTCCCCGAGCCAGGAAAATTTATTGTTGAATAATTAAAAAGAAACTTATGTATTTTCAAGCAGAAAATTTGAGTAGTGCTCTCGTAATGCTGTGTAAAGGACTCATGGAGAGCGGAGTCGATGTTACCCGAAGAGGGTATCAGTGTCGGGAGTTTCCCGGAGCAGTATTGGTTGAAATCATCAACCCGACTGACCGCTATGTTCGTGTGCCGGAGCGCAAATGGAATAAGACACTTGGCTGGATTGAAAGCCTGTGGCTCGCTCGTGGAGATAACAGTTTGGAGATGCCTGCCAGCTATGTGAAGAATCTTGTAAACTTCTCAGATGATGGTAAGTTTATGAGAGCTGGATATGGACCCAGAATACGTCGTTACGGGGACAATTTTGAGTCGATGGTAACATTGTCCGGACAGTTACTTCCACGCCAGTATAAGAATGGCAAGGCAGACGATAACGGTCGTCAAACTAAATTGCGGAAGCCTACCACGTATCAGAACGTGACTGACCAGTTACGTTTCGTGATTGAAAAGTTTAAACAGGATATTGACACTCGTGAGGCGGTAATCACTATTCACGACCCTATCTCTGACAACTTCAATGGAAACATGGAAGACGGTGAACAGGCTCCAATTCTCCTCACAAAGGATACTCCCTGCACACGGTCAATTCATTTTATGATTGTGGGTGGAAAGATGAACTGTTACGTTGATATGCGCTCGAATGACCTGATTTGGGGGTTCAGTGCGGTGAACGTGTTCAACTTTACATTGATGCAGGAGTATGTTGCAGCGATAGTGGGCGTGCCTGTCGGCAAATACTACCACAAGGCAGACAATCTTCATGTCTATAAGGACTTTATTCCGTTGGCTGAAGAAATCGCTAAAAGAGACGTAAATTCGTATCCTTCCGGAGTGAACTTTTCCTACCAGACTACGTTTACATCATTGGATGGGTTCGACAGGCTTATCGACCAGTTATCACGATACGAGGAACTGTGCCGTTGCGGAAACTTTGACGAAAAGGAACTGAAGGAAATGCTCAATGAGTTTACCGATGAAATGTTTCTTGACTGGGCAAAGGTCATTTATCGTTATTGGACGAAACAGGTTGTTGAGTTCAGAAACCCGTTACTGAACGAACTGTTCATCGGGTAAAGAAACAAAGTATCAAATTAAAGACGATTTCGTATGAATTACAAGAAAATTGACATTCTGTTAGGAATGAAAGACATCCAAAGGTTGCCTAATACCCCCCATCATCGGGGGTACAACCTTTTGGAACACGGGTTGGTCGTAGGTATGTTATTCCGTTGGTTTGCCTCAGAAGAGGACGTTGCTTACGACATAAATGTATTCGACAAGGTATTGCTCCACGATTATGTTGAAAGCGTAACAGGCGACCTCAATGCCTGTGTAAAGAAGTTCAATGATAACACGGCTTCGGCATGGGATATCATTGAATGGGAAATCTGTCATGGTGACCCAAATCTTCTTCCCTATTCTGATGAGTCAATCAAAGAGACGATGACGGAACTTCAATACAAACTGTTTAAGATGTGTGATTATCTTGACTTATGGATATTCTGCCGGAATGAACAGGCTCTTGGAAACACGTCAGCGAAGCTCCTAACTTGTATCAAAAACTGTGAAGAACTGTTGGGCAGATATTCCGAGAATTGGAAGCTGTTTAAGAGTATTCAAAAATTCATGAATCAATATGAGCCGTAAAGGAAAGATATATGGATTGGTAGGGGTTATCGGTAGTGGTAAGTCTTACAATGCAGAAGCACTGATGGTTGGTGCTGCCTGTGAAGAGCGTCCTATGATTATGGGGGATTTCAGTGAAGGCATTCGGAGAACGTTGATGGAAATCTTAGTAGGAGAGGACAAGCGAATTGACTGTACGTCTAAGGAATACGCTGACTGGAAACGGTTGAGCAGTAGTGTTTTTATTCCGTTCAAGCCGGAAGCCGATGGTCCGAATATCTTGGATACTACATTGGTGGACGGTCGTAACCTGTTACAGCGTACTGGGGAATTCCTCAAGAAGTTAGCTGGCGAAGATGTGTGGGCACGTTGGACGGCAAACTATGTAGCTAATCTTTGGGCAAAGATGTCTGAAAGCGAGGCTCACGACTGTGATATTGTATTTGGTTCATTGCGGTTTGACTGTGAAGCGGAAGCACTGTTCAAAGTGGCTGAAACGACAGGGAAGGAAGTTCAGATTATTTTCTGTGACTTTCACTCAGATTCCTATGAATTGAATGACCATGTTAGTGAGAAGTTCGCTCAACACTTTATCGGCTTGGGCTGTAAGGATGGTGACGATATAACTCAACTTGTTAAGGAGAAAATCAATGGATAAATTCAAGAAATATCTGGAGAAGAATTTTATGGACTTTACCCCTGTTTCAGACTATGTGGTTGAGATAGGGGAAAAGACCTTTGAACTGTATCAACCAGCCTACGATGGTGCGCTGTTTGATGACGGGTTCAACTTTGTAGGAATCCCAGCCGACCCGAACCGAAAAGGTTCCGGAGAGGAAACAGTTGAAACGGCTTGCGATTTCTATGCGTTCAGTTTTGGAGGAGTTTACTATATGCTCGCCAAAGGTAAAGAGAACGACGTGAAACTGACACGGCTGAAATATGTTGGGTCAGCAAAGCAAGAGATTCCTACTCCGGTGTTCCTTGGTGTTCATGGTCAATATGAAATGATGTCCGGCACAGGAACTTATGCCGACTGGTGCAAGAAGGCAAAGTTCTTAGGAGTTCACACGTTGGGAATCTGTGAAAAGAATTCGTTGGCTGGTGCGCTGAAGTTTCAAGCCGAGTGTCAGAAGAACGGTATCAAGAGCGTGATAGGTATGGAGTGCGTGGTGTATGACCAGCCTCGTGACTATCGCTTTACTGTCAAGGTGTACGCTCGGAATGAAAAGGGTTGGCGAGATTTGCTTACTATAAACAAGTTCATCAATTGCGATAATCCGAAGTATATTGGTCTCGATGACTTCAATGCTATCACGAGAAATAATGATGACTTGATATTGTTTCTTGACCCGAAGACAACCGACTATGACAAGTTGAAAGACTTGAAAGTAGACGCAGCCGTGTATCAGCTTGACCCGTGCGAATACGTTGAGAACAGCCGTGATGAGTGGTATCTTAAGAACCTGAAGAAGTTTTTTCTTGATAGAAACTTGTTAGCTGTTCCGTCAGTAGATGCGTGGTATCTTGACGAGGAGTACAGTTGTATCAGACCTCGTCTTCAAAGTATTGGTGGGACAACTGCCTACGATAGCGACAATCAGTATTTCAAAACGAACGATGAACTGTTCCTTGAAATAGCAGCGATGTTCCCTGATACCGATGAGGGGTTCATGGACGTGTACAGCCGTTTCACAGAGGGGTTGGAGTTCCTTGAAAATATAGCTGAGGCGATTACCTTTGTAATCGATGTTCAGAAGCGACACTTGCCCCACTATAAGATGACGGAACAGGAAGCGAAAACTTATGAAACAAATGAAGACCTCTTTTGGGCTCTTATAGCCGACGGTCTTGACCGTCACCCAGACCTCATTGAGGATTGGGGTGAAGATGTTATTATGGAGCGAATAGACCGAGAGGTGGGCGTTATCAAGTTAGGTGAGGCAATTGATTACTTCCTAATTACTTGGGACATTATCAATTGGTGCCATCGTAATGGGATTATGACGGGTATCAGTCGTGGTTCCGCAGGTGGCTGTCTTGTTTCCTACCTGTTAGGGATTACGAAGTTAGACCCGATGAGATACGACCTACTCTTTGAGCGTTTCCTGAATGCAGGACGTGTGAAAGTATCACTCCCTGATATTGACTGCGACTATCCAGGTGAAGACCGACCTCGTGTGAAGAAGTATATGGAAGAACGGTACGGCTGGAAACAGGTATGTTCCGTGGGAACGTACAGCGCATTGCAGCTCCGTGCAGCGATTAAGGACATGGCTCGTGTATATGGGTTAGACTTTCAGGAAACAAACGAAATGATGAAGCTCTTTGACGTGAAAGACAGGAAGCCTGAAGACCTGTTCAAAATAGCCTGTGCGCATTCACGGGTGAAGAACTTTGTTATTGAGCATTCTGACCTGATTAACGAGGTGATGCTCATCATGCCAGCTCCTAAGGCACAGTCAATTCATGCCTGTGCGATGATGGTATTCCCGGAGGAACATGATATGTTTCATTGGGTTCCTATTCGTAAGAATGGAGATGAGTATGTAACCGAGTGGGAAGGTGGTGAAATGGACGCAGCAGGGTTCCTGAAAGAGGACGTTCTTGGGGTGAAACAGTTTGACAAGTTCCAAGACATGGTACGCTTGATAAAGGAGCACGAGAATGTTGATTTAGACATCTTCAGTGTACCGTTGGATGACCCCGAGGTGTACAGGTATTTCAAGAATGGTTGGAACGAGGATAACTTCCACTTTGGTAGCTCCGGTCTGACAGGTTATTGTCGACAGATGAAGCCTGACAATATTGAAGACCTTATCGCTGCTATTTCGCTATATCGCCCAGGAGCGATGGAGAACAACTTCCATAACGAATATGTCTTGCGTAAAGAGGGTCAGAGGAAAGTTGAGTATTTCACAGGTACAGACAAGATTCTGAACAATACTTATGGAGTGTTTGCCTATCAGGAACAAATCATGCAACTTTGCCGTGAACTTGGGGGATTGTCGTTGGTAGAAGCCGATGACGTTCGTAAAGCGATGGTGAAGAAGAAGTATGAGGCTCTCCAGCAATATAAAGAACGGTTTATCCCGTATTATCGTGATAACTACGGAGTCACGCAGGAATACAGTGAAAAGGTATGGGACGCTATTGATAAGGCTTCGACGTACCTGTTTAACCGAAGTCACGCTGCTGCCTATGCGATAACAGGCTATATCTCTCAGTGGATAAAAGTTCACTATCCTATTGAATATTGGTCGGTTGCGTTTAAGTATGCTCAGGAAGCCGACTATTCCCGCTATATTGCGGAAATCAATAAGACTGGTGTCTGTACGGTACGACCTGTGGATATCAATATATCGGAAACCGATGTTATTATCAACTTTGAGGAGAAAGCCTTGTATTGGTCAATTACAGGGGTCAAACAGGTCGCAGAAAAGGCTGCAACTCAAATTTTAAAGGAACGTACAGAGAACGGTCAATATTGGTCGTTAGACGACTTCATCACCCGACACAAATGGAAGGGTTCAGCCGTGAACAGCCGTATCATCAGAAACCTGATATTGGCTGGTGCGTTTGACCGTCTTGAGGGGGTTGAAGCCCCAGCTCAGCGAATAGACCTGTTGGTTAGTTTCCTCGGCTCAACTAAGAGTGCCGTCAAAGAAGACGACGCTGTATTGACAGGAGCGGACTATCATGCGAATGACGCTTGGTGGTGGGGATTACTTCAAAAGAAACTGTCGGGGTTGGCGTTCTTTGATTATCAGGCTCTTTATGACAGGTTTAAAGACGAGTTCCCTGATATGTATGAATACCAAGGAATGGAAGCCTGTCTCAATACGGAATATCTGCCGAACAATGGGTATGTCGTTGTTGCAGGATTTATTGCCGAACTCGAGGTGAAGAAGACAAAGAAAGGTGATACGATGTGTCGCTTGATATTAGAGTCAAACTACGAGTTCCTGGAAGTAATTATCTTCCAACAGGAATATGAACAGTTAGAGCCGTTATTGTCTTGTGGTAGAGCGAACCTTATTCTTATGAATGGCTCACTATCTTATGATAAGAGGAAAGAAGTGAATGTCCTGAGAGCGAACTACGAAACGAATATCGTTACTTTAACGTTATAAATTTACGAATTTAAAGAAGAACAAAATGGAAATTCTTGTACATTTCAATGACGTCCCCGTGACGCTTGTTACTAATGGATTCGAGGAAACTGTCGACATCGACAAATTGACCTCAATTGATTATAGTAACTTATATGGCGAAGCCGTGACAGTCAGCGCACTCCTGAATAAAGTAGGGTTGCTGCGTGCGGAAGCCGAGCGTGCCGTGTCAGAAAAGAAGCTCGAGAAAGAAGTTTACGAAGCCGACATGAAGAAAGGTTGGCGACGTGAGGCGAACCGTAATGGTGGAAAGTTCACTATCGAAGATGAAGAAATCAAGCTGTCAGAAAAGGCTCTTGATGAGGCTCTCCTACTTGATGAAGATTACCAGAAACTTTGTCTGGAATACATTGAGGCGCAAAAGAACTTCAGTGTCCTTGACGCTCTTCAGTGGTCGGTGCAAGACAAGTCAAAGAAGCTGAATAACCTCCTCAAGCCTGTTACTCCCCAGGAGTTCCTAAGCGAGCTCGTAGAGGGGAAGGTAAACAGTTTCTTGATTGCGAAGAAAGGGTTTAAATAAAATTTTTCTGAAGATTTTCGGGGAAACTCTTGTATAATTCGAATCAATCCATTACCTTTGTATCATCGTTAAATCATTAAACAATTTAGTTATGGCAAAGAAAGCAACTCAACCCAGCGTTTCAGAAGAATTTAAAGGTTATATCCAAGTAACAGAGGATTTCTACCTTAAACAAGTAGAGGCACACAGAACGTCTTATGACGTGTATCAGTTAAAGAAGTCAGACAGTCCGAGACACCCAAACGGAAAGATGGATGATATGGCTTATGGTTGTTCACTTCCCAGAGCTCTTCAACTGATTGCCCACGCAAAGGCTGGACAGGATGCAACTGACATCCTCGAGCTCATGGAAACTATAAAGAGTTATGAGGAGAAATTCCTCGAAAACGTTACAAGAATAGTGAAAGAATCAAAATAATTATTCATATTTTAAATTTCATTTGATTATGGCATTCGACCGTTCAAAGTACAAAGCTGCGTCTCTCTCCAAAGTGAGTGAGACGGTTCAGCAAACCAAACAGTTCGACACCTATTTTGGTGGTAAAGGTGATTATGCACAATTCTGGAAACAGAAAGACGGAATCACAGTGAAACGAGTTCTTCCGGCTCATGAACCAGGAGACTCTCCGTATGTTCCTATGCTCACAGCGATGCTGAAATGCGAAGTTGATGATAAGGACAAAGACGGAAACGTAATCGGCAAGAAAATTGCTAACAAGAAAATCTTCTTGGCTACTCTTCACGGTGGGTATCCCTACGATATCATCGAGGAGTATATCAAACGTGTCTACGAACAGGCTGAACAACTTCAGGACAAAGATGAGCGTGCTCGCTTCCTGAACCCGATTACGGGTTATCGTATGGGTGGCAAGAACGGTACATGGGTTCCCGGAATTCGTCCGCAGCTTGAATACGTGTATTATGCGCTCATTGAAGGAAAGATTTGGCGAGACAGCCTGAAACCGAAACAGATGGAAGCACTGAACAAAGAGTCTGCCGACCTTTGTGCCCAGAACGACACCGCTGCTGTGGATATGTTCAGCGACCCGTCAACTGGCTTCCCTATTCAATGGAGTCGTGGAAAGGACGACAATAACAAGACAGTGGAAACACTGAAATCGTTGCCGTTGAAAATGGGTCAGACTTGGGAAGACTACTTTGACAAGAACGCTGTTCCTGACAAGGTATTGGAAGAACTTGACGGTCTTCCCAGCCTCCAGAAACTGTACGTGGACTGCTATACGAAGAGGGACTTCGATTATGCTCTTGATGGTCTGAAGCGTTTCGACGATGCTAACCAGTATCAGATTTTCGCACAGGATGACTTCCTTGACATGATTGAACAACTTCAGGAAATGGTAGAGGAAAAGACAGGCGACAAACCGTCTGGTGCTGATGACCTACCTTTCGGTCCGAGCGAAGAGGAAAAGAAACCTGCTGCAGCTCCCGCTTCTAAGAAAGCACCAACAGCCAAGGCTCCGGCTCCCGCACCGAAGAAAGCCGCAGCGAAAAAGAAACCTGCCGAACCTACTCCGGAAGAGAAACTGAAAGTTGTCAATGAAGAGTTCATTCGCCAGTACGGTGAAGGATACGAAGAGTTGGAGCTTGAGGGTGAAGAACTTGAAGAGGCTTATCAGCTGGCTGTCAAACACGAAGACCTCGGATACGACATTGAACACGTTCCCGGATGGGATGGTTCCGACGACGGTGATGGGGGTGATGACAACGGTGGGGAAGACCCTGACGATAGCGGTGACGCTGGTGACGACCCCGAACCAGAAGATGAAACTCCGGCTCCCGGAGTAAAAGCTCCAGCCGACGCTGGTAGCGCATCTGGTCAAAGTGCCATTGACCGTATCCGTGCTATGCGTGCGAAGAAAAAGTAACATTTGATTCAGGTACAGAAAGAGAGTCCAAGCGTTATACACTTGGACTTTCATTTTAAATATTTCGACAATGAATAAAGAACCAATCGCAATAATTAGTACAGACAAACATCTTCAGGAGTCGAATGCTGTTGAACTGCTTGATATAGCAGAACAGGAAATAGCATTAGCTCAACGGATGGGGGTCTCGGTTGTAATTTGGCTCGGTGACATATTCGACTCCAGACTAAGCCAGCGTCAGGAACTTCTCACCTGTCTAACAGAGATGATTGAACTGTACAGCGCATCCGGCATAACAATCTATTGTATTCCTGGAAACCATGACAAGACGGATTATGAGTCTGACGAAAGTTTCTTGACCCAGTACAGGTATCACCCAGGATTCAACCTGTTTGAAGTTCCTACGACTATTGAGATACAGGGTGTGGAATGTCATTTTGTTCCATTTTACAGTCAGGATATTTGGCTTGAGAAGTTTGGGGAGCTTCCTACTCCTCATTCAAAGAAATCAATCTTATTCAGTCACACAGCCGTACAGGGTTCTATCAATAACGATGGAAAGGTAGTGAACAACCGTATCCCGCTGAACCTTTTCAAGAAATATGGAAAGGTGATGTTGGGGCACTATCATGACGCTCAGCAACCAGGAGCCAACGTGTTTCACCTTCCGAGCACTCGCCAGAACAATTTTGGGGAGAATGAGGAAAAGGGGTTCACGATATTGTACGATGATACTTCCTTCGATTTTGAAAAGGCATCTTTTGTTCCGTATAAGGAGATAAAGGTTGATGTCCTTAAGACCTCAAAGGACGAGCTCCTAAAACTCGCTAAAACGAACACAGATGGCGTCAATGTTCGGATAACACTTGTCGGAGACCAACAGGCTGTAAAGGCAGTGAATAAAAAGGTCTTCACGGAACATGGTATTTCGGTGAAGGCAAAATATACGGACGTGGAAGTTACGGAGTCGGAAGAAGCCGAAGCCGTTCAGGAATTAAGCGGTACGGACATAGACGAAAAGTTCAAAGCATTTTGCGAAGAAAAAGGCTATGACCATGCTGAAGGATATGAACTATTAAAACAGATAATGAAATGGCAGGAGTAGAAGATTTGGTGAACTCGCTACAAAAGAAGTTCGGAAAAGAAGTAGTGGCGGGAAACAATCAGCAAGGAGTCGAGTTCGTGTCGTCAGGGAGCTTGTCGTTAGACTTGGCTCTCGGTGGCGGATACGCTCTCGGACGTATTATTGAACTGCGTGGGTATGAATCCTCAGGAAAGACCACGTTGGCTTTAACAGCCTGTAGAAACATTCAGGAACAGACGGGCAAGGCTGTTCTCTACATTGACCGTGAAAATGCTATTGACATGGATTATGTAGAAGCAATTGGAGTGAATATTTCTCCCGAGATGTTTATTCTTTGCCAGCCTGGAGTTGCGGAGGAGTGTCTCGAAATTATTCGGGAAGCGATTAAGTCAAAATCAATCGGTGCTATCGTTCTTGATTCCGTGGCTGCGATGTTCCCTAAATGTTATCTTGAGGCTGATGTGGGTGATGCTAAGATGGGTGTGCTTGCTCGTCTTATGGCTACATGGCTTCCGGGAGTAATTGGTGACATCAAGAAGAACAATCAGTTGATGATATTCATTAATCAGTATCGTGACAAGATTGGTGTGGTGTACGGTTCACCGAAGACAACTCCCGGAGGAAAGGCTCTCGGCTTCTATTCATCACAGGTGCTTGACATTGCGAAGTCGGGTGTGGTAGGTGACAGAGGTGAAGAAGTCGCTAATCATATCAAAGTAAAGGTGGAAAAGAATAAGGTCGCGCCTCCCTTGCGGAAAGCTGAGTTCGACATTCGTTTCGGGGAAGGAATTGATAAGGCTTCAGAGCTGTTATCAGTTGGCGTGGAACGAAACGTTATTGAGAAGGCAGGGTCGTTCTTTAAGTACAAAGGAAAGACACTTGCACAGGGAGCTGAAAAGGCAAGAGAGGTTATCTTGAATGACCCCGACCTTGCTGAAGAACTTGAAGAATTAATCACCCAAACAATTTAGTATGGAACTGACCTATTTACGTTTGAAGAATTTCTTATCGTTCAAGGAGTTGAAACATAAATTCCTGAACGAGCCTGTCTTAATCAAGGGAAAGAACTTGACTGAGATTGAATCAAAGGAAACAAACGGAGCAGGGAAGAGCACAATGGAGGCTGGGATTGCGTATGCAATCCTGGCAAACTCCTTGAAAAAACAGACTCTTGACAGAGACTTGATTTTGTGGGGAGAGGAGGAAGCTGACATTTGGCTTGACATTTACTGCCCGATAAGGAAACAGACGCTGAACATACACCGGACTCTCAGACAGAAAGGTTCAGCGACGTTGGAGCTTATGCTCAATGAAGAAGAGGGTTCGGTACAGTTTGCAACCGTAAACGATGGAAACGCTTACATCCTGAAATGGATAGGTATTTCAGCGGAAGACCTGAAGAGTTTCTATATTCTGAATAAAGAGAACTTCAAATCATTTGTGAGTTCCTCTAATACGGACAAACTTTCACTCATCAACCGCTTCATCAAAGCTGAACAGTTAGATGATGCGGACAATGTAATTAAAGAGAAGATTAAGCCGTTACAGGAAAAGCAACAAGCTGCCGAGGCAAAGGTTCACACGATAGAGGGTGAATTGAGCGTCTACACGGGACAGTTGGCTGCGGAGCGGGAACGTAATCTTGAGGAGGAACGACAATCGCTTATAGAGCGTATTGAGAGCCGAATTGACCAAGTCCTGTTGGATTACGACAAGGCTGAGGAATCAATCAAGAACTCAAAGCTGGCTATCAAGTTGGCGAACCAAAGTATTTCAAACAATCAGACGAAAATTCAGGTTGCCGAGAAACATCTTCAGGAGCTTGAAGCTATTGACTATTCGGCACAATATGATAAACTCACAGAGGAACGAAGCGAGACTGATACGGCTGTTGAAACAGTTCGTAAGAAGAAAGAGGCAGCGGAGAAGTTGTCCTCCCAATATACGGCTGATGTCAATAAGTTGTCAGCAATTCTGAAAGGAACGGTGAAGTGTCCGAAGTGTGGAACGGAGTTCGTTACGACGGATGAAACGGTTGATGTTTCTAAAACAAGGAAGGACATGACCGATAAGAAGAAGAAGTCTGAAGAACAGGCACAGATGGCGGATAAGGCTCTAAAAGAACTTGATAAGTTCGCTGACCGTGTCAAGAAGTTTGATGAAAAGTTCAAGACAATTCGAATTGAGGAACAGGGTACAATCAGAGCCATTCGTAAGGTGAATGATGATATCACAGACGTCCGTGGTGAGATTAACAAGAGTAAGAAGCTGATTGAAAACTATCAGCAAGATATCAAGCATCAAGAAGGGATTCAAAAACGTTGTAATGATGAGTGCGAACAGTTGGCTGAGCAACTTGATAAGGCGAAGACAGAGGAGCTTGAAACGAAAGAGGCTGAACTTGAGGGACTTGTTTCCTTGACGGAGAAGAAACTTCAGAAAGCCAAGAAGGAGCATGACGAATGCGAAAAGAAAGTGTCCGACATGGTTCAATGGGGGTTGAGGTTCAAGGAGTTCAAGATGTCGCTTGCCTGTGAACAGTTAAGAATCATTCAGAACTTCGCTAATATGTCGTTGCAGAAACAACGTTCAGAACTTCGGCTTTCGATTGATGGGTTTAAGCGTAATGCAAAAGGACAGGTCAAGTCTGAAATTACGGTAACAGTCATCAATGGCGAGGGCGAATATAAATCATTTTGGTCGTTCAGCGGTGGGGAGAGAGCCAGGATAGAAATGGCTTTGATACAAGCGTTTCAAGAAATGATTAACGGTACGAATGAATGGGGAGGTCTTCACTTCCTAATGATTGATGAGGTTCTTGAGGGAACAGACCCGTTGGGGTTGGCTCTCCTACTTGAATCAATGAGCGAAGTTCACCACCCTGTATATGTTATCAGTCATGTCATGAATATTCGAGCTGGCGTATCAACTCTCACCGTCGTGAAGGAAAACGGTTACAGTTATATAGAATAAAATATGAAACAGAATCAAACAGTTATAGGAGTCGACCCAGGAAAACAGGGGTTCTTCACTGTCATGAATAGCAAGGGAGTAACCCATTACCCGATGCCGAAAGTAGGGAAGGAACTTGACTTGCATGAACTGTCAGAATTGATTATAAAAGTATCAGAGGATTGCGACCCGAATAACACGGTTGTCGTGATAGAGGACGTTCATGCTTTGCCTCGTTCAGCAGCCGGAGCCACATTTACCTTTGGTGGAGTGTGCTTCGCTATACGAATGGGGTTCATCATGTGCGGTTTGCGTATTGTGTTGGTGACTCCTAAGAAGTGGCAGAAGGAAATGTATGAGGGAATTAAGGCGAACCCCGACAAGAAAGTGATGTCGGTGCTTGCAGCCAAACGGCTGTTTCCACGACAGGACTTGCGCAGGACACCTAATTGCACGAAGCCTGATGATAACCTGACAGATAGTCTTCTGATAGCTGAATATGGAAGGAGGCATTACTTATGAGATTTGTAGTAATATGTCCGGATGGGTGTGAGAATCAGAAAATGCTCGCACCCTATCGTATGAAGTACGACAAGGAATTAAAGAAGATGATTCCTGAGTTTATAGGCACACCCCCTAAATGTCCCGTATGCGGTCAAACAATGGTTTTTGCGGAAGAAGACTCTAAGATACCAGTATTTTCCGTTGGGGTGTTTAAGGGGCAGCCTGACGACAAAAAGAAGGAGATACTTCGCCAACGGTTTGATAAGGATTTGAAGCGAGGTGCTGCTGATGAGAAAGAACAACGTAAAAAGAACGCAATTGAAAAAATGATAGGTTATGGAAAATAATGCTGCTAAGAAAGAATTCATGGACGCTTGTAAAGGGTTGGTCATGAACTGTGAATGTAACATCTTAGTTCTTGAGGTGATGGGCGAATATAGAGCTTATTTAGCTCGGGAAGTACGGTTGAAGACCCGTGAGTGTCGCTACAATGAAGTTCGGGACGCACAGGACATCACAACAATCCTCGCCAATGTGGGGCACAACTTCGCACAGGGGATGACAGAACAACGGCTTATGGAGAGATGTCAGTCAATTCATAAAGAGGATTTCAAGTTTGGAACGGACAATTATCTTTGGTTGACCAAAGTGACTTTGAATAAAGGTTAGGAGAGATTCAATTAGATTACTAAATTTGTACCACAAAGAGAGTATAAACCAAGAACAATAACGAAAAATCAGAAGAAACAATGGGTACAGAAGTAATCAATCCTGCGTTGGAGGCAGGAAAGGGAATTGGAGATTTAGGGATGATGGCGGTTACTGCCGGATTCTTTTTGGTGCTGTCAGCACTGATGTGGGTTACGTTTTTCCGGTGGTTCATGAAAGTCATCAATGATACGATGAGCGCACAGAGGGAAACGTTCAAAGAACTGTTAGCTGAAATACGGAACCAAAACATTCAGCTCAGTAACATATCCGAGGGACTTGTCCCGGAGACCCAGATGCGTATTAAGACCGTCACGAACATGGCGTTTGACTTGGCTGTTGAAAGGGTATGCCGTATTATTAAGAGGGTTCGTGAGGAGAATCATATCTCGGATAAGGAAGCCACAGCGAAAAAGATTAGACAGCTCCTAACCAATCTTCATGAAGACCGAAACTCAAAGTTTGACTGCTTTACATTCAGGGGAAAGAAATTATCATCCTATACCAATTCGAAATGGGTTGAACAGGTGGCAAAGGTAGTCGAGTCGGAAATATATAATGACAAGGGGGTGAACAACCAGCGTGCCTTCACCAACGTCGAAGCAGCGTATGCTAAAATCCGACTCGAACTTTACCACAATATGATGGAAGAATAAAAGGCGAAAATCATCGAATTAACGTTAAAAGGCTGGGGAGATAGAAATATTTCTTCAGCCTTTTGAAGATTTTCGGGGAAAAGTCTTTGGAATCTCATGAGAATCCATTACCTTTGTAGTGTCATTAAAAATCAAAGGTCATGAAAAAGTTCAATATTCAGTACAACGGAGGCGATACAATAACAGTTGAAACAACATCAGCAAGAGAGGCTGCTCGTATCGCAAGAAGACAAGGTAAGGAATTGATGAAACACAATAATCATTCTTCTATGTATTGGGTATGGGACGAGGAAGAAGAAAATCTTCTGTATAGTGTTCACACGTTTAAAGTTGGTAATAAGACTATCAGTAAGATTGAAAACTGTCAAAAGAATCAAGAAACTAAATAATTTCGTTATGGCAAAGATGAAACAAGAAAAGATTAACAGCCTGAGAGAAGAACTTATCGCTCTGAATAAGGCTTATCGTGAGGGCAATCCTCAAGTGTCAGATATTGAGTATGACCACATGGTCGAAACTCTCAGGGAGAACAGTCCGGAGGATGAGTTCTTCAAGAAAGGTATTGTAGAGGAAGCGACTGACCGTATGGAAGAACTCCCTGTTCCTATGTATAGTCTTGAGAAGATAAAGACGGTAAAGGATTTCCGCAAGTGGCTTCAAAAGATGGTCAATGCAGGCTGTAAGGAAATTGTCGCCACACCTAAATTTGACGGCATAAGTCTTGTCGTAGATGAGGATGAAAAGAGAGCCTGGACACGTGGGGACGGTGTTGAAGGACAGGCAAGCGATAAACACTTCGAGAAGATGTTCAATGGTGAACAGCAGGAGCCGGAACCACAGTTGATACACACGTGGGGGGAGGCTATCATGAAGAAGAAAACGTTTGCCCACCTCAAGGACAGCCAAGCTGACTTCACCTATAAGAATGCACGCAATATGGTTGCCGGACTGTTCAATTCGGCTGATGGTTGGAAGAACCGCTTCATGACCAATGTGGACTTCGTAAGATACGGCTCGGATATGGAAGAGGACAAATCAACGATGTTGAATAAGCTGAAGAGCCTGTACCACAACGTCACCCCATTCGTTGGGTTCTATATAGAGGAAATCCTCGAACTTGATGATGAGGAAATGAATATGTTGCTTGATGAGGAACTTCATGACAGGTTTGATGCTGAATACAAGATTGATGGCGTGGTCATTGAGGTTGACGAATACGAGGTTCGGGAACAGTTAGGAAGACTCCCTAATGGTAATCCAGCCTATGCGATTGCGTTCAAGAAAGACGAATGGTGCGATGTGTACCAGACAAAGGTCATCAGCATTGAAAAGGGGGTTGGGAAGACAGGTGTTTTGAACCCTGTAATCATCATCGACCCTGTTGAGATAAACGGAGCAACCGTATCACGAGCCACAGCGTATAATGCTGCCTACCTGATTGACCAACATATCTGTGAAGGAGCGTTCATTGAAGTTACCCGTGGCGGAGACGTTATCCCTAAACACTTGAAAACAATTGAATACGATGAGAATGCGTACATTGAAATGATGGACGACCTTGTTATCTGCCCGTCTTGCGGTGAACCGCTTAAATGGAACGAAACGCACGTCGACCTTGTTTGCTCAAATGAGTCGTGCAGGGAAAGAGTAATCTCTGGTATGGTGTATTTCTTCCGCACGATGGGTTGCGAACAATTTGAAGAGCCTACGATACGTCGTTTGTATGGACACGGCTATAAGACAATAGATACAATTCTTGAGTCTCACGTATCAGAGTTTCAGAACCTGTTAGGGAAGTTAAAAGGAAAGACAGTTTTCAGCCAGATTGAAAAAGTTCTTGTTGGTGTACCGCTCGCTCGTTACCTAACTGCCATTAACGTGTTTGATGGAAAGATAGCCGAAGCAACCTGTCAAAAGATTTTGGATGGGCTGAACGGTGAAATGGTTGAGAGGTTGCGTGACCCAAACAGTTATGCGCTCACAGCGGAGTCTGCGGTCGCTCTAAAGCACGAATGTGAACTCATTCCGGGAATAGGTGACGTTCTGGCTTTGACGTTCGTAAAGGGTCTAAAAATGTATCTGTCGAGGGGAAAGGACAAAAGAATCGTTATTACTTATGTTCAGTCCCCGAAAGTTGAAACTCCGGAAGGGGTTGAACAAATGCACGTTTGCATGACAGGGTTCCGGAATAAGGAGCTCGAAAAAGCTCTTCAGGCTCAGGGGCACGTGGTGTTGAACGGTGTTACAAAAGAATGCACAGTTCTTGTCGTAGCCGATATCAACTCGACATCCTCTAAGATGAAGACCGCTAAACAAAGAGGACTTCGTATTGTAACAAGAGAAGATTTTGAAAATGAGATATTGTGATGGAATAGGACATATTTATTGCATATGCTGTCTGGCTAATGGGAAACTTTACATTGGTCAGACAGTGAAGTCGATTGAGAAACGATTCAAAGAACATAAACAGGCTGCGAAACGTGGAGTTCCTTACAGGCTTTATTCAGCCATGAGGAAGTACGGTGTTGAGAACTTTACGATTGAGGAAATTATTCAGGTATCGGCACCCAATAGACAGGCTCTGAAAGCAAAACTTTGTTACATTGAGGAGCGTCTAATTAAAAGGCTTCAAACTAAAGAATTTGGATACAATTCAACGGATGGTGGGGATGGAGCGGTTGGAACTGTATGGACAGAAGAACGTCGTGCAAAAGCAAGGGAGGCTGCAAAAATTCACTTTGCTAAATATTGGGGACACAAACATTCTGAAGAATCAAGGAGAAAAATATCCGAATCAAATAAAGGAAGGCTTCCTTCAATGAAAGGTAAACATCTTTCAGAAGAAGCTAAACAAAAGATTTCTAAAGCAAATTCTGGTCATATTGGAGCATTTCGTGGGGAAACTCTTTCGAAAGAACATCGTAGAAAAATTAGTGAATCTAAGAAAGGGGTGAAGCGGAAAGAGTTTTCAGATGAATGGAAAAAGAAACTTTCAGAATCACATAAAGGAGAGAAAAATCATTTCTTTGGAAAGAAACATTCCGAGGAAACAAGAAAGAAAATGTCTGAAGCGAAAAGGAGGAATCGTTATGAGATATTGGTATAGAGACCATGATTGGTGGTACATTGGCTTTTCCTACGACCCTGCGCTGGTGGCTTCTGTAAAGAAGTTCGCTGGTGCGGGATACAATCCCCAAAACAGGGAGTGGTACATTCCGTTTTCACTCGTCACGGTTGCTCCGTTGAAGAAGTGGCTGGAAGCGAACGGATTTAAAGAGGGAATGAACTACGTTCCCTCTCCGAACGTTATAGCCTACCAAGAGCCTTCGGAAGTGATAACCCCAGAGGAAGTGGCTCAAGCCTGTAAGGAGATTGGGCTGAAACGTGTGCCTCGCTCCTACCAGTGTGAGGGGGTTGCATACATGATTAATCATGGGAACTGTATCAATGGGGATGACTGTGGGTTGGGGAAAACGGCTCAAACGATTATCATCATTGAATTGATGGATGCGTTTCCGGCTTTAATCATTACGCCAGCCTCTGTGAAGTACAATTGGAAGAAGGAATGGGGAAAGTGGAATCCTGACCGAAAGATAGGTGTGATTGAGCGGAAACGAAAGTTTGACCCCGAAGTGTGGAACAACGATGTCGTCATCATCAATTATGATGTGCTCGGGGAACGTAACATGGACAAACCGACAGCCAAGTTCAAGGAACTGTTAAGGAAGTATTGGGCGTCCTGTGCTATGGATGAGATACACTTCTTGAAGAGTGAAAAGGCTCTTCGCACAAAAATGGCAAAGAAGATTGCCAAACGAATTCAACACGTGTGGGGATTGACAGGTACGCTGACACAGAATAAGCCATCTGACTTGATTCAGCCGTTCAAGATAATTAGACGGTTCGAGGATATATTCGGAGCCGACCTCGACTTTAAATACAGGTATTGCAATGCGAAGCAAACGGCATACGGCTTCGACTTCAGTGGGTTCAGTAATCTTGAGGAACTCCATGAACTGTTGCGGATGGGAGGCTATATTAGACGAAATAAGCGAGACGTCCTCACCGAGCTTCCACCGTTGGTTGAGCAAACAGTTGATGTTCCTATAACCAACGCAAAAGAGTACAGGCGAGCCGAGTCTGACCTGATAGCCTATCTTGAGAAAATAGACTTGGAGAAAGCAAACAGTGCAGTGAACGCTCCACACCTTGTAATGATTAACACGCTCAAGACGCTGTCAATTAAAGGGAAGTTGGCGTTCGTACAATCGTATATCAAGGATTGGTTAGAGGCGAATGAAGAGGAATCACTTGTCGTGTTTGGTGTACACCGTGAACCGCTTCAGGAGCTGGCGAAGTTCTTTAAAGCACCCGTAATACAGGGTGGAGTTTCATCAGAGAAGAAGCAACAAATTGTGAATGAGTTCTCCGAAAAGAAGCATCGCTTGCTCTTCGCTAACATTCAGTCGGCTGGTACAGGTACGGACGGTCTTCAGGAGAATTGTAGCAATCTCTTCTATATTGAGTTGCCTGACAAATCAACGGACTTGGAACAAACGAACAGCCGTCTTGAGCGAATGGGTCAAAAGAATAGCATAAATATTACTTACCTATTATCCCCCGAAACGATAGACGTTGAAATGAGAGAAACCGTCAAGGATAAGAGTCTGATAACAGGTGTGGTGAACAGGGGGTTGAACGAGAACGAACTGTTGGCAAGAAAATTCCTTCAAAAACATTCGAAATGACGAACCTGAGCAGGAGCGAGACCGTTATGTATGTAAATCAAAAATTTAGTGATAAAAATGGACAAAATTCAATTCAAAGTTAAGTTCTTTGGCACAAAGGAACGTAAAGGTCAAATCAAGCAGCAAGCCACTGTCGTAATGGCTGAGAGTGAAGCAAAAGTAGAGGACGCTCTTCGGTTACAAGGTTGGGCGACCATTCACGGTCTAAAGATACGAAAGGCTCAGTAGAATTATGGTTCCAAAAGAGCGGATAAATATACAGATATTCACCGACGGGAGCTGTAATGTTAAAGGAGCATTAAAGCCAGGAGGATTTGGTGTGTACTGCCTAACAGGTGGTAAGGAAATCCATTTGCGTAGAGGCTTTTGGAACACGACAACATCACGAATGGAGATGAAAGCCTTATTGGCAGCGGTTCAGATGATAGACCCCGATGTATGGACAAAGGTTCATATCGTGTCTGACAGTCAATTCGTAGTCAATTCATTCAAGGATGGTTCCATTTCAAAATGGCGAATGTGTGGTTGGGTTGGCGTGAAGAATGCTGAACTGTGGAAAGAAATTGTACGGGAGATTGACAGCCGTCGAAAGATGTTGTTTGGTATATCATGGATAAATGGACACGGGAAAGACTTGAATGACCCATTGGTGTTTGGTAATGCTTGTGCGGATGCGTTGGCAAATTACAAGACCCAGGATAAGTTCGTTCAGGACAAGCCTCTTGAGGGGTTCAGTTGGTTCCACCATGAGGGTTCTGATGTTGTGTTTATTGAGAAGACTGAAAGGTATGAAGAATTGAATAAGATGGGAGACATCCTTCTCTTAGGAGACTGTTACTATGCGACCGAAGAAGAACTGTTCGACAGACTGAACGGAACGGCTCTGTTTGACGCTTATTACAGCGGGAAGTTGGATGTTGAACTACAAATAGAAACGATTTAGTATGGCGAAATTGGACGAATATAAACAGGCGATAGTCGACGAATATAAATCAACGAATAGGAACATATTCGTGAGTGCGACTGCGGGAAGTGGGAAGACATTTACCCTGTGCAAGTTAGCGGAGATGACTCCTCCTATAAAGAGTTCAATCTTCTTGGCTTTCAATAAGTCAATAGCTGAGGAACTTGGGCAGAGGCTTCCAAGAACTGTAAAGGCTCAGACACTTCATTCCTGTGCGCTGTCGTCCCTGTGCAAAGCATTCAGCCTGAATTTCAGCCTGAGTGATTCAAAGAATTTCAATCTGGCGAAAGAGAAGATGAAATTCAAAGGGGTTCACCCGAAGCGCATTCCCGGAATAATAATGAAAGTATGTAGGCTCTACGACCTCATGAGATTTAACCTCGTACCAGACGATATAGAGGCAATAATAGCATTGGGGGAGAGGTACGGTGAGGACGCTGACGAAGAGCTCGCTAAGAGAGCAATAGAGCTCCGTATGCTTAACAAAAGGATTGCCGATAATTACTTCCTAAAAGGTGGGGGAGGGAAACTTCCTATGGACTTCACCGATATGTTATATTATGCGACTCAATACGTTCATAAAGAAGATTTCAAACAGTACAATGTCGTTATGCTTGATGAGTGTCAGGATATCAGCCCATTACAGTTTGAAGTCGTGAAGATGTGCAAGACACCCAGAGGTCGCCTGATAGCTGTTGGGGACGAGAAGCAATCAATCTACTCATTCATGGGAAGTAATCTTGACTCATTACAGGCTATCAAGAATGCACCGAACACGGTTACTCTTCCTCTATCAATGACGTACAGGTGTGCAAGAGACATCGTAGATGAAGCCTGTAAAGTGTTCCCCGATGGTATTGTAGCTGCTCCGGGAGCTGAGAAGGGATTTGTTGGCGAGGGAGCGTTCACAGATGCGGAAGAGGGCGACTTCATTCTGTGTCGGAATAATGCACCGTTGGTTGAGGCTTTCATTACACTACTCCGCAAGGGAAAGAAGTGTACAATTCTTGGGAAGGAGTTTGGTGATGAACTTGTATCTCTAATTGATAGCGTTGATGATGTATGGGGACTTGAACAGGTTCTCACCAATATGCAAACGAAATTAGCGAATAAAGGGATAAAGAACCCGATGAAGTGTGAAGCGTATGACAAGTTGGACGAAAAGGTGAACGTCTTGCTCAGTCTGTACGAATATTTTGGTGACTTGGAAACAGTACGTTCACGGATATACGATATCTTCGTAGAGAACGCCAATAGAGGGATTACATTAAGCACAATCCACAAGAGTAAAGGGTTGGAAGCTGATAAGATATTCTTCTTGAAGCCGGAGCTCCTACCGAGTAAATATGCAACCACTGATTTGGCGTTATACGCTGAGAAGTGTTTACAATTTGTTGCCGTAACACGTGCGAGAAAAAGTTTAATATATTGTTAAATAATTTGATTATGGAAGAAGCTAAGAAACAGACTCCAGTCGATTTGTATCTGATGGTTCCACATTCGACATTTGAAGGAGGGAAAGAGACGACTAAGATTTGTCTTTTGAGTTGCAAGAAGATTAAGGCTTTCGCAGGAGTTGTTCCTACGAAAGAAATTCTTGAAACTCATTTCCAGGCGGAACGGGTAAAGATACAGATTGCGAAGGAACAATCCGGAAAGGAGAACACGTATGTTCCCCAACCTTTGTGTCTTGAAGTAAAAAGTAGTATATTTGCGTCTATTGTTGAGGAGGCTCGCGCAAAAGACAGCAAATTGGGGAACCCGTCCGTGCTGGCTTTAACGCTTGGCAATTCTATGCCTTGCTGCTTGATTACAGTAAGTAAAGAAGAGCCGGAGAAGGCAGCTCCGAAACCGAAACAAGTTCGTAAAAGGAAAACCAAGAAAATTGAAGAGAAACATGATTGAAAAGGACAGTCGACCAGTGGTTGGAGAGTATGTGTTTTTGAGCAAATACTCCCAGACCCACAACGGAAAAAAGGAAGGATGGCAAGATGCCGTGAACAGAGTAATGGACATGCACTTGAAACGTTATTCAGAGCGAATTAAGCCTGAGGACGAAAAAGAGTTCAGTTCGTTATTCGCACGAGCATATAGCCTGTATGGAGAGCAACGTGTATTGGGAGCGCAACGTGCTCTTCAATATGGTGGTGAATTGATGTTAGAGAAGCACGCTCGCTTCTACAACTGTTCCTCTACCTATGTGGATAGAGTACAGGTATTTGAGGAGATTATGTATCTACTCTTATGCGGAGCTGGCACAGGGTACAGCGTTCAGCACATTCACACCGAACAACTCCCTATTCCCAAAGGATTTGATAATACGAAACAGAGTGAAAAGTTCTTAATCCCTGACACAATCGAAGGATGGGCAGAGGCAGTAGGAAAACTGATGACCGCTTACTACTATGGTGGTGCGGACATTGAGTTCGACTATTCAGCTATTCGCCCGAAAGGAGCATATATCCGTGGGGGATTTAAGGCTCCTGGACCAGACCCATTGCGTCAAGCGATTGAAAAGGTTCATCATATCGTGAACCGTATCAAGGGACGCAAGTTGAGACCTTTCGAACTTCATTACATCATTTGTATTTGCGCGAATAGCGTCGTTACAGGGGGAGTTCGTCGTTCAGCGATGATAAGTATCTTTGACGTTGACGATGCGGAAATGGCGTCGTGCAAAACCGGAAACTGGATATCAACGATGCCTGAACTGTGCCGGAGTAACAATTCAGCAGCAATCCTACCTGATACTTCGAAGGAGGCTTTCGACGCTATCTATGAAAATACAAAGATGTATGGCGAGCCAGGATTTGTATTTATTGACTTTCCGTGGTTTGTCTATAACCCGTGTGGGGAAGTAGGAATGTATCCCCGTGTTCAGGACGAAAACGGTGAGTGGCACTCAGGTTGGGGATTTTGTAATCTTGCGGAAATTAACGGTGGTAAGGTAAAGACCGAGCAGGACTTCTATGATGCCTGTGAAGCAGCCTCTGTTATCTGTACACTTCAGGCTGGTTATACAAACTTCCGTGTGCTTGAGAAATGGTCTCAAAAGATAGCTGAAAGAGACGCTCTTATCGGGATTGGTATTACAGGTCTTTGCGAAAACCCCGACATCCTGTTCAATGCTGATATTCAGAAACGAGGAGCGGAAATCGTCAAGGAAACAAATCAGAAAGTAGCACGGATGATAGGTATCAATCCGGCAGCACGCTGTACGGTTGTCAAGCCGTCTGGAAACAGTTCACAACTCCTCGGAACCCTGTCAGGAATCACTCCTGGACACTCACGCCATTATATTCGCCACATTCAGGCTGCGGATACTGAACAGGCTGTTCAAGAATGGATGAGGGTGAATCCGGATATGGTTGAGGCAAGTGTATGGGCACCAGACCGTGAAAAGGTTATCGCCTTTCCTGTTACGCTTCCGGAAGGAGCGTTGCTGAAACAGAACCTGACAGCAATTGACTTCCTGAAGTTCGTTCTCCTAACCAAACGAAACTGGATTGAGTTCGGTACGAACTTTGACCATCCATCTACAAAAGAAAATCCCCGATTAAGAATGAACGTTTCGAATACCTGTACAGTAAGACCAGAAGAGTGGAATGAGGTACGGGAATTCCTGTGGGAGCATAGAAGTGAGTTCGGGGGAATCAGTCTATTATCATCATTTGGCGATTTGGACTATCCTCAAGCACCGTACACCGAAGTTCTTGATGAAACGGAATTGGCGAAACGCTATGGCGCAGGAGCTATCCTGTCAAGCGGTTTAATCGTAGATGCTCAGGACGTGTTCAAAGACGTGTGGGAAGCCTGTAACGCAGCCACAGGGTTGGCTCCGAACCTGTTAGACATCACGGATAAGGAGATATCCGACTTCGTGGTGAAGAACATTAAGGACGGTCGTTTCCTTGTGGATATTGACGGTGTATGCTTCTCAGATGTGAACTGTGTCATTGATTATCTGAAACGACGGGTTGAGCGTCGAAAAGATTGGGTGAGACGGTTCAATTCATTTGCCGATAAGTATATGGACGGAGACCGTGTGAAGACTTCCTATTGTTTGAAACACGTGAACGCATATCACAAATGGCAGTTGATTTGTCGAATGAAGCCTGTATCGTACGACAATATTGAGTGGGAAGAACCGCTTAAACAGGCAGGAAGTGAAATTGCAACAGCCTGTGCAGGTGGAGCTTGCGAACTCCCTGCCCGTCCCGAAAAGAAATAATTTTGAAATAACGTCCGACTTTCGGATACTGATTCGGGAGCCGGACGTTTTAAAGTAAAAACGATTAAGTATTATAAAGATGAACGTGAGAATTTTATTCAAGAAAGATGCCCAGGAGGCACTGTTTCAAGGGATAGACGAATTGGCTGATGCCGTGTCTTCCACTCTCGGACCGAAAGGTCATTCAGTAATCATTGATAAAGGCTACGGAGTTCCTCATATCACCAAGGACGGTGTAACGGTGGCTCGTGCCTATGATACGGACGACACCATGAAACGCATGGGTGCAACGCTTGTAAAGACGGTTGCGGCAAAGACCTGTGATGAGGCTGGTGACGGTACAACCACAGCAACAATCCTCACTCGTGCGCTGATTAAACACGGTATGGAAGTCCTGCCGAATGTTAAGAACCCCCAACGGTTCAAACAGGGTATGGAAGCAGCCAAATCAGAAGCCGTGAAATTCATGCAGGTGATGGCGAAGGAAATCGGTGAAGAAGATTTTGACCGTGTTCGTCAGATTGCTACTATCAGTTCTAATGGTGATGAAGAGGTAGGCTGTATCATTACGGAGGCAATCGGTAAAGTCGGAAACGATGGTGTGATTACCGTCGAAGAAAGCAGCAAGGGGAACGAAACGACGGTTGAGGTTACAACCGGATTCCAGTGGGAGAAAGGGTTGGTGAACCCGTACTTCGTAACAGACCCCGAAAGAATCGAAGCCGTTCTGGATAAGCCGTATATTCTCATCTTCGGTCAGAACATCAATTATCCCCAGGAAATCCTTCCTATCATTCAAACAGTTTATTTAGCGAAACGCAGCGTGCTGATAGTCGCTCCTAATGCGTCTAATGACGTCATCAAGTTCCTCGTAACAAACATTCAGCAACAGAATGGTTTGAAAGCCTGTTTCGTGAAAGCTCCCGGATACGGTCAGATTCAGAAAGACCTTATCGAAGACCTTGCTGTTAAGGTAGGTGCAAAGGCTGTGGGGGATGAGTTTGGACGTTCTGTTGATAAGTTAG